TTTTTTTTTTAACGCGAACAGATGTTCTGATAGAACCGGATACAAAAGCGACCTACCTACGAAATGCACTGCTGTTCTATCATGTTGCTAATATGTAGGGATAAGTCGCTATTCGTACCTCAACTGAGCGCCTTACGCACCAACTCAAGCTGACTGATATGCAAGATGTCAGGGTAGGCCCGGCGGTACGCATCCGTGAATAGAAGCTCCACCTGACCGTTACTATAAATCCAAAAGACTTTCAACTCATCTTGACAACCGGGTATACGAACAATGTCGCCTTGCTCAATCTTAGTAGCTATTGCCATTTCGTTTCCCTCCTTGTCTTGTTGATTATATTTTACTACTCGTTATCTGTACTGTCAATACTGTTTTCGACAAAATGTACATAACTTTTAATTCGACGTATCGTAGTTGCGTATTAACAGTACGTAACATGGAATATATTATCACCCGGTTGACAAGATGTCAATAGTCTTACGATAAATCTTTTGTCAAGTATTTCACAAAGTGGCAAGATGAAGGGTACAATACCCCTTCTAGCCCCTATATGACCTATCTTGACGGCGGTCTCTCCCGCCAAGAGGTACAATTAGCGTGTTATAGAGCATGCGGGATACGTTAATATCGCCCATGCAATCCGGCTGACGTAGTACGGATTCGACAAGGTTACTGGTGTAGATTGTCGATTTCTGCTCCTCCTTCCGATAGTCGATCACATCGTAAATCAAGTCTCGGATGAAGTTGGTAATACGTCCACTGCCAATGTCGTCCAAGATTAGCAGGGGAACATTCCGCATCTGCTCCATGTCGCGAAGTGTTTCCTCGTACAGGGAATCATCCCGGTAGCGATCACGGTTATTATTCGCCCACCTGTTAAACTTAACGTACAACGCCAACGGATTCTCAAAATCGAACCACTCAGGGTTCATGCACGTCTTGTAGATGAACTCGTTTGCGATCGCACACGCCGCAAAAGTCTTACCTGTACCCTTGTTGTTATGGAACAGGGCTACATTAACACCCTTCTTTACCATATCGACGGGGCGCTCCATAGCCTCCATCAACAGTGAGGCATAGTCTTTATTGTCACTATCTACGACGAATGAACGCAGGTTAGCGTTTCGGTACTCTTTGGGAATGCGGGACAATTCCAAAGCACGCTCCAAAACGATGTACCCACTGCATTCATTGTTCAAAGGGTAGTCCTTCGGAAGAGGGTGGGTACCGTTCTTTCTCCCGCACCAACTACTAACTACGCAATCGACACAGGATTTATACGGAGGTACTTCTGGATTTGCGAAAAAAGTTGCTGTGTCTTGCATTATGATTCACCCCGCAGTCGTTTGATAAATTCGTTTGGATCCATGCCTCTGTACTCTTGTTGTGGTTCACTGCTTTCTCGTTTAGGCTTGTAGGACGATTTCTTCTCGATATAAAATGGACGTTTACCTTCCCTAATAAATAGGGAAATTTCGGAAAGTCTTCCAGATGTTCCAAACCACTCCAGTGATTTGTTGTCATATCCTATATCGAAGAAGGCGTCAATGTACTTTCTTAGTTCGTGTTTGCTTTCATCCAACTGCCTGAGTGCACGGACGATGATTGATCGGTGGACAGTATCTGTTACAGGGTGGGCACTACCTGTTAAATCAAAGTACTTACGGTAGAAGTAGTCCCTAAAATCATCTGTACCCCACGTACTCTCATCACGCTTCAGGTAGTGTTCCTTTTTACCTTTTTTGTTGGTGGGGGCCACCGATGGTTGTGCAGTCGGAGTTTTAGACTTCACTCTAGGGATAAATGCCAATGTAGGTGCGCCTCCTTCTATAATTGCCACCAAGTCATCTTCGATTCCCTTCATTGATTCATCCGAGCAGTTTAGGTTATGGAGGGGCATTTTCTGCTCTACCGTCTTTATCAGGTAGTTGAATGCCTCGTGTAGCTTATCCCATTTACATTTGGGCACTCTACGTATCACACTGTCTAGTGCAGTCCAAAGCATCTCTGATACACGCAGGGCGTGTATTTCATGAGCATCTTTTAGATAATAGTCATTAGATTTACCTTGCCCTCTCCTAACTTTTAGGATAAATCCCTTATCTACCAGTTCCCTGATGTACTTAACTACGCTTTTGGTCGTCATGTTGCATGCTATAGCAATTCTATGCACACTAGGGAACGCAGAACGTCCATGTTCGTAGACGTAATTTGATAGGTAGTTGTATACAACCTTCGCCTGAGCAGACAATCCGATACACGCCACAATCATTCGCGGCACTTGGACGAACCCGCGATGAAACGAGTCCCCGTGGATGAACTGCTTTTCAGGTGAGAGGAGTATTTGTGAGTCGTACTTGTCGGCCAAACACCTTCACCCCCGCTGTATCCATCGGGTATAGTATAAGGATAGTTATCTAGTTATTAACACTAATATTACACGTTTCCTCCTGAGTATTATTAATACTCAACTGGCGTATTATCACCATCTTAGGCATTTCTAATATCTTCCTTGTACTCTTTGGAGTTTACCAGTTGACTGGTAAAGCGCTTGATGTCCAGTTCAATGATTTTTGATTTACTGTCGATGCTCTTAATGCTCTCATCCACAGACTTCTTTTTGTCCTGAATGACTTTGAGTTGCTCTTTCAGGATTGCTTCCTGCTGTGCTAGGGATTCGCTCTCATGCTTCAGCTTGTCCAGTTCTTCTGTTACTGCGCGGTCTGCCTCTTCCTTTTCCGCCGCCAGTTTGCGAATCTCATTAAGCAATCCTTTTGCTACTTGCAGGTTCAGTTCGGCGGGGAATCCAAAATCAACCCTGTAAACCGTTACCACAGCATCGTTTGTAGTGTTCAATACAAACACGATATCGTTATGAATGTAGTAGTTGCGGGTAATGTTATCCCCGATTTGCCCCTTGTAGATGAACTCCGCGTATTCCAGTGTCTTGTTGATATGGTCTTTAACCTTGTCAGCGTTGAGTGTAATGTATTCGTTGCGCTCGCGGATGTCTTTGATGCCTACAATCCTTTCCACCCACCGCTCAATTGAATGTTTAGTACAGTTTATCATATAACCACTCCCTTTCATTTTTACTTCTCACTTATACTGTCGCATTTTATATTAGCGGGTTGCAAAGAAATAAAAAAAAAAGAGTAGCTTTCGCTACTCAGTCACTATCATCTGCCAATTGAATACCAAACTCATCCACTAAAGCCATGAACAGCTTTTTACTGATTTCCTTTTCTTGTACAGCATCCCAATTACCTAGTTGAAGGAAGAACTTTCCATCACGTTCGATGGCGATAACTTCACCGTAATGATTGCTAAGTCCTGTCGAGACTTTAATCTTCATTAAATTCCTCCGCCGCCAGTGCTCTAATTTCCAATTGCAGGTAGCCGGTACCGTCACGTAAGTTAGCTGTAACCTCTGGTTTTGGTTTTAAAGCGTCTTTCATTGTCATACTTACGCCGTACCTTGTACCGAACGTCAGCGCCTTAAATAACCTTCTCGTCTCCTCTTCTGACAATTTCTGTCTATCCATTTGCGATCACCGCCCCAGACATGCGTTGTACAATAGTATGAACTTCCTCTTGCACAGTGGCTTGAATGTTAACCTTAACCATAGCTTCCGCCACAGCCTTGGTAATTTCTTCCTGACTAATAGATGAAATGATTTGCGAAGTAACTTCAGGCAAAATCTCATTAATAGCTTTCCTTGATTCGTCGCGAATGATAGCTTCGATAGATAGCCCGCCCAAGCGCACTTTTACCCATTGATTTGTACAAAGTCATCACTTATGTAGCTCCACTCAATGTATACAGGAACAGGGGTATGTTCACCCCACCGCAGATGGTGGCGACGACGTTGAATAAAGTAGAAAGGAATTTCATTACTCATTACCTCCTTATATGGACGCCTAATAGACCGCCTAATCGGTATTTTGGTCTATCCTTCTAATCGCGTACTTCCAGTGCTCTCCTCCGTCGATGTACTCATAAGGGATTCCATTGTCTTTTAGGAACCCAATAACTTCTGAGAAGCTAACAAGGTTATTTGTATATACAAACCCCTTATCGACAATCTGATTCAGAACTGCCACCGTCTCTTTTACGTTTATTCGTCTGGCTCGCTCCTCTAATCTTTTCCGCAGAATAGAGGCTTGACTCTGGCGGAAGCGATTAAGGCCGCCTAATCGCTCGTGATACATTCTTTCTCACCTCTCAGTACTGACAGAATCTTTTGCGTACTCATCGGAGTCTCTACGGTGGAGTCAATCACATACTGTTTTTCTGCAAGCAGTTCTTCGATTCTTTCGTCGATGGTGTCCCGTGCAATAATGGAGTATACGTTTACTGAGCCTGTCGTTCCTCCCTCTTGACCGAACCTCCAACAGCGTCCGATACACTGGGAAATATAGGCGGGAGACCAAGGCTTGGAGGTAAAGATTACATTCGAGCCTGCCGTTCCTGTCCACCCCTCGCGGCTAGCTGATTCGCAACAGAAGATTACCTTACAGGTCTCATCCTCTTGGAATTTATCCACCTGCTTCTGACGCTCTGATACTTCATCCCCATCCTTAGCCTGTGAGGAAATGTCTCCGTGCATGATCGCGGGATTGTACTTGTCTTTAAAATACTCATACATGATGATAGTAAACCTCTTTGATCGCGAGAATACGATTGCCTTTTCCCCGCGATTGACAATCTCTTCTAGCAACTCCTCCAGTGCGGCCAGTTTAGCACTGCCTTGCTTACCTTTCGCGCCGCCTACAATCTCCGTAGATTCGGTAACCTGCATGAGGCGAGCGTACTTGGCCAGTTCGGATGGAATGTCTTCAAACTCCAAGTCCTCAAATTCGTATGTTTCGTCTGCCAACTCAACCTCCTTATACAGTTTCTTCTGCGTAGGTGTCAGCTCCACATAGATTGGTTTAGGAATGACGGGCGGCAGGTCAAGCACCTGAGACTTCAACCGTCTAAGCATATTAGACTGAAGGATTGTTTTAAACTCACCTACGTTTTTGTATCCAACCACCCTGTCATATTGACCGAGAATACAGAACTTGCGTTGGAACTGGAACCAATTATAAGGCATAACACCCATCCATGCAAGAATGTTATAGCAGTCTGCTAGTTCGTTAATGACCGGGGTGGCAGTAATCCCGTAACGCTGAGGCGTCCATATTTTATGGATGTCCTTTCCGATCTGAGACAGAAGATTGCGGGCCTTATGCATCTCGTCGCAATACATTACGCCGAATGACTTTACATTATGCAGGTTGATTACATGGTCAATATCAGTACGGAATAGTTCGTAGGACATTACGACTAGGTGCACGTCCGACTTTTCAAGTTGATAGTACATATCCACCCGTTTTTTAGGTGTGCCGCCTAATACAACTACATTCATGTCCGTAAACTTCTTAGCTTGCTTATAGACGTCATATGTCAAGGACGCCTTTGTAACGAACAGTCCCCAAGGGGTCAGCCCATGCTGTACTTTGGCCTCGTGGCTACAGAGAACTACAGGGGTTTTACCTACACCTTCCTGATCTGCCACCAGTAGTGAATCACGTTGCATCATGAGGTTGAAGGCTTTAATTTGGTGCGGGCGGAGTGGAGTCTTAGGCGTATACGGTACGATATAGTCATCTGGAATATCTGTTGTATCAATCCCGCCCGTTAACGCACCCATGCTGTCGCCTTCTGCCTTCCAAATGACCATGTAGTCATATGTCTTGATGTACAACTCTTCTAGTTTATCATAGGGGAGGCCGTAAGTCATTGGCTCTAAAGCCTTAAACCAACCCTCGATACTCGTGATAATGGAGATGAGTTGAGCATCAAGGCGAAGCACCTTAATCTTTAGGCAGTCCTTGTTGTCTACACGTACTTTCGTTACCTCAATCATGCAATCACCCTTAATAACCTAGTAATGCCGATACCTTTTCGATGATTTCAGTGGCCTGTGTCCTGATATAGGACAAGCGTTCGTCCTCATCGGTAAACTCACATTCGTCTAAAGCGGCCATAGAGACAGTCTCTATCTCTTCCGCCGCCTGTAGGATTTCCTCTAGTCTATCTCGTACCACTTCAAGCACCCCCTTAAAACACTTTCAATTATAATGTCACCGCCCACACGTACGTGGTTGCGGCAGGTAAAAAATTATATAGTAATTTGATATTGTTAATACTTATAGTTGGGTATTTATGATGGAGGGCGGTTACCCTCCGACTACACTTTACCCACAGTATTATATTTCAGTCCTTTACTGGACAGATATTCGCTCACAGACTTGCCCGACTTACGGGCGTAATACTTCAGTGAGTTGTACATGCTTTCATCCTTCCATACCCCTGTGATAACACCGTCTGCGTTTTTAAACGCTTCCAGTGCCTCTAGCAGGGCCTCTTCCGTTCTTATGTTGTCGTGTACGGGTGTCAGCCCCCACCGCCTAATGACATCCGCAGGAGAGCCATAGTCATACAGTCTAAGGTAATACTTCAGGTGATCGCGGCGGAGTACAGAGAGATTAACCGTAGTTCCTAGCTTCCACTGAATGTATCGCTTCAACTGCATTTCCTCATCATCCACATGATAAGGTACCAGAATTTCTAACTGGTGGTCAATAGACTTTAACCCCGCCCTTAGATGAAGCAGTGTTTGCTCGTTTCGGATTAACCTTCTCAACACAGGATCGTCAACGGTGTCAATGTGAATGACTTTGTTATGGGCGTAGGGAAGAAGCCTCTTTGCTGTATGCACCATTCCGCCCATGATTTCCCCTCCCTTATTATTCGTCTTCTTTTGGTTCGATACCGAACAACCCATCTACAGTAGTTCCAAAGAACTGTGCAAGTAGAAATGCCAGAGTGACGGACGGGCTGTAGGAGCCGCTTTTAATCATGCTGATAGTATAGGGCTTTACTCCGCAAAATTCACCTGCCGCCTCGTACACCTCCTGTAGTGTTACCCGCCCGCCTCGTTCTTTCATCATCTCCGCCTGCTTGAGACGGACATACTTCTCCATGTTGTTCGTTACTTTATACGGAAATATCGCTTTCGCCATAGTGTCACCGCTTTCTGATTGATACTCTTAGTATTATTTTACCTTAATGGTTATCTTATTATCCTCTTCCTTTGCAAATTGTTTGGCATGTTCCAGTATCGCCATAACTGAGGCATGCACCGTAATCATATCCTGTATGGCAAATTCTACGGGGTAGAAGGTGACCGTACCGTACACGTTTTGGACTTCCCATGTGCGGCGGTCATACTCAAATCCGAACCCCTTCAAAATACCTGCGGCAAGATACTCGTGCCTAATGATGTCGTCGGTGATAGCTTTAAACTCTTGCCTGTACACTCCGCCCTCTCCACCCTCTCCGTACTCTATAATGCCTTCACGGATGACCGGGCGGAAGTTGCGTACTAGCTCTGGGTGTTCATCTCTCCAGTCAAGTAACCTAGTTAGGTCTTGAACACCTTCAATGACAATCAGCTTGCCTTTTATAGGCTGTGTGAACACTTCCCGTAACCCCTTTCTTTAGCTTCCGCCATTTAGAGGAGTTGGGGCGGTTCCCCCGCCCACTAATCGACGCCTAACAACCTTTCCGCAAGAACGAACAGAAGCGGTTCAAACAATGTTGGGATACTTATTATGGCACCGTCTTTGCTCACATCATTATACCTTCTGGCATTACTGCCGTCTGTCTAAACTTACTGTACTCTTTGAACGCCTGCTTCAATTCATCTGTACTTAACATTCTGAAACGTGCTTCAATTGTCATCATGGACAACCCTCCTTTAAGAAGTTGTATCGGAATATTTTTCTTCCAACAATTGTTTGAGTATACATGCCATGTAGTAATCACGGTCTTTGCTTAGGCTACCGATCATACGTGTAACTTTGATTGCTCCATATGTTCCCATAAGGTGCTGAATGACCGTCCGCGCCTTTGTGGTAACCTCCATCCCTGTCACTTCCTCAAAGTAGTCTACAACCTCTTCTTCCTCCTGCGATGGGATGTACCCGAATCCGTATTTCATCCACCGACGAATCATACCGACTACGTAAGGGAAGTTACGCTTCTGATCACCTTTCTTGCTCGCTACGTGCATGGCTTCCAGTATCCATTCAAAGGCGGGGAGACTGCGATTAGAGAGGATGCGGTAGTATTCTCCGATTCCCTCCCGCACGTCATCCGAAACATACCCCATCAGGTCATTGAAAATATCTCCCAATTGGGCAATCGCTTCTGAATCGTCAGAGGGCTTTTCATACCGAGTAGCATAAGTTTGAATCAGGTTATCAGCTACAGGCTCGCTTACAGGGGCATCTTTCACAAAAAGGTCAGTCAGTTTATCATTACCCGTTACATTTTTAGCGCTCATTTGCAAAAACCCTCCCGTACCGTATTGTGCTTTCATGTTGTTTCACTCCTTCTACTGCAATGACTTACCATTTCCATTTTCTTAATTCTTCAATAAGGACAGTAGTCAAGAACCCGTGTTTTTGTTCCCAATTCTTCAGGTATGCTTCCCATCGGAACGTCCAGTAAGTTTTCCGTATGGCCCGTCATACAGGGAACCCAAGCAGGATTAAGTACCATCTGCCTTGAACTTTGTAATCATATGTGTTATCAAAACTTGCTTGAATAAGCATGCCAATTAAACCAGAAAGAATCAATGTGACCGCTTGGTTAGGTTCAAAGAATTTGTCTAAGATTTTCATTTCCGCCATCCTGATTGTTTGGGGTGTGGGGCGGCGCGGCCCCACTATTCGATCGAACTACCGCAATTCTGACATACTGGCTTCAACGAATACTTGCCTTTACGTTCGGATTTCGTACCGTCCCACAACGTGCCGCAATTGTCGCATTTAATGTCTTTGTAGGTAAAAATATCTTCCACGTTGCAGTTAAAGAATCTAGCAATCTTCATGGCTAGAGGCAAAGACGGCTGATTCAACCCGCGCTTAATCATTACGATTGTATCGCGGCTAACCCCGCAATACGTTGCTACTTCCTGCTCCACCTCGCTGATATTTACCTTCAACCCGCCTTTTTCTGCGATACGCTGTGCTTGTAGCAAGGCAAGTCGCCTAGCTAGGTTGTTCGTAGTCGTGTATGTCATAAGCGACCGTGCCAACTGTAATTCCTCCCTCCTTATTGTATTCGGTGCGGCGGGAGCACCTTTAGTACCCCGCCGTCATCAACTCCTTACAGTTACTATTGTACTGACCTTAGAAAGTATTGTCAATACTATTTTTGAGATTATCACGTCATACTGCCGCTATAATCCGAGATATTCTTCAAGGCCGTATAACTGATCGTTTCTACTCAACCCATCTGTAGGTGAACCCAAGACCATTTAACAGCGTCTCCAATCCGCAGGCTCCATCCAGTCGAACAGAACCATCATCATATCGGTACAATCCGTAAAAATTGTGTTCTGGTTTTACGAATTGCTTCAGCCAGTCTGCAAGTGCTACTCCTTTCATATCGTACCCGCCGCCCTTGCAACTTCCTACTTTGTACCCTTCTACATAGGCTGTGCAGATGTTGTAGCCATATGTGTCACGTGCTCGGCTGACTGTCCATTTGAATTTAACAACATACTCCCTATCATCTTTTTTCAGCAGAAGAATTTGAGTACTGCGTGCCATTCTATTTACCTCCCGTGATTTATCTTATACTTTGATTATACATTCGTAATATGTTACTGTCAATGCCTTTTTGATATACTTTTAATACGTCAATCAGGAAGTTTGTCTAGCAAGTCTTCTGGCACTACTCTTTGAAGATTATCACCCAACCGAATGCTCTTATCGTATTGACGCTTTGCCCTCACGTCATTCATATCGTACCCAAATTCGTGGGCGAACTCTTCAAAGGTCGGGTAATTATCCCTAGTGTAATACCATTCCATTTTGATGCATGCCAGAATGGATTCGCCAAGGTCTTCCGGGTGAATGTCTTTCTCCATTGTGTTTATGTGATTATCATGGAAAAAGTAAGAATGTTGCATACAACTGGTTCCAGTTCACTTTCCCATTCCAGTTTATTTGCCTTTCGTTTACCTCCTTGTCGTTTTCACACTTTTATTATACGTGCGGAAAATCATATTGTCAATACGTTTCTACAAAAAAAAATAAAAACGGCTTACGCCGTTTTCTTGTTTGTTTCCTGTGCCTCTATAGCGGCTCTGAGAGCCTCTCTAAGGCCGCTCACTTTACCTACGTATAAAAAGATACCCTTTACCATAAAATCTCCTCCTGAGCCAATTTTGAAGGTCTGGGGCGGCTTCTGAGGCCGCGCCCATCTTAGTCAATGACAACCAACTCTCCATTCATGTTGACCGTGTAGGTCTTTCCGTTATGATGGTAAATCTCTTGTTCTTCCATCTCTTCATCTTCATAAGCAAATCCACTGCTTAGCACACCGGCCGCCCGTTTCTCAAGGGCCAGTTCTGTACCTACTTGGTATCCAGTGATAAGGCAGTATTGGTCGATCAACTTACGGAAATTTCTCTCCTCCATGAACACTTCCTGAGATGTGCTTTTATCACCGGGATCGCCGGGCGACTTTTGCCATATGGATACATAACCAGACACTGTTGCCCCTGTTACATCCCCGAATCTATCAGGATTATCATAGAAAGTAACCTCACCGCTCATGTAGTACTCCTCTTGCATGTTGTAGATGTTCCATCTATCCCATTGTTTAGGTACCTCTCCGAACTTATGATATTGAGTGTTAATCACACTGAATGCTTGTAGGATGATGTTGATTGTGTCTCGGCAGTGGTTAATGTTGACGTACTCTTTGTCTGTGTGTTCGTTATAGTACCCCGCCGACAGGTTAACGGAGTGTACCCCGTTAGAGGAGAATACGCAAGCATCGGATACGCCACCCGGAACTGCCTTCCAGTCCATGTCCAACAGGGCGGAACAGTCTTCAAAGAAAGCACCTACAGCCTCAGAACAGAAGCCGTACATTTCACCGCACCCTGTTACAATATCCCGACTACCTCTGCGGTCTACTACGATAGCCAAATTCGCGCCTGCGTAGAAGTCTACGGGAATGTGGTCTGCTCCAACACACCCTATTTCCTCTTCCCGGCTAAAGCAGACTTTTATTTTGCCGTTGAAGGAAGTCCTTTCAATGTTGCGAAGAACGGCCAAGATGATTGCGATTCCTGCACGGTCATCCGCCCCAAGTACTCCTTTTGTAGAACGGAACGTTTGCGTGCTCTTGTCGAAGATTACCTTACGGTTCTTGTCAATGTTCGATACCGTGTCCATGTGGGCGGACAGGATGACCGTGGCTCCACTCCCATCTCCGACCACCTTCTCTGCAAGCAGGTTACCATAAGCATCTTGGAATACCCGGTCAGTCAACTGCTCCAACTTAGGTTTAAGCCAATTTACCACCTTCTGCTCTTTCCCGCTCGGTGCTTGAATTGTAAGTAATTCAAAAAGTTGTTGTTTAAAATGCTTCATTATATCATCTCCATTCACTTAATCTATTCCTTACAGTTTTTATTTTACAATGGTATCTGAGTATTGTCAATAACGTTTTATCATTTTCTTAGTACTTTTTCTTATGGAGTAGGAAGGCGGACTGTTAGTCCGCCATTTCAACTGCGTAACGTGCAATTTTAAATTTAATTTCCTCCATTAATTGATCATCCTTTTTTATTTGGAGTTTTCTTTATCAATACGCTCTTTCAGAGCCATCTTCCAAAATGGCTCTTTTCCTTCCAATGTAACAAACTGACGAGTTTCTAAATCCTCAAACCAAAAATCAATATTTGCTGTGTATTCACCTTCTCTATTTAGTACATTAATCAGAACGTCATCGGGAACATCCTTTAGTAGTTCAATCAATTTTCCTTTTGTCATTGGTTCATTTGTCACATCAATCCCTCCTATTCACGTGCCAACGTATCTTCAATAGTACTCTCTCCGTTAAGGCGTGTCTCCCGCAAACGGTTAAGAAATTCCGTTATTCGTTGTATAGCGGGGGCTAGGACATCGTCATTACGGACTGGGTGCATATCAGGTGTAGATGTAAATGTGTCGAGTAAGTCCTTAACGTCAATCCTTGTATGCATACATCCCGCCGTTTCCTGTACTCCCTCTTGTTCCTCCTTGTCAGGGATAAGCCCGACTTCTTCCAAGTAGGCTACAGGGAAGGTAAAGCGAATACTGCGTGGTCTGACTTGAATAATATCATCATCGTCAATGTACGGTAGGAAAGTGCCTGTTACCTCCCAACAGCCCGCCCCGTCACACGTTTCGCACCACTCTCGTTCCTCGGTGAGCGATGTACCTTCACAGTCGGGACATACTATTGTCGAATCCAAGTCATAACCGATACGGTCGCTGTACTTATATACAAATGTCTCGGTGTTATCAAAGATATACTCATTAAGAATCTCGCAGGCTACATGTATGTTATCAAACTTATTCCGCAACCCGTCGATTAAGTAGTGCTCTGTTTCATTGGACGTAGAATAGGCACGGCAAACGATGATCTGGGGCTTCCCGTACACATAAGCAACCCGCAGGAGACAACGTGCTACATACCGCGGTTGCCAAATATCTTCCGGGTTGTCCTCTACATGCGTAAGGTAAGCAATGGCCATAGTCTCATCCTTCAGGGACGGGATAAGTTGAAATATTGTGTCTCCTGTTGAGTTCATTTTAGGGTCCATGCAGGATGTTCCGTTGTACCCATGCATCCAACGATCGCCGCCCCAGTTGTATGTGCTGTAATAACTCATTCCGGCGATGTGGTGGGGCAAAGTAGAAATAATGATTCTCCAATCATTCAGTACGCCCTTAGTTAATTGCTTGGGACACTTACATGTGTACCACTTGACTATTTCGCTTTTCTCTCCGAACAACTTTACTAAGAGTTTAGACAGTTTAGGGCTAGTGAACTGTCTAGCCGCCTTCTTTACCGCCGCCCCTACAAATAAAGATCCAGAGCTTTGTACGTATTGAATATGCTCCTTAACTGCATCAGGGACAGTGTTCTGTAACAAATTATCTACGGTAACGTGATTAATCAGTCTCCGAGATGCATCGAGGCAGAATGTGATAAAATCACGCTTATCCCAATAGGAAGGGTCTTGGTCGTTCAACTCAAGTAGTTTTTGGTACAATTTTTCGTATTCGGGCAGGTGAATGCTCCTAAATGTATCAATGATTCTGTCCGTCACTTCCGGTTTAAACATGATATATCCGTTTTCACCCACTAACTGTTGCAGGTACTTGTCGCGGGCGCGGTACTCAGCCTTAGCGCCCACAGTTTTTAGATTGTGGGATACATCAACAATGCTTTGCGCTACCTGCAAACTACGTTCCAAAATGACTGAATGAATCATGTCTAATGTCCTCCTATTCATATTCTCACTTAAAATGTCGCAATTTTTTATAACCAGTTGCAAAAACAGTACACTTTTCTATATTTTAAATTACTATATCTATATAGTATTGTCAATACTTATTTAGAGGGAAATTTAGAGGGCGGGATCGCCGCCCATGATCACATCTCCAAAGAATCAAGCAGACTAATTGCTTCCTGCATCTGCTTATCTTCCTCTACAAGTTGTTTTTCGTCCTCAAGTCGTTCCCTGCATACAGGAATGGTGATCGGAAGGCCCGCCACGATTTCTTTTAAGGTATCGACTATATCTTGCTCCTCAATTCCCTGATTAATCATTTCGACAGCCGCCGCGTTGATTACAGCTTCGGTCACCCTGCGGACGGAGGTGGGTGTATAATCTCCCATAGAGAACCCACCAACCGTTTCGTGTAGACCGCCGCCAACCTCGGTAGTTGCGATAAATGCTCCCACGATACCTTGTACGTTGAAAGACTTTTCAGCCCCGTTATCAAATTGGAATGTTACTTTACGGATTTTCATGTTATTGCCTCCTGTGATTTGTTTAGTCTGATGAATCCTCTTCAAAAGACGTTCCGCATTTATTGCAAATGTACCGCCTGCAACATGGGGCTTTGTACCTCCTTTCTCTCTAGTAGTATTTGCTTTCAAATTCGTTGCACTCTTCCATGATACGCGCCCACCTATAGTCTTTCGGGTCTATTACATACAGGAGGTTGACATTATACTCCTGTCTGTCTAGTTCATCCTGTGACGGAAACACTTTGCCTTCCGCCGCCTGCATGACTTGGTTCAACACGTATACTTCTGACGCAGTAAGGCTTATGCCTCTGCCCGCAGACTTCTCAATCTTGTCTTTCAACTCTAGTATCTCTTGAAAAGGAACATTCACAATTCATCCCGTTGCCAAAAGATTATAAAAGTCTTATAATCTTCTGTTTGCTTCCTGATTCATTGTGTCCGCTTTCGCCTAAGCTACTTGCGTTTGGTATGACACTCCACAGGCGTAAATTCGGATGCAACGAATCCTACATACTAACAGTGACGTGTTAGTGTCAACTTGCTAGTTTTGCTAGATTGATAGCGGCATTTAAGTCTCTATCTATTTCTAGCCCACAACCACATTTGAATATCCTATCTGAAAGCTTCAAGTCTTCTTTAATCTCTCCACATTCAGAACAGATTTTTGATGAAGGAAACCATCTGTCAACCTCTACAAAACGGATGCCGTACTTCTCACATTTGTACTGTATTTGACGCTTAAATTCATAAAATCTTTGCTGTGCAACAGCTTTTGACAGATGTCTGTTCTTCATCATGCCTTGGATATTCAAATTTTCCATAACTACAATGCTAGGTTTGGTTTTCACGATAGCATTTGTAGCTTGATGGATGTGGTTGAGTCGGATATTCGTTAATTTCCGATGAAGCAAACGAATTTTCTTTTCGACTTTTATAATGTTGCAAGTTTTGGCAAAACGGTTACCCTCCTTATTCATTTCATATTTGCGAGAAACCTTACGTTGCAACCTACGTAAACGTTTCTCGATTTTCTTTACTTTTGCTGTTTTGTTGATGTTCTTAAAACGCATTCCGTTGGAACAAACGGCTAATGATTTGATTCCTACATCAATACCAATGACTTCATCGGTGAGTTGTAGCTTCTTAGGTTCTTCTTCAATACCTACAGATAAGTACCAATACTTTCCGTCAAATGAAATCCGTGGATTAGTGTATTTGGTATTCATAGGCAGTTGTTCAGAAGTTTTTACCCATCCGACTTTTTCAATGAGTACAAGATGATTTTTTACTTTCAACTTAACATTGTCATTGTAGAATGACGGTTTAGACTTCTTTCTACTCTTGAATTTTGGCTTGTCAGCCAACTTATTAAAGAATCGTTTATACGCTTCGCAAGCGTCTTTTATTGCTTGCTTTGTGACATTGTTACTTACCTCGTACAACCAAGCATATTCTTCTTGGGATTTTAATTTGGTCAATTGTTTACGCAGTTCACCGTCAGGGATAAACTTCCCACCGTTTTTGTAATTTTCTTCTTGTTTTGCTAATGTCCAGTTGTAAGCCCAACGAGCCGTATGGGCCGATTTCCATAGCTGTTTCTCTTGTTCAGGATTGGGCTTAAGCCTAATTTTCCTCGCTAGTATCATCGGACATTAACTCCTTTATCATCTTCTTTGCTTTATTGGCTCGTTTTCCTTGAAGTCTGCAAACGTTTTTGTAAACTTTTATAAATTTTTATGAATTATTTTCAACTGTTAAAAACCTCCTTATGACAGTTAGATTAGGCTTACTACCTACGGGGTAGGGGTAGTCCGTGAATACACACCCGCTATGCACTAATATGTCTACGATGCGATCAAGGTCTTTGTACTCCGTATAAACTGGAATGAGTGGGGCGGCTCCTTTGGAGTAGATGTCCACAAAGAACACTGATTTTATATTGTATTCATCATCCGCCGCTACGATCATGCCGTAATCCTCATCCAAAATGTACCCCATGAGATGGTCTGTAATATCGCTTGGGCGGGTGCTCTGAGAGCAGACAAGGTATGCTAACAACTTCTCCGATGCATCCCGTATCAATACCACGTTTAGGAACCTGTTAGGGTCTTGTTCATGACTTAGGTCAATACGCCCGAATCTCCGGCACCCCTTTATTATCAGGGAGGCTAGGAAAGGCTCCCCGTCCTCTCGGACTACAGGAGTAAATGCCCTACCTCCCTCATACTGCTGATTAAATAGAATCTTAATCAAGTCTTTGTTCATTATCCACGCTCCTATAGTAAACTCTTGCCGTGCTATCATTCTGGCTCCTCTACCACTAGCGCCTCCTTTCTATGCAAATTTCCCGTTCTGATAGTACGCTTGTTTGTCTTTACAGACTACAATATTCGCTCCGATCAATGCCTTACCATTGTCTTTGTCTATAAACGTCTCTGTCGTGTACGGGTTGTAATACGCTTTAGAAAACCAGTGCATATCTTGGAGGTTTTCTCCCGTTCCCGCGTACAACCCTTCGACAAAAGCGTGTACATTCTTTCGCTTTTCGCGCAATACCCGTTGCCGTCCCGCCTCTGATACTTTGAATAAGGCCTCCGTTAGAACTACCGTGTCGGCATACGCAACGACCAATCCAGTGGCCTTGTCGCGTATAGAATACACGTGTTTATGGAGGTTGTAGTACACCAATACACGTTGCCCGTATACCAATTCCCGTTCCGGTATTACTTGTAGCTTCAATTCCGATCACCCGCCCTTCTTGCTTGTCTGACTTTATTATAGTACCGGGAAATAGTATTGTCAATAACAATTATGTATTGTTCCGGTACTTATGCTGTCGTGGGCGGGAGTAGGAGGGGACTATCCCCTCACATACTCCAGTTTGTTAAGCAAGTACATGTATTCATTGGGTATTTCGTCTTTCATTCCGTTTGTCATGAAATCACTACCATAGAATCCCCAACAACTGCTGATTTCGTTACCGTCCTTGTCTTCTAACACAAAGCCGAACACTTCACCGCTCAAGTAGTGCCCATATACCTCAACTTCTGCCTGCAACATTTTCTCCGCTATGCCTTCATCGAACAACTCTTGCTCCGTGTACATGGTATTCTTGAGGAAGTCCTCATGCGTGCAGTAAATCCAACCAACACATCCACTATCCCAAGGGCAGGAAAATCCTGTCGTGTTTATTGCAATCCCGCTGTGTTCGTACATGTAGATAGGCAAGATAACTGCGCGTTTCTTAATAATATCAAGCAATTCAAAGTGCGAGCAACTTACGATTTCATTATATTCAAGACGTGAAAGTTCAATTGCAAGGTCTTCCAAAAACTCCCGTGCACTGTCGTAATTATGCTCGTCACCAAGGCCATAGTGACGGTGCCAACATACCATTTTTCCTATATTGTCCCCCTCACGAGGGTTGGTCGCACTCTCATCGTAATAGACGTTCAATTTAACACCAGTCTCTTCACATACAGCGGATTTATAGATTGTTGCCATTGCTATCGTCCTTTCTATTTACAATTTTTGCATTTATCTGTTTATGAGGAGGAGGGAGCCCCTCCCCGTTAAAAATTAGCGTACAGTGCCTTTTCTTTCTCTACTTCTATGCAGTCCCGCCATTTTCTAAAGAACGCCTCCGCTCGTTTCTTCCATGCGTTTTTAGCGCGGGCGGGCGCCTCTATCTCACCTTCATTAATGAGGTCATACTCGACAAGAACCTTAAAGAGGATGCTTGCTATCGTCTCATCCACCAAGTTGTCAATTTCAGGGCTGAAATGCATCGTTTTTAGTTTTTCCGCTTCCCTCAAGCACTTTTCAAAGAGTTTTGGTTGTGCCATGCTTTTATCTCCTCCTTATCATTTCTACCTATATTGTACTATGGTGTTTTATTATTGTCAATACATTTTTATAGAATGTACCCTAGACATGTGAATCATCTTCTACAGTTACCAAGGAAATTCTAACATCCTTCTGTCTACATTAGGTGTAAAATCTTGAATCTAACTCCCGTACCTTCCAGTAAATCACCGACGCCATAATCATGCTGATAATATCCGTTTCCGTCTTTCGGGTAGTTCCAAAAACGTGCAAACATGCTGTTATCTACTGTGTGTAGTAATCTGCTACTGCTATCCCATGTCAAGATTACTTCATATCTCTTCCCCGCGCCCCAGACACCATAGGCGTCTTCTATGCACTCTATTATGGCTCTCATAGTATCCCTCCCCTCATCTTTTGTTACCTTCATTGTACAACGGAAATCTTATATTGTCAATACACTTTTTATAAAAAATGTAAGGGCCATAAGCCCATTTAAAATCTAAAATCGGTCAAATACACTTCAACGAATCCGATAATCTCTAAGACGTTAGCTTGGTGGTGTTCTGTCTCGGTCACATCCCCACCCAGTGACTTCTGCCTCTCTTTGTGGGCGGACAGGTCTTTATATGTCCGAATAAGAGCAGGTTTCAGAGTATTCTTTATAAACTCATGGGCGGCGAATATATCACGCTCCCACGGTATCCTGTTCCACTTATCTTGTGTCCCGTCCGTCATGTAGTCCCATGCTTTAGCCACTACCTCTTTAGGGTATATCATTCAAATTACCTCCTACACCATCTATCTTTAACGTATCCACCAGTAGAACATTTCAACTGGTCTGAGAACTCTGGCTACGTAACCTCTCTGTACTAAACTGTCTGCGAACATCTCAGGTGTTAGGTGACTGTTATCCTCGTAATCATTTACCAGAAACGTGTGAAGTGCCTCTGCAAACTCTTGCCCCGGCGTGTTTGTTTCAATGTACACCTCATCACACGTGTCAGGGCTCCATAGCTTGTATGTGTGTGTAGTCCGCTTGCCTTCATTCCCACCACTCCTTCTCACGGTCGATCAAGTCACTGATAGCAACGTAAGGATTGCCTGTTATTTGGTAGATACGGGTTGCACATTCGCGCAGTTCTTTGTAACAGGCGGGGCAGACCGGCAACAATTTGCCGTTAAATGTCGATACCCTTCCCCACCCGTTTTCCTTCATAGAGATATAGTCCGTTCTTTCTACATCCAAACTTTTACCGCAGTGGCATTTTATCACTCTATTACCTCCTTTTGCGTTTCTGACTTCATGATACAATAGCAGATGTATATTGTCAATACATGTTTTGAGATAATTTTAAAGTCGATTTTACTATTAGATCGTCTTTCATCTAATAGTAAAATCGACTGTACCAAGCGAAGCGCGGTAGTAAAAAAATGCCCTGAAATTTCAAAGCGCCGCCTAATAGACGGTGATCAGTGTTGTCGAGTTTTTGGAAAATGGCCCGGAATTTTTGAGGTGCCGCCTAATAAGGGCGTATAAGTGTTCCGGCTACAGGCTCCCGAAATCCCTTATTACATGTCGAACTGTTGCTCTGCTGACACACAGGGATTGTTGGTCAGTGGTGCAATCACGCGCACCGTGCACATGGTATTCCGTTAATTACTATATGTTTAGTTGGTATTAGTTTCAATTCCTATATAGTCAATCGGATTTGTTCGTTTTTGTTCTCATGTGTTCGGCTCCTGCCCAGACGGGCGGGCCGCTCCCTGACTACGCCCCAGTGTACCACTTATCCACAGCCTTGTCAAGTTATCAACATGTGGATATGTGGAAATGTTAGTATGTGGATATGTGGAAATGTGGAAAACTGCGTAGTGTACAATACTGGCATTGATTTGTCAAGTGCTCAATGCGGGGCGTCCTCCGTGAGAACAAAACGAGAACAACTTTACACTAATTATCTATTTATAATAATTCTAATTTACTAATCAATATAATGTTGTACTTACTATTATTTAGCATTAATTCTTAATTAATAATCATTATAATCTAATACATGTTCTAAACTTGTATCTTTCTTTAAAATAAAATTAAATAAAACCATTGACATATAAAAGAGCTAATTATATAATAAAGATATAAAATAAATGATACGGAGTGATACATAATGGCGACTGAAAAGCAAATTGCATACTTTGAAGCACTGGCAAAACAATGGGAGCAACGCAACGGATCGGCAAAGTTTCTTGGAAGAAAACAAGACGAGCGGGCAACTGGTGGAATGATTCAAGCGGTCAGAAGAGCAATCGAAGACGGAGAAATCAGTAAAGCGGTAATTTCAATGGCAATCAATACACTAAAGAAAGAGCTTCAATAGGAGGCTCTTTCTTTCTTTCTAATCAAACCGATTTTTATTGGGTGTATTAAAAATAATTACATTGAGATAATTGTTACAATTTTAGAGTAATTACTAAATTATAATTATTATAAACTAATAAATGACTCAAAATAGTAAATGATACTATATTAGAATTATTTTAAAATAAAACTGATTACTATTTAATAATAACTACAAAGTAGTAATAATTATAAAATAGTACTAATTACAATATTGAACTAATTATTAGATTATAATTAGTATAATCTAATAACAGGCACTTATTTAGAAGTATTCTAAATATAAATTGTACATGGTATTACGTTAGAATTATTATAGTTTGTCACACATTTGACACAATTTTTGTGATTGTCAGGAGGCACCGTGGAACAACACATTCTCGATTTGTCAATATCGCCATCAGACGGCCAGAAATGCCCCTATTTGCCGTTTTCCCTCCCGCAGATATAACCACAAGCGGAGAAAAATATACAGGGGTTACAGGCCGTTCTAGAAGGTCGCCGGGAAATACGCGCCATTACTGTATTTGAAAGCGCTTACAACGGGAAATAATTGTCTGAAATTTATATTTATGCATCGACACCCTCATATATTGCATATTTATTCATATTTGACGTATAAAGGTGTCCTATGGTATAATGGATGGATCCGGTTTTTTAGACTCATTGGTAAAAGAAGGGGATTTTATGTCTTCTTTTCCAGTTCCGCCCGTCGATTTTCCCTATATAATGAAGGAACGTGAAATACGAAAAAATTGTACCCTAAATGCAAAAAACCTATTGCACTACACAGGATACCGTGGTAAGATATAGGTGTAGCAAGGGAAGGAACGAAATCAATCCTAATTGAAAGGATGAAATGCCGATGAGAATTACCAAAGTGCAACTGCTTGGGTATCTGTTCGATAACGTATCTGCTTTGATGGATGACATGAACAACCTAGGCATAGAATTTGACTTTGAGTATTTTATGCTCCGTTCTGAGGTATTGTTGATTGCGTGCAAAAGCGCTAAATCGGTAACACTGGAGCAAATCCATGACGCATTTGAGAAGTTGGCACAATGCCGCGCTCGATTTCGCGAACTGCTAACTGAGAAGTACGGAGAGCAGGCTTGGCAGGCTCATTTGAAGTACTCCGACAAAACGGCCCCCGCCGTAGTTGAGGAGAAGCAGGAGGAGCAGGCAGAAGACCGCAAGGGTAACGGGTTCCACGTCAACAAAGACGTAGTGATCGCAACCCACCATGTCGAAGAGTATGAGGACAAAAAGCAAATCAGTGAGCAACTGGAAGAGGCCCCGCTTCTCGCTTCCCTGTCTGCGAATGACATGTACGCAAAGCGTGCTTCGATCATGTACCACCTGACAGATGGGGCGGAAGTACTGGAAGCAAAAGCGGTAATGCTGAGTGACTACTTTACCCGCTTCATGCGGCAATTGTCGATCACACTGGACGAACTGAAGCGGCGAATAGGTTATTTAGGTTATTCTGACTATATTGAAAAATATGATTTTTGGTTCGGCGTCAGAGACCGCATCCTGCGCGGTGTACTCTATAACAACATATCGCCAGAGGACATGGAAACATACAATATCCGCTCCCCGAAATTCAGTAAGTACCTGATAAAGACATTCGGGGAAAAGTCGGAGATAGTGAAGCTGTTCAATGACCGCCCCAAGGCTGACCAAATCGAGCAGGTAACGCCCCAGGTCATCAAAGGCATGAAGGTGGTTGTGTCAAACCTTGCGTGCAACGTCATGAAGATGACGGCCCATAATGCGTTCCATTCCTGTCAAGATTACACATACGATTCTTACGATTCACTGGAAACTCTTGATAGCTTGCCGTCCAGTGTTCATGATGAAACACTCAGCATTGCATACTTGACAGATGCGTATGAGGATTACATGTTCCCTACTATGAAAGCCCGTATACTCATCTCGCCGTTTGAGTACAAGGGTAACCTGTTCTATGTAGGTTACAACCTGTATGGTAGAAGGGACGATGCAGACCTGCTCGTTTCCAGTCTCAAGTACCTGTATGGCGACCGCTTCCTGTTCGCCCGCGACCTGTACAGAACGGGTGACATGGTGACGTGGCAATACGACTACGGCTATACCTTGCGGGTGGACTTTTACCATGACACGCCCTGCTACCTGTGTGAAGGTAACGGCACGGTGCGGGCGACAGTAAGGGAGTATGACTACGATTTCACCTGCGAATGCCCACGTTGTGAAGGTGTTGGCAAAGACTATGACGGTGATTGGGGTTCGTATCCATACGTGAATGAGAGTTCCTATATCTACTATAGAGGTAACACCAAGGAGGTGGAAGTTGACAGGAAAATACTGGAACGCATACTGGAAGAAGAATCCCAAGAAAAAAGCAAAGAATATCATAAAAAGGTATTGACAGTATAGATTGACTTGTGTATTATAAAGGTGTAAGGAATTTTTGAGGGCCGCGCCCGCAAGGGCGCAGTCCCACGGAGGAAGGCAACAGATGAAGGTAACAGCATTGGTTAGATTGGGTGCATTTCTGGAGCGCGACAAGCGCAAGCAGGAGCGTCCACGGCGGGCGGCCCGCCCGTTGCAAGTATCAACAGAACACCCCGCGTATTCGTTCGCTGAGGTACTGCGCCAGTGCATGGCAAGCGGCGGGGCAAAGTAAGGGAGGGGAAGGAATGTCCAAAGCTGTAGTACTGTCTAGCAAATGGAAACGTCTGCAACAGTTGAAAAACGCGCTCGTCCATGGTTCCATCATCCTGCGATAACAACAATAGATTACTAATACATTTTTGGAAATTAATGGGAGGTTATCTAAATGGCAAAAGTTGTAATGCGTGCAGGGGTAGAGGAGTTTGTTCTGGAGAGCGGCATCCCTACGAGCGTCGCCATTAAACAAGTAGACCTGCTGTACAGACTGGCGGGGCTCGACTACACATTGACTGGCATAGGTATTGCATGTAGTTATGCGTCCAAGATACTGAGGCGGTACGAGTTGGATACGCTCCTGAAACACCGCCCCGGATTCTTTGAGCGGCGGGAAGTGAATGCAGATGGAATGTTCAAAGTCAGAGATAGCGAATACATGCTACTGGAAGAGACTACCATGTCGTTTATCGTTGTAGAGGAGTAGGGAGGAACACCGATTATAGGAGGGTTTAGCTCATGAACGTTAAGTGCAAACACTGCAAACTGGAAAATTGGTTCGATAGCAAGACCACCACCGTCACCCACAAGGCCGACTGCTTGATGGTGCGGGAGGCGTACGAGACCGGAAAACATATCGAGTACAAGGAAGACGGTACGGCTGTCGTCCGTATAAAGTAGGCAAGGAAGTGAAGGAAGGGACGTAATGAAGAGGATTGCATACCTGAATAAACTGGAGGTGATGAAGCGCAGATGCAGGGGATAGACTAGGTAACAAGCCTAGTCTTTTTTTTGTTTGGGCGGCCCTCCCAGACGACCAACAGGGCGGGGCGCAACCTCCAAAACCTCCCATGACCATATAAACACATACGAATATACATATATGAATGTATATCCAAATACTACCAAAACCTGTTTAGGAATATAACCCTAATTTCTGGCAATTTTACACCTTATTCCAACTACAGAATTATCCCTAACGATCCCATTATTTTACAGTATTGACAATACACCTCATTCGTATCCGGGCGGGCGGGGCTATTGACAACAGAATCAACATCTGCTATACTAATATATTTATATACATATACGTATATAAGAGAGAGACTAATACCACTATATGGATATACAATACATGCATAAACCAATACCAATAAATGGATAGACGTAAGGATTGGCACAAGGCTTGCATATACGTATATACATATATTGGAATATACCATTGGCATAGGTATTGCATATAGAATTGTCCGATACCTCTATTATTTGGGTAATTTTGGTTGGCTTCGCGCTCGCCCTGCGCCTCCCGCGCAATACCCAACCTGTAAATAACTGCCATGCGCCCGCAAGGGCACCTGCTCTCCGCTGAGCGGCCCTGCACCCTGCGGTCCTCCAGTCCGCTCTCCGCAAACGGTCCTCCAGAAGACCTCTTTACAAGTCATGGCCATATATGTATACTCTTATATGTATATAAGGGGATGGTAATCGTTTCCAGTTTGTCAGTTCGACAGCCTGGCTTCCCCGCCCGTTCTCATAATACCGGATTATGTGAATGTGGCTGTAAGATTCTTCCAATCCTGCCAACATTTACCCCCACCCAGTGCCGAATGATCGCGCGAAGGCGCTTTTGCGGCGCTTTACCCTCGTACGATCTGCACAAAATTTTTACAAATTCCTTGTACGCACATCACCTCGCACACGTCCTCGCATACACAAATGGGGCAATAAACACTGAGGCGAATGGGGCATTCCTCAATGGGGAAAACATACATATAAAGGAGGGGCCTTCCCAATACACGAGAAAAGGAGGCGGGGCAGAAAGCGGGGCTGAAAAATTCCGGGAAAAATTTTTCTGAAAATTGATGTCGGACGCAAGTTGACCTGTCGGAATTGTTCTGCTATTATATGGGAAAGGAGGTAAGGAACGAATGAGGTTGACTCGTACTCAAGCAGTTGTGGCGCAGTCGAGGATTCAATATAAACAACAATTGAAGCGTCTCACAGTCGTGGGGAACTTGGTAGTAAAGGAACCTCAACTGAGGAGCCTATCGCAGATGACCTCTCGTCAACGTCAGAGCAACTGGATGAAGGCTATGTCCCTTTTGATTAGGGCGTAGGGGTACTCCCTTAACCGACAAAAGGAAGTACCCGTTCCGCCCGCGTGGTAGCTTTTCTCTTGGGGTAGTACGGGAGACTAGCTGTCAGCTACCGTTATTTATAATACCAGACCTATATAGGGATGTATAGTTGTAAAACATGGAAATGCCCCGGCCGTCAAAGCCGGGGTTTATTACACTTCTTTAAATTCTCATTTAACGTTAAGTCCTTCTTTAACCGCGTTATTCAACATGTCTACGTGTACGATCATTCGCCGCCCTCCATATGAAATTTCGACTTCTCCATTACAATTATTTCTTCCCACTCGTCTGCTATTTTGAGTAGTTCTTTTGCCATTTCCCGAAGGTGATATGGATTATCGAAATGTCTAGGGCAGTCAACCACGATAAAGACATCGTTAAGCGCCGAGTCTTTGATTACGTACCCTTTGACATAGGTACCACTGATTCTGTTTCTCAGTTGAAGCACGTTACTTACGTTTTTACTCATGCCTTTACCTCCTCGTTCAACTTGTCTAACTTATCGGCCACGAGTCCTAGTTCCCGCGCTATGTTCCTTAGCATGGAAGAATCCATCCACGTGAGTGCGCCGTCTGTAATGTGAGCGAAGTACTTGTCTCACTCCTCTGTGTACTCGATCTTCCCTTCTACGTGACCTCTAAAGTCAACGTGTGATTTAAACTTCACGTACCCGTCCCTCCTTAACTGCTCTTTCTTCCATTCAACTCGTCCAACTTATCAGCAAGTGCGAGCGCGTCTTTTGCTATGTCACGTAGCTGTACGGAAGAAAGCTCCTGTGTAAGGTAATGCGTATCCAGTGTTACCGTGAAATCACCTATAAATAAATAACGCTTGACTATGCCAGACAAAAAGGTCCCTTCAATGAAGTATTGTTCATGTAGTTCCATTGTCCGCCCTCCTCAATTTGTAGTGTGCATCATTACGCGATACTTCTTCACAGCCCCTGACCTTCCCATCCATCAGGAAGTTCTTCATATTTTAATCCAGAGTGCCGCTTGGAGATGATTCCTGTCTTCATCTCCGCGATGGTCATTGCTAGAGCACTGAGTTCCGTGTCGTTGTTCGTTACTTGTTTGAGGGCAACGAGCGCGGAGTATGCTAGTCCTTGTATGTGCTCGCTGTTCATGAGGTTGGTGATTTCTCTTAGCTCCTCCGCCGATACCGTGCCCATACCAGTGTGGATGTTAGCGTAAGGTTTTCGCTTCATATACCACTACCTACCATTTCCTTTTGCAGTCAGGGCAGTAATATAGATTGTAAGTCCTGCATTCGTAGCCGTCCCGCCACGAGTCGATTACAAACTTATCAGTATGTGGACAGTTGTCTTGTATTTTCTCTATCTCCCGATTAACTAAGGTCAACTCATCTCGGAGTTCTTTTTTGCGTTGGATTAGTTGGTCGATTCTGTCCATTATCGTCACTCCAGTACAAATTCAGAAATAATGTACTTCAATCCCTCTTCATCAGGCGCGAAGTACGTTACCTGCTCTCCATCATACGGAATGAAGTCGATGATAAAGCCGGACACGACATCCCCGTTAAATTCGTACTCCTGCACATGGTCAACGATCACGATGCCGTGGTTGAGTCGGAATGTAAGCCCCAAGTATTCAGAGATGTCTCCTACCAGAGAGTCCATGAGTTCAAATAAGTTTTTCATATTCATTTTGTGCCTCCTTGATGATTTTATCTCTGTAGTTATAAAACCATTCTTTTAGCTTCTCTCCGAGCCTCAGTGATTTTTCAAATGTAATCTTATCGCCTACCCACCTCTGGACGAGTATTCCATTGTACTCGATAAGCTGATCTGAATATTTCTTGAGTGCATTAGCTACTTCTTCGTACTTTTCCTCAAGGATTTTATCCACACTGCCCCTCCTATACCGGCATGTCCATCCAACTCATAAGGTGGTGAATGGCATGTCCCGCGTAAGACTTGTAATCCATGAACGTATGGTCTACGATGTCAAGTTGTCTGTACATGTACCTCCGGCCAGTTCCTGCGAACGTCACTTTGGAAGGCTCTACTGATGTTGTCTCCACTGCAACGATGACACTGTTAGGCTTTTGCAGTCCATCTGCAATGTTCAGTTCATTCTGCGCGTGGTAGATGATCGAATCGTGACCTTGCGCAAAGTTACGATAGGCCATAACTACAACCTTGTCATGTCGATCAATCATGTACTCCGTCAGTGTTTTCTGCTTGTCAGGACCGATTAGGATGTTTTCCGTAGAGAATTGGAGCGTGCATGACACAGGTACTTGGATTTCTCTGGCAATGTAATCGGTGTACGTATCTACGTTATTGGTCCATGACCAGACGATTTGCTCCCTGTCTGCTTCCCAGTCTAGCGGGTCTCCTTTGGATTTTCGGAGAGTATGCGGCTCGATGTCGAAATGGATACCAGTGAATTGCGCCGACGCGAGGTGACTTTCGTTGTAATGTTTCACTCTCTGGAGGAAATCCATGATATGACGTTCCCCTTCAGGCAACGCCCACAGAGGCTCTCCCGCCGTTGCGTGAACTTCAATTCCATGTGCTGTAGCTTGTTTAATGAGCCAAGAGTAAAATTCATCGAAAGCGTTCTTAGGGTAGTGAAGGAAGATAGTACCTACGTTGTGACTTCGACAGAACGACACTATTTTGTCCGCCCTAAGTTCACTGGAAGGGAAGTCCCATAACCACGTATAACGCTTATTCATACACATAATCAACCTCCCTGAATGTCGGACATTCTTTCGGAACTACAAATGCATCGAATCTTACTCCCGACCCCTCCTCTGGTTGGTTTAGGTGTGCTTGGTGAAGAGACAGGTTATTAATTCCTAGTGGAAGGGCATATCCTGAGTACACAGCGACAACCCCATCTGGTAGGTACTTGCCTCTTGTTTCCCCGCACCTGCACTCCTTTACTTCGTAGGTAAGATTAAAGACGTCATAACAACTCAAACACTGCAAAAGTTTCATGGCTCTCCTCCTTTTGTGTTTCTCACTTATACTGTCATCATTTTTACCCAACGGGTTGCAAGGTAGTATAAAATCAACCGAAATTAGAGAAAATAGTAATTTACCGCAGATAGTATCGAAAGATATTGACTAATGGGATAAATTTTCGGAAAATAGGAGAAAGGGAAAAGCATAAGAAAAGAGCGTAGGTTAAGCCTACGCCCGTACAATTACCTTACCATCTTCAACTGTGTAATCGACCATCATTGGTGAAGAACCGGTGGTTACATAGTCAGTAACACCTTCGATGGGGCGGTCACTTACGACAAGGACATCCTTCGCCAATCTCAGATAGTTGTCGTGAATTGAGTGCACCGATACGTAATTCGGAAGGATAATGTTGCTCTCTGTAACATCTACTCCGTACTCATCATACACCCGAATCAGACCGTAGCATTTGCTCACTTCTGTTTACCTCCTTAGAGTTCTACTCCTACTTTGGTGAACGCCTTCATTACAGCTTTCGCGTCTTGTTGAATTTCTGGTTGAGCGTGAACGGTTGCTCGTAGGTCAATGAAATGCTTCCATTGTTTGAGGGGTCTGCACTGAATAATACGAGTAGTAATGGCGTTAGGTAGAACAGAACGTGCAATTTCCTTAGCCCTTTTACCACTGACTCCCAACTCCTTCAGTGTTTTTACTGTATCTGAATAGTATTTAATGGTGTCCGTATATCTGTTGTAAATGGACTCCATAACGGCATCATAATGCTGTGTAGCTTCTTCATAAGTGATTCCGACTTTCTCAGCATACTCTGCAAGACCTTCTGGGTACTTGTTGACACCTTCCATCTCTCGTACTTCTGCATTAGAGAGATCGCAGTATCGTTGCGACAGTTCGCACCCGCCCGTCATGTCTGCGTGACGCCATGTTTGCAAGCCGGAAGCCCGGTCAGTTACAAAGTCAACTGTGAATGTAGAGTGGACTTCCAACTCATACTCAGTAAGGCCGAGGTCTTTAAGGGTCGTGTAATCCTCTGTTAGGATGACGGGCTTCCTGAGTTTCGGCTCCCCGATATATGGAGAATCGGAGGCGGGAATCTCATCAGTAAGGCCACAAAGCCATGCCAAACAAGGAACCTTACTTACCTCTCCCAGAATACCGTCAAGTAGGAACGGAGACGTGTTGTAATCGACGATGTTGTCGATAATATCCAGTAGAGTAAGAAGATTCATGGAAATTGTGATAACATCCTGACGAGCTTTCTTGTTGGTCGGGGTGGTCCACCTGATGTAGTTGTTGATCTCCTTGAACGCCGCCATTGTTTCTAGTAGACTCAGCATGTCCTCTGAGGAAGCGCCCGCGATGTCTACCTCAAACACCACGTTCCCTACACTTGCCACGGACAGGTGACCTTTCTTCATGATGCCTTTAATCATCGAGTGCGAGGTGGGCGACAACTTATCATAAGACTGGTAGCATACTCGCGCTACCCCTTCGATGAGTTTGTGGTACTCTGGTGTATAATAGATCAGCTTTACTTGCATCTGGTGTCCTCCTTGGTGTATGTGGGGAGAGGGGTTACCCTCTCCATTACTTGAGTCGCTCTTCGATATAAGCGTGATCGCGTGGTTTCGCGTATGCATGGCCGTCTTTAATCAATAGTGTGGTAGAAGTTGGTTCTTTCTTGGCTTTGTTATTAGCTTCAATGAGTTTGATTGCATCGTCCGTCTGGGAGATTTTCCGTTTTACTGCTTGGAAATCTTCATCGGAGTGGGTGGCCCGCCCGAAGTCGTTCTCCTCCTGCATCTCGTACAGGCGGTTAATCAGTTTTCGCTTCTCATAGTTCAATACTTGCAGTGCATGCTTCATTGTGTATCCTCCTTAAACGTTTTGTTTGTTATCACAGGTCATCCCAATCGTTATCTGCGGAAGCCTTGGCGTAGGTACGAGATTTAGCCTCAAAGAAGTCTGTCTTCGTATCGTTCAGTGCCTCATCGGAGAACGGACGAATCCAAGGCATACAGTTATCTACGCCGGAGTAAGCAGGCTCCAGACCCATCAGTTTGAAGCGTTTGTTAGCAATAAACTTGATGTAGTCTTTGAACTCGTTGAGGTCGATGCCCTCGATTCCATCCAGAACGTACTCCGCCCACTCGGATTCAAGCTGTACCGCTTTGTCGATGAAGTCGTACACGTACATGATGTTTTTCGTCGTATTCAGTTCCGGGTAGTCAATCAGGAGTTGTTTGAATACCTCACCGAAGAAGTAAGCGTGGTGTTGTTCATCCACTTTGTTCGGCGGAGTTCGCTACGCTCCACCCGTCCTCTAAGGACTGCTGCATGTTTCCATGCAGGTCAGACTATATCACCTGCCCAGAGGGCAGCCCTCCATTTCCACCGTCAAACGCTTACGGTGTACTCCCGTTCCGGGATAGTCGTTGCACGTTCTACTAGCCTCGGAGGCTAGTAACTTCGCTCAGGATTACCATGCCGCCCATCACAAGCGGTTTAGGCTCCCCTGAATTAGAAGGGTTTTCACTGTAAGATTGCTCTTACAGGGCGCAAACTTTACGCTGAATGTAGCTAATCATCTGAGTCGTAGCCAACATACGCTTGTCCTTCGGTCGATGGTCGCGTGCTGTGTTGTAGAAAAACGCAAACCCTGCGTAGAAGAAGATGCCCTCCAGAACCATGTCAGCCACAATCGCTTTAAAGAACGTCTGAGGCGTAGGATTATCACGGAACTCCTGATATGCGTCCCGGATAAACAAGTTACGGCGTAGCAGAACTTCATCGTGCTTCCAGTACTCAAAGATTTCTTTCTGCTCCTCCCACGGAACCAGAGAGGACAAGATGTATGAGTAAGACTGGTTATGGACTACTTCTTGCTGTCCAATGATGGCGGCAATAGCTTGCAGAGAAGAGTCTGTGAGGTAGTCTTTTACATCCCCCACGAACATGGTTTGCATTGAGTCCAGAACCGCCAACAGGCCGATGATCTTCTTAAATGCTTCTTGTTCTCGCGGAGAGAGGTTCGGGAAGTTAGTCTTGTCTGTGTTCATTGGAATCTCGTCTGCAATCCAGTGATTGCCTAATAGTACCCGATAGAGCTTGTACATCTGGGGCATTCTGATGTCGTCCCAGTTCAGGATGCCGGAGCATTCGCCATTAATGATTTTGGTCGATTTGTTTGGTGCTGTGATGTCGAAGATGTTCTGTTTCTTCAATGTCTCGCTTACGCTCACTTTGATTTCCTCCTTACTCTGGTTAGGTAGTAAGCCCGCCCCGAAAGGCGGGCGTTGTTATGCGGAGCAGGAATCGCAATCCTCTACGGTAAGGGCCTGACTACGCACATAGTAGGTAGTCTTGAGTCCAGACTTCCATGCGTCCAGATGCAGGTCGAGGAACTCTCTAGCCTTAATATCAGGTCTTACATACAAGTTGAACGACTGTGCTTGGTCAATGTGACGTTGCCGCACCGCCGCCAACCGGATGGAAGCGTGCTGATCGAGCATGAAGGCGTTTTTACGATAGTACTGAATCGTCTTAGCATTCAGATCAGGTGCCGGATGGGGAATCTTGTAAGTTGTCTTTTCCTCATACGGCATCAATTTGTAGATCGGGTCAATGGATGCTGTAGTACCTGCGATAATGGAAGTAGAGCCTGTCGGGGCAATAGCCATTAGGTACCCATTACGGATTCCATATTTAGCTACGTCCTCTGCTAGTTGCATCCATAGGTCAGCATCCAGTTCGTCGTCAAAGTACCCGCGAGATCGGAAGTACTCTCCAGTCTCCCACTCAGAGCCTTTAAACAGAGGGTAAGCTCCCTTCTCCTTAGCCAGTTCCATAGATGCTTTGATAGCAAGGTAGGCAATCGTCTTGTATGCATTGTCGTTGAAGTGATATGCGGCTTCCGACTCCCACATAATACCTTGCAGAGCCATTGCGTGATGTAGACCAGAAGTACCCAATCCGATAGCACGATACTTGCTGTTCGTGTGTTTGGCTTGCAGTACTTCTATGTTGTTGAGGTCGATCACGTTGTCAAGCATACGTACTGCGATAGGAACGACTTTATCCAGTTTGTCTAGTGCCCGCGCCAAGTTGATCGAAGCTAGGTTACATACTACAAAGTCACCCGGCTTTTTCTTGGTCACAATTACCGTGTCGCCATTTTCGTCTACCAACTCTTCCGAGATGACGCGGGTGGGTGACATGTTCTGAGCGATCTCCACACACAAGTTAGAGGAGTAGATCATACCTTTGTGCTTATTCGGGTTCGCTCGGTTTACAGTGTCCCGATAGAACATGTATGGTGTTCCTGTCTCAAGTTGAGACTTCATGATGCGCTTCATGATGTCGATTGCCTGTACAGTAACACGGGACAGATTAGGGTTGTCTACGCACTCTTGGTACTTATTACGGAAAGAACCGTTGCCTTTCTCCTCGTCGTAGAAGTCCTCCAAAGACCACCCCATAACTTGACGCACCTCATGGGGGTCGAACAGATGCCACTCGCCCCGCGCTTCCACTGCTTCCATGAACAGGTCAGGGATACATACGCCGGGGAAGATGTCGTGGGCACGCAGACGTTCATCACCGTTGTTCAGCTTCAGGTCAAGGAATGCGAGGATGTCTTTATGCCACACATCTAAGTAAATGGCGATAGAGCCTTTGCGAGTCCCTAGTTGATCTACAGACACTGCCGTGTTATTCAGTTGGCGAATCCACGGGACAACGCCACTGGATTTACCGAAGTAGTCCCTAATCTTAGAGCCACGTGAGCGCACTTTGCCCATGTACACCCCGATTCCTCCGCCCATTTTAGAGAGACGAGCAACGTCAGTGTTATCGTTGTAGATGGAGTACAGGTCATCATCTACAGTGTCAATGAAACACGACGACAGTTGTCCTCCCTTCGCCTTACCTGCATTAGCAAGTGTCGGGGTGGCTACGGTCATATACTGGTTAGCTAGTGCCTCATATGACTCAAGAATGAGTCCAAGGCGTTTGTCCTTGTCCTCTTTAATCATCAGTTGCATGGCAATTACCATGAACCGTTCTTGAGGAAGTTCCATCGTTTTTCCGTCATAATCACTTGCCAGATAACGCTCCGCCAGTGTGACGATGCCAATGTAGTCAAAGACTTTATCGTGGTCAGGTACAATATGTTGTTCCAGATAACGGATTTCATCTTCTGTGTACTCAGTCAGCAGTTCTTCTTTGTAAATGCCTTTGTCAACAAGTGTTTTGATTAGAGTCAGAAACGAGCCGTAAGGGTGTTCTGTATACGACTTGTATCCTCGATTAAGCGCGGCTTCTTTGTATAGCTTTGTCAAGTATGCCCGCGCCGCCACATAAGTCCACATCGGTTCTTCGATTGTGATAAGCTCCACTGCGGACATGTAGATTAGTCTGGTGATTTCTTCTGCTTGAATCTCAGGTCTTGAGCCGATCTTAGACATTACCGAATCAAAGAGCTTGGCAGGGTCTGCGTTGCTATAGCTCGATGTGATTCGTTCGATGTACCTGCGTAGTCGTTCTGGATTGAACGCCATGCTTCTGTTATTCGGCTTTAGTACTTGCAAGTAAATCACTCCTTCTGCTGTTATCCGGCATGGTTCTGGAGAGTATAAGCAAGGTGCCCACGCCGTTTAGAAGTAGTATAATTATAAGTTCGTGAGCCTACATTCTAACGGTTTACGGTACCCCTGCTTATTGATCTTTTCACTTATACTGTCGCAATTTTTCTGGGCGAGTTGCAGAAAAATAAAATGCCCCAGTCAGTTTTGACCAGAGCATTCTGTTCCTCCCACCACTCGGAGACCCGTGGCGGGAACAAAGATTCGCTTGGGACTAATTTTTCAGATGCAACTTAAACGAGATCGTTGGAAGGAACAAGCTTTGTATAGAATTAGTTGTTCAATGGAGCTTCATGCATTAAACAAAAAGGCCATAAGTATCAAGCTTTATGGCCTTTAAAACATTATTTATTAAACACGAGTGTTCTTTTCGGACTACCTAAAATCGCTGAATAATTTCTAACATTGCATTTATCTTACCAATGTAGGTGCTCTGTCTGCCAGTCTGATATGATGGAGGAACTTTACCGATGGATTCCAGACAGAAGGAACTACATAAAAAAGAAGATGTCTCAACCGCCAAGTAAAAGACATCTCCTTCACGAAATGTATTGTTAGCATCAATCATAAATCATCATTGCCTGACATGACAGCCCGTTCCTCCCACCACTCGGAGACCTGACCGATAGGCCAGTGGCCATAAAGTTGGAGACGGGATTTTGTCGAGCACTAATAGCTTATTGCTTAGTACTAAACCAACTGAACACTGACCACTAAATACTCAATACTGAGCACTTACCCCAACGATAAGCTACTCTTATTGAATATCTGTATACCAATAGCAAACTGGTATAAACTGTTGTGGTCATGGTGCGTGGTTTACTACGTCATGTCAGGCAATTACTACCTAAGTTATTCCACGACGATCTCGGTTACGGCATTTACTTCGTTCAGCGTACCGTCCAGTTCAGTCATAAACTCCACGAGGAATTTATTGACCCCATCCATACGCTCTCGCGGGACCAGATACAGAACCTCAGCAGTAAGTGCCTTGATTGCGGATTCATCCAAATCTTTCACTTTATTGTTAATAGTCTCATTGTGTGAACGAACTTCGTTTTCCGCCTTCTGTACCGCCCGACCATATTGGCTATTCAATGCCTGCACATATGGTTGAATGTCGCGACGATAGATCAGGGCCTCTTGAATCGTCATTGTCTTACCGCCGACAGTGATATACGTGTTCATGTTAGCCTTATCAATGGCGGTTTTAATCTTCGTAAACTCTTTAATCAGATCATCGAACTGCTGATAAAGAGAGTTTACAGCTTCAATTGCTTGGTTGTGGTTGCGATTCAACGGCACCTTTTGGTCACCAAGCGGGTGGCGCGATGCACTAGAGATAGCCCCGTAGACGCCGATTTGATTTGCAATGTTGCTAAGTTGTGCCTTGATAGTTTTCAGACGAGTCAGACCGCGTGCGATAGTCATTTTACGTTGTTCACTCATTACTAAATTCCCCCTTAGTTATGTATGGCCGCCCTAACCCATCCACTCAAGCGACCTGAACGTCACCATACTAGACGTTTTCCCTTATGTTCCGAGGGCGTCCCCTCGGCCGGAGACCGGTTCTCCTGTTTTCTGTGGGCCTCACCCCATATCCCACATGCCGCGCCCTTTGCTACGTCATCCTTCCTTATGCGGCTTTCCTAATCGAATGGTAAACGCTCCCCTTGCCCTCCACATAGGAGCATCTGCCGTACCTCCCTAAAGACGCATGTTGTGTACGGCTCCCTCTATAACCGGACAGGGCGGTGAACACAAAGGAGTAGATGAGTTTAACAAAGTATTACCCTGCCTCACACCATATCGTGTAGGCGACGAGCGTTCAAAATATACATTTGATTTTAATTTTTTTTCTTACCTCCTTTTTAGTTTTAGTCTATAAGGTTGTAAGGATGTGCGTACAATTTTTGGTTAGTAGTTTCCAATCATCTCCTTATAATGTGGTCGGGGTGAACCTATGAATTGTGCATGTGGGCGGTACTTAACACAGCAATCTCGTGTTATCGCCAAACTCTACGGGCTAGATGGCTCACAGTGCCTTTTCTGCATGTCCGAAACCTTGGATATACCATATCAGGAATTGCTAGACAGGTATCAAGGTATAGAAGACTGCCGGGAATGCTCCAGAAAGCGTAAGCGAGAGGAAATGAGAAGACTTCTAAGGGGATGATTAGATGAAGTATCTTCAATCGGGGTATACAGGTAACGCTAAGGTGCTGAACGTGCTGTTGCTGAATGACTTGCACGTTGGTTCCGAAGCCGCCGACCTCGGTCTGTTAAAACGGTGCATCAAATTCGCTGAGAACAATAGAGAAAATACTCGTATTCTTCTGAATGGCGACCTGATCGAAGGCGTGACCAAACTCAGCAAAGGCGACATCTATACTCAGCGAATGACCCCGAAGGAGCAGATTGATTACGTTGTAGACTTGCTTGAACCAGTCAAAGACCTGATCGACGGGGTAACAGAAGGAAACCACGACTATCGCATTATGCGTGAGACTTCTATTGATGTGGTAGAGATGATCTGCCGATACCTCGGCATTAAGGATAAATACCTTGGTATCCGTGGAATCGTTGGCTTCTCGTGGAACAAATGCTTCTACTCTGTGGATATGCACCACGGAACAGGTGGAGGAAGTACTGTTGCGGCAGTAGAGAATAACATGAAGAAGCTGTGGAAATCAGATACGGATGTTATGTACTGTGGGCACTGGCATAAAGAATTTGCCAAACCTATCAAGCGATTTGCAGTTGACCCGTACAACAAAATCGTCCGAGAAGAGAAACGTTGGTTGGTATGTGGTAATACGATTGTAAACACTGCTGAATACGCGGCAAGGGGCGGATATGAAGAGGGATTCCCCTCCCAAGCAGTGCTGAAACTGAGCGGCAAGAAACACAACAAGGGCATCGAGGTAGAGTGGATTAGATAATGCTACCTGTCAAGAAGTGCCCCGCCTGTAATCTAAGGTACGTGACTTCCAAAGCACGATACTTCTTCAAGAAGGAAGGGCTACAAGGAGAGCCTATCTGCCTGTACTGCCTTGCTGAAAAGACGGGTAAGGCAATAGGCTCACTTGGTTTATTGGAAGACGGACCTTCTTCTCAGACTCCCGCCGCCGTGGATACAGCGCAGATGAGGAAGTCAGTACAAGGTTGCCGCCCTTGTGCTCAGAGAAGGAGGTCGTTCTAGTTGGATTACAGCAGGTACATCGACCCCTTTTTTCTATCTAAGATTACGTATATTGACGCTGACGGCAAGCGAAGGGTAAAGAACCCTTACCGAAACCGTAAGTCATACGACATCATTGTCCCTAGCGTAAACGATGACGGGAACTTTGTGTTCCTCGTACCTGAGAGTGTAGTGGGTAAGTCGGTGTTCGTGGAGTTCCCCGGTAACACTCGCTATCAGTTTGTTGTCAACCCACAGACGAATGAAGTGACTGTTATCGGTATCCCGCCGCTTACTTATATTGAAGTAGTCGTGGTTAATCCTCAGCCTTTGCCGCCCTCTCCCGATGACCTTTATTGGGATGAGCTAGGGTACGATGCTCAGAAATCCATTGTGGCGGCGTGGGGAAACATCGAACTCGTCTGTAATGTACTTTATCCGGCCACGGCGGAGTCCGAATTAGGATTTGACGAGCATAACACAATTAAGTATCAACTCGTCGGGTGGAGAAACAACTGCGGAAACGAGAAGGGAACGAGCTTCACCAAGATCAACGCCCCGAAGAATGGTATCTACTTTCCGCCACCTCCGCCACCTCCTCCAGACCCACCAACCGACCCTGAGATTGACCATGATTACGACCTCAAGTTTGTATTGCGGTGGGAAAACAGTACAAACACAGACTTGGACTTCCATGCGTATCTTGACCACACCTATGATAAGAGGGTTTGGTACGGAGGGAAGACCTACGGAACGGAACCGAACAAGATGTGGCTCGACTACGACTATACAATGCACAATGACACCGGTAGAGAAACACAGCCGGAGATCATCACAGTTATGGGCTATAAGAACTCTACTATCTCCTTGCAAATCAATAACTTCAACCGAGGTGTCCTCAAGGAGGAGGTAACCGTAGAGATATTCGATGCGAGCCAAAAGCTTTTGAAAAAGTACACGATTCCGTATTACGCATTGTCAGGGGAGAAGAAATACTGGGTCTGTGACGTTGATCTGGCCACTAAAGCCATTACCGACAAGCTGAAGGAGATACCTTCAATGGGGACATTTAACTAAGGCGGTGAGACCAATTGCCGAGTGCTAACCGAACGCTTAGAGGTAATAAACGGAGGGCTGTACACGACAGGCTCATCGTTCCTAAGAACGGTTTCCAACTGCCTGCCGACCCTCCAAGACCTATCATCGAAGACCTACCAGATAAACCAGTAGGTCAGCGATGCACAATCACTCACGTAATAATCTATGAGATGTATGTTACCTATGAGGGTAAGCCTGCTAGGAAAATCCACCGAATCAAGTTCTCTGATATTGTAGGTAACCCGGTCACGGAAGAGAAACTTGAGCAGGGGTATGATCTGGTTACTCAGCAGGGCGAGACGATCACTGTTAAGTGGCATCACAATGACGGTAACTGGGCACGCTCCGCCCTGATTCTACACAATAAGAAAGCTGCAAAGACTTCCTATTACGAACCTAACTGGGGTAACGTCTATGGTGTAGGTCTTGAGTGGATTTCCTGTGACGGTACTCAAAGCGGTACTATCTGGGCCAATCGGCATTTAGGTAACACAAGTTCGACGGTAAACAGTGATGGTACCATCACCATAAATATTAACTACTTCTCTAGTAACGCTGAGCCTGACTATGCCCCTACAGCAGTTCGTGGTGGGCTGATGTTAGGAAACCCAGAGCCTTATCGTACCATGTGGCTAATGGGACAAGAGCTACCAATACGTGTATTCCCCGCCCTTGGGGAGATAGGTAGAGGTTGCATGTTTGGGTTCAATCCAAACGTTATGAACTTTGTGAAAGTTGCTCCTGCTCTACCTACTTGGTTAAGACTGACCGGACAAGGTACAGCCCGTGGGGATGCTATCGGTATTAGTTGGGCTAAAGATGAGTTCCATACTTTGCCGGTCCGCCCGGCCATTGAAGTCGAAATGTCTCCTGTTGTCGATAGGGTGAATTTCCCGAACGCTCAGGAGATCAATGGACTCTACGTCTTCCCTATGCGTGTCGGGAAATACAGGACTGGTAATGTATCAGGCTCTACTATATTCTTCCACCACAGAACTGAAGGTGAGTGTATAGTCAGAATTTATCTACTTGAGACCGACGACCAAGGTAACCCTCAATATACCCTAATGAAGAAGCAGTATCATTACTATTGGGGACCTACTGGTAACTCTTGTCCAGTACTTGAGGAAGAGTATACAGGAACCTTGCCATATCCAGAAAAGCCTATGGATACTTGCGCGGGAGTGGAGCCGCCAAGTGATGTACCGGACTACAGCGGAACTATTACCGATTTGGGGTACTTCTGCAACAACTCCATCGACCCCGACTCGATTGACCAGTACTACTGGAATCTACCTAGTCTAGGCGTTCCAGAGAACTTCTGGGAAGGGTTCAACTACATCCACAAAAACTTGTGGGGAGACAATGAATTTTACATCAACACGGGGGACAAGTTCTACCCGTACCTATGGTTACTGGTCACGTCTTCTATGTCAGGAGATGTGGATGTACCGGAATTGGCCAAGGATTGGCAAGAATTTAAGTCTTGGGCGGCCTCTGCCGAATCTGGTATTAGCTGTCTAAACGACTTCCAAAAGGCTATGGTATACATGTCCAACAATCTGGGGTTGCCTGTGCTGTTCTATAACAGGACTGGAGTGGATAGGTACCTGCAAGGTAACATACTGGACTTGATGGCCAGATACATCAACGAGACTAAGCCGTTCGCGTATGAGTATCTGACATTTAACCAGTCCCATACAGACCCGAGCGTAGGAGCGTACAACTTCGACCCGTCCTATTACTACCGTCAACAGAACCCAGAGTGGGACAACTACAAGTCCTTTATCAACATTGAGCCTGAAGGTATGGATTTCGGGGATGAGAATTTCCGATTGGGTTCTCAGATCGTGAAGTCTATGGGTATTTGGTTGACAGACCCCGCCCATCCGACAGATTACATCATTACACAGTCTGGGTTCACATCACCGGACATTCATCCAACGAATCCAATCCACAGGTACCAGTACGACTGGTGGACAGGCTCACTGCTACAGGATTATAATGACAACTTCAAAGCATACGTGGCGGCTCAAATAGCAGTACACGAGATGGGTCATGCTATTGACTTCTTCGTGATTCCGTACAACAACGGTAAGCCTCTCAGTGATTCCGCTGAATGGTGCGACATCAGTGGGTTCGATAGAACGAGACCATACGACACCAGTGTCCCAGAGATCACTAAGTCCAATCCGGGCAATATAGCAGACAACGGAAAACTTGCACCTGTGTCTCCATACGGTACTACCCACCGATTTGAGGACTTTGCAGAGACTTTCCGTATGTACGTGTTCCGCCCAGACATTCTGCGGAAGTACTGGAGAGCGAAGTACGACTTCATGGAGACGTACGTGAAGCCTATGACTATGGAGAACGTGCCACTACCTGCCAACTAGGAGGTTAATCCTATGATACTAAAGGTTGAAGGTGGCGGTCAATCCGTCACCGTTGACAATACAAACTGCAAGGTAGGGGAAGTGAAGATTCTGGCTGATGCAAACAGCCAGAGTCTCCACAACTTCCTGCATTATCACATCAATTGTGACTACCAGTTATTCAAGGAGATGTACGCAGAGGAGAATGAAGACCTGCGCGTGTTTCAGGATGGGCGGTGGGTTTTAAACAAAGCAAGCGACGACTATATCAGAAAGCACATCATCCCTCTGTGCGAAGAATACGGACTAACCGTAAAGGAGGTAAAAGCATGAAGACAGAGCGCATCTATCTACGGACTACGTCAGAAGACAAAAAATTTCTGCAAAAGATTGCAGAGGATAAGTACGAGGGTAATCTGTCCGCACTCTTCAATGACATGATTCAAAAACTAAGGGAACAGGAAGGTGAAGAGTAATGGAACTTCGTAAACGCGGACAACAAAGTAAGATCGAGAAGTACGGTCTCGTCGAACATGCTCTTAACCTTCTGAAAGTCACACCGAAGCTGACATATCAGCAAATCTGTGAAGAGCTTAACACCATCGGCAACGTGCCGGAAGAAGATCGAATCACTCCAGACAACCTCACTCACTTTGTTCGTAACTATCCTGATGTCCGCCGCGAGGTTATGTTGGCCAACCGCAGTTACATGCGCAAACTCGTGTTTGAGAGTGCAGAGTTTGATATGCTCGGCCATCTGAAAGAGATGGCGGCGAGAACAATGTCAATGATCGAGATTATGGAGGAAATGTCTCTACAGGAAGGCAAGCTACCCAAGGCTTCTGACTACAAAGCACTAAACTCTGAGTTGCGTGAGACCCTGAAACAGATCGAGGGTATCCACAAAGAGATTTACCAGATGGAAGTCGTTCGTGAGTTCCTTATGGAGGTAGTAAAAACACTGAAGGAGGTTTCACCAGAAGCCCTATCTGCCTTCATTGCAAAAATGAAAGGCAAACGCGAGAACTCGCACATCGTTAGCGAACTGCTTCAAGGGGGACTGAAATAATGTCTAAATCTGCGGCAAAAATCTATGCGTATGTGGGGACAATGGGTGCAGGGAAGACCAAGAAACTTGTCTCCCTTTATAACAAATTTATCAGTGAAGGTAAGAACGTAGCAGTATTCAAGCACGTTAACGATGTACAACGGGGCGGGCATGTGGATGCTGTGGTTGCTCGTAACGGAGACGCCGCCCCGGCCACGGCTATCGAGTCTCTATGCGAAATCCTAGGAACTGTCTTGAGTGGAGAGTTAGATGCTGTACTGATTGATGAAATCCAATTCTTCGACGATGAGGATACACTTCTGACCATTGAGTTGGCGGCAAGCCTCGGCACTGATGTCCATGTATTCGGTCTTGATATTACATCTGACATGGAGACATTTGGTCCTATGGGTGACATCCTAGCTCTTGCGGATGAAGTCAAGAAGCTAAAAGCTAAGTGTCACATCTGCGGGAGACCCGCCCGCATAAGCGCTTACGTCGGTACAGAAGAGAAAGAAGGGGTGGTAAAAGTAGGGGACATCGGTGACTACCAACCTACTTGCCGTGACTGCTTCCACTTTAGCGGTAAGTTCTCCAATAAATTTACTAGTCCTGTAAATCCGACTGAAGAGACCGGAGAACTTGTATATGAAGATGACGAGTTTTACGAATTAACGTTCGATTTTGAGGACTTAGGGGCAGAGATCGGTGTGTACAAGTCCAGTCTTGAACAGGCGGGGTACACATATGAGGACGTTAAAGACATTAACTCCTCAGAAGGACTCACAAACCTACTGAAAGACTTGGGATACATCTAAGGGTGATATTATGAACAACAGCTTACTTGACAGTCTATTTGAAGATGTTATTACTATGGCAGAGTCTGAAAACAATTCCTTGGGGCTTTGGCGAGAGAAGCCCCTCGGTCTTGTTGACTTCTTTACTGAGATGCTAGGGGAGAAGCCGTTCCCCGGCAAGCAGACGGAGTTGCTTGAAATTGTCGAGCAAATTTTGGATAAAGATAACCTCCCTGAAGGTCATAAGTTGAAGCAGGTAACAGAGGTTGCGGCTATGTGGGGAAAAGGTTCAGGAAAAGACTTTATCATCTCCGGTATCGTAGCATACATCCCATACCGTCTGAACTGTATGAACAACCCACAAGAGTACTTCGGGTTCGGTAAAGGGGAGCCTATCGACATCATCAACTTGGCTAAGAACGCTAAACAAGCCGAGAACGTATTCTTCACCAAGCTAAAGGCTCGTCTTGCGTCCTGTAAGTGGTTTAAGAAGGTTGACCGCCCTCCGGTTGCTTACAATGAGTATCAAGAGAAAAAGGACACCATTGTGTTCTATAACAACATACGAGCGTTCTCCGGTCACTCTGAAGCAGGTTCATTCGAGGGGTTTAACCCATTGGTTGCCATCTTCGACGAGGTAGGGGACTTTGAACGCAACTTGGCAGAGTTCTGTTATGACACGCTACGTTCTTCTGCAATGTCCCGTTTTGGTAAGCGCGCTCTCTTGTTGTTCATTAGCTTCCCAAGGTCAGCTAGTGATTTCATGGTATACAAGTACAATCAAGGTCAGGACGATAACGAACCAGAGGTCGTCTCGTCCCGTGGTGCTTCATGGGAAGTGAATTTGAACATTAAGCGAGAAGACCTTGAGATGGACTACAAAAAAGACCCGGAAGGCGCGAAAATGAGGTTTGAGTGCATCCCACCTGCTCAAAAGGGAGGATTCTTCCAGTACCCTGAACGTATTGATGACTGCGTTAAAGCAGGCAAGCAGAATCCTTGTGTGCTAGAGGAAATCACCATTACCAACCTTCTTGATAATGGGGAAGAACGTCACTTTGTAGGTTACGATGTTGCTCTATTCAAGGAGACATTAGAACTCGATACAACCAAGACGTACTACCTCGGTCTTGACGGCGGTATTACAAGCGACTCCTACACCTTGAGTCTGTTCCATGCAGAGACATTCTACGAGGAAGTTGTTGAGGGAGGAGACGCTGTAGAGAAGGCTCGTAATAAGCCCGTAGAAGACCTTCTGATAGAGTGGAAGCCTGACACGGTATATAAGATACCTGTAAGCGTACAGAACGTCATAGACATCGTAGAAGCCATCTGCGAGCGTGTTTACGTCAAGGCGGCTCTGATGGACAAATTCAACTCTGGTGCTATGGTACAAAAACTCATGGAATTAGGGGTGGAAGCAGAAGACAAGGTGTTCTCCAACCCGTTCCAATTGGTTATCTACACTAACTTCAAAAACCTTGCCTACACAGGTCATCTGGAACTACTAGATGACGAAAAGGCGAATGAAGACATGAAACACATCCTGTTAGTGAATGGGAATAAAATCGACCATGATAAGGGTCGCTCGAAGGATACTTGTGACGCACGTACCGCCGCCGTGTACCTCTGCTCCAATGATGACCCAGTAGAAGAGTCAAATTGGAGTATACCAACGATAGCAGGGGCGGTAAGGAGATAGGGTGCATTACGCACCCTTTTTTAATTTGTCCTTGTCTACTTTCCGCATCCAACGGTAAAGCCGGAGGACCTGTGTAAGGTCAATTTTGTAGAGGCGGGATAGAGCCATAAGAGCACCTTCCTCAGTAATGCCTATTGCTTTGGCGTTAATTGGGGTCCCATCAATATCAACTACAGATACTTTAAAATAAAGAGAGTCAGGAATCTTGCGAAGTGAGTTTGTGACATTGGTATTGCCGTGACCAACGGCACGAAGCAGGTCATTCAAGCAGAACATGAGTTCACCTTCCACTAAACCCACCCGAACCGGGTGATTCCCATATTTAAGGACTGTCCCCAGGTCTTTACTAGCCATTGATACCTCTCCCTTATCAGTACTCTCACTTATACTGTCACTATTTTTCATTAATTGGTTGCATGAAATTAGAAAGTGAATGGTAACATCTCTTCTTTTCAAAAATAAAAATCTTTGAATGGTATTTTTGGTCACGGATTTTAAAAATAAAAATCTTTGTAGTGTAAATTTTACTATGGAAGTATAGAAATAGTACTTAAAAAGATTAAGTATAGAAATAATACTCTCCTGCGGAGAGGTTCGTCGCGGGGATGTGAAGTTTTACTCTACTGTCCTTATATTGAGAGTGTACGCACAACGGCGGCCGCGCCGCATAGGGGGATGTCTATGAAAAAGATTTTCGTTTTGGATACCAATGTCATCCTGTCAGACTACATGTCTATTTATGCTTTTGAAGATAACGTAGTCGTACTGCCCTCTACTGTCCTTGAGGAGGTAGACTCTAAGAAAGATCGTACAGATGGCGTTGGCCTCAACGCCCGCGCCTTTAGTCGTGAGATTGATAATCTTCGCAAGATTGCACCCCTCCACAAGGGAGTGCCTCTACCCAACGGCGGGACATTGGTGACAGATATTGTACCTTCCGCATCTTCCGTTTACGACTTCTTTATGGAGAAGACCCCTGACAACGCTATTCTAGCTTTAGCGTGGCAAATAGGAGGTCGTGAGGAGTCTCCTGTTATCTTGGTATCCAAAGACGTTAACATGCGCGTCAAAGCCGATACGGTTGGCTTGGTGGCGCAGGACTACATGAACGATAAGGTACTCACCTCTGCTGACGATAAGTACAAAGGCTTCAGAGAGATCGAAACCGATAGTGATTCCATTAACACCTTTTACTCTGAGAAGTCCCTGCCGATGGACGGATTTAACGAGAACGAATTTATAATTTTAAAACATAGCCGCCAGAGCGCTCTGGGGCGCGTATACGGCGGTTTTATGCGTCCCCTATATAATTACACTGGTCAACTCGTTTGGGGCCTTACAGCGCGAAATGTGGGCCAGAGAATGGCATTAGATTTGCTACTCGACCCAAACATCCCTCTGGTGACCATTACAGGGAAGGCGGGGACGGGTAAAACACTCCTCGCACTCGCCGCCGCCCTTCAACAGACGTTGGATGATAAACGCTATCGCAACGTGCTTGTAGCGCGTCCTGTAGTCCCTATGGGGAATGACATTGGATACCTGCCGGGCGAGATGGAAGAGAAGCTACGCCCTTGGATGCAACCGATCTACGACAACCTTGAGTTCTTGTTCAACTGTAAGAACGAGAGCGACCTAGACAAAATCCTCGCGGGTATGTGTGAACTGAAGGTAGAGGCTCTCACGTACATTCGCGGACGATCTATCCCTGAGCAGTTCATTATCATTGACGAGGCCCAAAACCTCACAAAGCACGAGATCAAGACCATCCTTACCCGTGTGGGTGAGGGTAGTAAAATTGTCCTAATAGGCGACCCTGAGCAGATTGACCACCCGTATCTCGATCAGTTTAGTAACGGTCTGACTTACGTGGTAGAGACCATGAAAGAGCAAAAACTTGCGGGGCACGTACATCTGGAGAAAGGTGAACGCTCTGCATTAGCACAGCTGTGCGCCGACATGCTATAAGGAGGGTGCTTGCATGCGCATCATTAGTAACACAAGCTATTGGGCGGCAAGTCGTATTGCATGGAGTCTCGGACTTAAAAGAGGCGAGTGGAAATTCGTATCAAGTCATAATATAGACCATAGCGGTATTCGGTTAGAGTTGCGGGGCGCAGATGTCATCCGCATGAGTTAGTAGGTTATTTTACTGAAGCAGAGAGATGGTATTTATACGGCAGGTACGAGGACACGACCTCCTGTAGTTAATGCAGGAGGTTTCCCCACTATACTGAGATTTAGCTAGTGAAGGTGGTGATCTTGTGAGATTCTTTGAAAGACTCTGGTCTTTCGTCACGAGGCCTTGGGGCGGGTTTAATAAGCAAGAGTACTCCAGAAACGAACGAACCGTTACTGCTAGTAACTTCGGCGGGAGCAAGAAAACTGACGATATGGAAGGCGGGCAAGTACCTAAGCTCCGAAAACACATGCTACTTAACGATGTCGCGTTAAAGCGGTACTCTCCAAGGGAGGTACTTGAAATCTTGAAGTATAACCACCCTGATGTGTCTCAAGCGGTGTGGAACTTTAAGATCATCGGCAACTCAGGGTACCGGGTGAAAGTAACCCTACTGGATGGTGTTACTGAACACAAGTCAGGTCAGAAGCTGATCGAGGACTTCCTACGTAATCTTGAGTTTTACAACACGAACGGATACGAGAAGTCGAAGAGCATCAACAAGCTGACAGACGAAATGATTGACAACATCCTCATTCTCGGCGCGGCCTCGATGGAAATGGTAATGGACAGGAACTTTGAAAACGTGCTCTACTTTGCTCCTGTTGACCCTGACACTATCTCGTTTGAGATGGAGCAAGGGCGGCTTGTTCCCTACCAAAACACAAGCCGTAATGGAAAAATAAAATTAGATATTCCCACGTTCTTCTATGAGGGACTTGACGAGTCGGTTACAGACCCATACGGAACGTCTCCATTCCTGTCGGTAATCCAGACTATCCTGTTCCACTTACAGGTGCTCGAAGACCTGAAGATGATTATCCACAACCAAGGGTACGGAAAGTACGACATCAAGATTGTTGAGGAAGTCCTACTGAAGCGAATGCCGGTTAACATTCGCAACAACGAGGTGAAGAAACAGGCGTGGTTGGACGAACAGCTTAAATCAATCATTGAAGCCTACTCCAAGCTAGACCCTGACGCCGCCTTTGTTCACTTCGACTCCGTTGAAGTAGGCATGGTGGATGCGGCCAAGGCTACTATCGACCCGCAGAAGATTATGGCTGTGATCGACGCTATGATGAACAATGCTCTGAAACAGTTCTCCACCCTCATGGGGCGGCGCAGTACAGGCCAGACCGAACAGTACGCAAAAATGGAAATCAAAATCTTCATGAAGTCTGTACAGCGAGTGCAACGTATGATTGAGTCCATGTTCTCTAGGGCACTGACGAAACTGCTCAACATCAACGGTATGCAAGGATACGTGTTCTTTAAGTTTAATGACACTGAAATCCGTACCGAACTGGAGAAAGTGAATTTCGAGCAGATTGCGATTCAAAACGCCCAACGTAAACGCGACAACGGATGGATTACGCAAGACGAGGCCGCCGAGGAGATCACTGGCCACAAAGCTGTTGGTGACCCTGATAAAGAGATGCTCGGCATCGTCAAGTCTGAGCCGAAAGGGGCGGCGGACGAACGTCAGCCAAATGACCCTCAGTCCTCTGATAGTACATCAAACACCTAGCAGGAGGTAAAGAAATGGAAGGAGCCTTATTTATCTTTAGAGATGGTACTAAGATTACTGGACATAGCCGACCTGATGATATTGTAGCCAAGTACAAGAGACTACAGGAAAAGGGTGCTCAGGTTCGGATTTCAGGCAAAGAAGTGCTGAAGATTGTGAATGATGGTGAGGTTATCTACTTCGCACCTGCATAAGCTGTGTACGCCCCTGTGTTAAAGGGGCGTTTTCATGTCCTTATAATAAGTCCAGATTGGCTTAGGGGGTGTACGAGATATGCCGCGTCCTACTCCGGCTCAACTGAGGAAAATCAATAAACTTTCCCAGACTGAGTTGAAGGAAGACCAAGTGTTCGTATTCCGTAGCCTATCTGCTGACACCCTTCCTGTTACGCGGTGGGGTTGGTTCGGAGAGTACAGCATCAACATGACCGAGAAGATGCTTCATAAGCTGAAGAAGGATTACCAAAAAGGCGTAGGTCTTTTGGCTTCCCATAACAGCTATCGTCTTCCGTTTGGTCGGACTTTCGATGCAGAAGTACTTGCAGATGAGGTTGACGGAGAAAGCGTTAAGACGCTGTATATCGACCATTACATCGTCACCCACGTCGAGGGTGAGAACGGAGAGCGCAGGGAACTGAATACTGAAATTGGGATGACTACGCGAGAGATCGCTGACCATATTTCGGTAGGACACACGTTCGACACTTCTATTGGGTTCTCGATTGATGAACCTATCTGTTCGATCTGTAAGAATAACATCCACGATTATGAGAAGTGCGAACACCTTCCCGGCCTGACTTACGATGTCGATGGCGAAATGGTTCGTTGTGACATTATTGCTGATAGTGGTGAAGGCATCGAGAACTCCTTGGTGTATGCCGGGGCGGTAAATCGAGCGACTATCCAACGAGCACAAAAGGGTTTTGAAGGTTCCGAACAGTTTTCTGCTAACGGTCTACAAGAACCCGTTAAATTTGGCGAAATGGAACTCTATAATGTAGACGACATTAAGAGTTTGCCGAAGGGTGCAAAGATTCTGTGTTTCCTGTCAAAAGGAAACCTGCAACTCTATACTAATACTCCTGAGCGCAGAAACTTCATGGAGTTCAAGAAAGGACGTGAAGAGATGGGCGCAAACGCACAAGCGCAACCGCAGACACAGGAGACCGATCTGGTAGCTATGTCTGTATCTGCCGAGGATATGGTGCTCAAGTCTGTGCATGAGGCTGAACTGGCTAAGAAAGAGGATGAACTGCAAGTAGCTCTGGGCCGCATCTCCGAACTGGAGGCGCAACTGAAAGCAGAGCAGGCACGGGTGGAGGAACTTTCCGTTAAAGCCGCTCTCGCTGACCAGTTCACTGAAAGCTTGATTGAGGATACTGTCAAGGCAGGCGTAGCCGCTCGCGGTAACGCATTCAACGCAGAGCGTTATGAAAAATATCTGCGCACTCTCAGCGTAGAGGAGATTAAAGAAGAACTGGCGGCCATGAAGAAAGAGTTCTCCGGTGCTATCCAAGAGGCGGCGGCTCAAGTAACAGAGTCCGAAGCTGAAACCGAACGCAACGAGGCTCCTCTTCAACAAATGAGCAAAGCCGAACTCCGTCAGGAAGCCGCTAAGATTGCTTTCCAACGCTACAAGCGTGAGGGCGGCAATCTTGAAGAACTGACGAAACAAGTACTGGCTGAACTTGAAGGTAAAGCGAAGTAATAAAGGAGGGTAAACACAATGGCAGGTAATGTAACAGGCTTTCAGCGCCCGTATACGTTCCGTGAAAACGCAACCTACAAGACTGTAGGTGTCAGCCAAGCTGTTACTTACGGTGACAACGCCCGTGAGGTTCAGGTTCCCGAATCCGACAACATGCCTCCGGTTGGGGTTGTTACCTATCAATACGAAGACCGCGACGGCGGTACTGTAGCAGTACAGCTTGACCGAATTGCTGAGATCGAGGCAGTTGAGAACATCTCCTTCGGTGAAGATGTTATCGTTGCCGCGGGCGGTAAAGCAAAACGTGCCGCAGGTCTCTCCGCAGGCACTACTGCTTATGTACTTGGCGAAGCACAAAACACCGTTGTAGCAGGGCAAATGGTACAGGTACTGATTCGCCCGAAAGTCTACACGGTGTAATAGAGGGGGTTCCAGTAGATGTCTACCTACGGTCAACACAATATTAAGAATACACACTACGACCAATATCTTACGAATATTTCGGTGTCTTACCAAGATAACCAACAATTTATCGGTGAGACTGTCATCCCGGTCGTAGAAGTGGACAAGCAATCCGATAAGTACATGGTATTCGATTACCAAGATCACATGATCGCTGATGACGACATCCGCCGCGCTCCGGGTACGGTGGCGTCCGAAATGCGGACCGGATGGTCGGATGATGCGTTCTACTGCGAAGGCTATGCGAAGCGTTACGCTTTGTATGATGAAGAAATCGCCAACGCAGACCAAGATCGCATCTTCAACCTGAAGGAAATGGCGGCTAAGCAGGTTAAAGCGAAACTGCTCCTGAACAAAGAGTTGAAGTCTGCTGAACTGCTGACGAACCCGAACAACTTCCACCCTGATCTGCGCATCTCCTTCGGTGGCGCGGGCGACCCTGCGAAGTGGTCCGACTTCGACAACAGTAACCCGATTCTTGACATCTTCAAGATTCGTGAGAAAGCTGAGCGTCTGGGTGCTATGGATTTCAACACGCTTGTCCTGTCCAAGCCTGTTTACAACATCCTGAAGATGCACCCGAAACTGAAATCCACCGTAGCAGGTTGGACTTCTCCTGAGTTCGTTTCCGACGAACTGATTAAACAACTGCTCGGCGTTGATCGCCTGATCGTTGCTAACGCACGTAAGGCTACCTCTGCACAACGCCGCGTAGGTGAGGGCGGCCTGACCAACTACATCTGGGGCAACAACGCTATCCTGATGTATCTGCCGAACTCTCCGGGCCGTGACATCCCGGCGGCGGCTTACACGTTCCAGTGGACCAACCCGCAAGCGAACGTGGTCGGTGCTCAGAAGACCCGTGAATACTACGACGAGGCTTCTAAGACGCTGTGGATTGAAACGGAAGAGTGGTTCGCTCAGAAAGTCGTATCCAAACTGGGTGCGGTTGTTCTGCCTGACGTAGTAGACCCGCTCGTACCGTAATAAAGCATAGCATGCAATAGGTGGGCTAGGGAGGTAAATCCCTCCCACCTTTTTTGCTATATCCATAGTACCTAAGAATGGAGGTAATGTCAATGGCACGTGGTAAGAAAGCTACAACTACCGAGGAAGTAAAAGTGGATGCTGTTGTTGAAGAAAATGCGGCGGAGCAAGTAAAGCAATCCAAGGAAGAGGTCAAAGAGACCAAAGAGAAGGCTTCCACTAAGAAAGAAGAGGTCAAAGTTGTACGTGAGACCGTCCATCAACTTGGCATCTTCACTGACTACATCTACAACGTAGTGAATAAAGGGGCTAAAGTAGTCGTTGAGAACCTTGGTTACGGTGACATCTACGTAGACACTGAAGGACTTGCAAAGGTAGGTCAGTCCAAACGACTGATGTTCAAAGAGTCCATCGAGTTTGAAGGTGTAGAGAAGGTTTATCTGGCATCCGCAAGTCAACCAGTAGCACAAATTCTGGAAATCAAGTAAGGTAGGTGGTCTTTATGGCCCTTATCATTGACCCTAGTACCGACACTATGTTTTATGATTCCGTTCGCAGGTTGCTCGGCGGGGTCGATGAGGACATTCTACCTAACGAGGACATTAGCGACCCTGCTATTCTCGATATGGCGGAACTGCGAGTCATCGACCTAGTTCCCGATTACACTAACCTGTCACCTACTGACTTTGCAAAGGTCAGACTTGCGACAATCTACATCGTAGCTTCCCTCCTGTGCCCTTCTATGGCTAACAGGGTTGACATAGAGGTTAAGACGATTGATGTCCATTGGAAGCGTAAGTCAATCAACTACGCTGAGTTGGCGCAGATGCTACTCGACAGGGCATTGGATTTACTGGATGATCTAGTCGAGCTTGGAGGAGACCCTAGGATTTTCGCGATTGCTCCTTCTAAAAGGGCGGTGAGGGCGCGTGAAAAAGGCAAAGGCCCGTATTATTAAGACACAGGGCACGGACGTGCAGGTAACACGGTACATGTCCGGTGTCCCTGTCACTTTTGAAACTAAGGCCCTCCTTGGGAGGATGAACAAGCAAGTAACCAACATGAAACAGTTGGAGAGCTTCAAGGAGGGCATATTCCTGCCTGACTCTGGTGTGGACGGCGGTGATTTCGTGTACAACTTAGCGCAGGGCGAGAACTATGTCGTGAGTGCCACCCACCTAGAGCCGTACAGAAACAGTACTATCTCTATTGTTGCCACGATGTTGAAATGTAATCACCTAATGACGGTAAAAAGCCTACAAAAAGTGGCAGACACGAGGGGCAACCTGAAGACGGAACTCGTCACCACTTACACAGGAATCCCTTGCTTTTTAGAGCAGGTAACAAATGAACTACGCCAGATCGACGCGGGCATCCACCCGGACACCGAGTACAGAATCTACACTTCTGCATTGGACATTAAGGAGACAGATCAAGTAACTATCCATATCCACGCCAAGGAAGAAGCATTCAAGGTAATCGCCCTTGATTTCGTCACTTTCCCTAAGATGTTGGTTATGGAAGTAAGCCGAGACGTAAGGAAGTGAGAACATGGGCAGGTTTATCGGCTTCGATGAAACTGGCTTTATCGCCGCCCTGAAAAGGGCGGTGAAAGGTGTATTGGACACCGTAAGCAAGAACGTATACAGGTCCATGCTTCACAACTTGTCTCAACTGAAGGTTCGTAGTGTAGATGCGGAGCACGTCTCTTCATTCCCACACGCGATACGTATGACTAATAAGGTTGCGGCCACTAAGTTCGTTACCCACTTCGGTATGTCGAACAACAGACCTAACCAGTCATTCCGCGCTCTGTACTACGAGTACGGTACAGGGTCAAACATGCGGCCTCCTAGCAACTGGTCTCCTTCTGACGAATGGAATAACTGGAACCCTGTTCGTCCGAAACAGAAAGGAGCACCGATCTACTATCGTGGCGGAAAATGGCAGGACTTGGGTGGAAACTGGCATAAAGGCGGGGTTAATCCGGGAGTGAAGAAGATCATCCCAAGGAAGAACCCTTACGGGCATCCAGTGCGAGCGCATTACTGGTTCAGAGGGGCGCTGAGAGAAGGGACAAGGAACCTCGATACGCTTGTTCTCCAGGCTGTTAAATCTGTGCCAGTTACTTCTTATATTAAGATACGAGATATACGAGCAAGGATGTGATGTGATGTCCCTCTTACGTATGTCAGACCTATACGCATACATCCACACCGTCCTGCGAGAGGATGGGGTAATTCGGAGTCTGATGGGCTTCACTCCATCCACAACTTTGGAGGAAATGGCTCAGAAGATTCAGAAGAAACGCAAGCCTACGAGCCTTGTATCAGAAAACCTCCCTATCATTTCGTTTTACGCTAATCCCGGTTTGCGAGGGGACAACCACCTAGAGTATATGGTAGCCTTCGACTTTGACATCTATGTACTAGATGGGGATGAGGAGACTGCCATCAACATAGCAGATCGGATTAACGAATTGTTCAACGAGCAGTACATCGGGTTGAAGTGCGTGAGTTCGCTTAAAAGCGAGTTTATGACAATGGGTGAGGTCGAAACCGACCAAGAAGACACCTATCAGTTTTTCACGCAAATTCTTTTCACTATTGCGATTGAGGGGTGAACCTGAATGGCACACGCCACCACCAAGAACAAAAAAATGATTATCAAAGGTGCGGGCAAGTTCATGGCTAAGATTCCCGGCTGTGACGAACTTATCACACTAGGAACCCTGAACTCCATGCGCCTTGACATCCAATTGGATATGCAGGACATCGAGGGCGGCGACTCTTCCGTACCTCTGGATACTCTACTGCGTAAGAAGACTATCGACATTACTGTCGAGGACGCCAAGTTTGACCTGAACATGGTTCGTCTAGTGCTTGGTTCCAAACTGCGCGAAGGTGTAACTGGTGCCACTTACAAAATTGTAACCGAGACTGCCGTACTGCCTGCTTCTGCACCGTTCACTGTAAGCCTGTCGCAGGAATCTATCGCTAGTCCGGCTCCGGTCGTTCGTTTGAACAACGCCGCAGGCGTAGAGTTGCCGTCTACGCATAGTGTAGCCAACAACGAGGTTACTGTTACTAGTGGTGTAACGGGCGGCGAGACCGTGTTTATCTCCTACGCAGTGGCGGCTGTGGCAGACAAAGACGGTTACGTATGGGTTCTGGAAGAGAAGCATACCGTTAAGAACGGTAAAATCACTCTTGGCTTCGGTAGCTCCTTGTTCGAGGAAGACGGTGACAAAACCCGTCACATCTCTATCCGCACGCTCAAGGATAACAAACCGCTGAAACGTACTACTGGCGGCTCCCCTGCCGAGCATGAGTATGTTGTTAACCCGAACACTGGCGAGATCACGTTCAACTCTCACATGGAGAATACTGACGTTTACGTCAACTACAAACGCACTGAAGTCGTTGACGTTCTGGACATTGCTACACGTGATTTCCCGCTTACGGTCAGCATTGTACATGACGGTCAGTTTGAGCAAAAAGACGGTTCTCTGCAAGGCTATCAAACCGAACTGTACGCTTGCCGCGTGAAGTCTAACTTCACTCTGGATGCGGCCCGTCAACAAGCGTCCACTCACAGTGTGACACTGACGGTTATCGACCCAGAGCGCCCGGACGGACGGCTTGGTACGATGAAGCGTTACGAAGTACCGAATCAAAACCTGTCCGACCTCTGCTAATGAGAGACTCCCTTCAGGGAGTCTTTTTACATTTCCTTGTTCAGATTGTACGCCAACTTCTTATCATGTTCTATGACGATGAGTCGTCTTGGGTGTAAGTCTCCTTCCCCCTGCTTACACCCATTTTTCTTAACCATTTAGGGGGAGGAAGTGAAAAGGGGGTTAAGTAAGAATGAGTGAAGATCGTAATATGGTCATTCCTAAGAATGGCGGCACTTCTGAGGAAAAGGATACTAAACAATCACAGGTTATGCAAGAGGAGCCTATCACGCAAGAGGAGTCCGAGTATATCGAGAAGGTGTTCTTTGAGGACGACGAGGAAATCCGACTGCGGGACGGGCGTACGTATCGCATCCCTCCGTTGGGGTTGAAGGATGCACGCAAGCTGATGAAGCTCATCAATAGCGTGGATTCTACATTCATTATTATGAACTTTATGGAAACGGATGAAGGGGAAGGAGACAAATACAATGAACTTATGGAACTCCTTCTCTTGGCATTCAAGCCTTACTACAAACATGTAGATGTCGATTATTTGGCTGAGTATGTTGATCTAGTGACGGCTAAGAAGATTATCGACATTATGACCGGGTTGAATGGTCTAAAAAAGTTACTGTAACCAACAAGAAGGAAGAGGAGGAGTACGACAAGCTACCTCCGATAGACTGGTCGAAAATCTTCTTCAAGTTGGCCCGTTACTGCAACCTTGACAAACATCAGGTCTGGGAGCTTACCTTGCCTCAGCTTAACTACTACCTGAAGCAGTGCAACGAGCACATCGACTTCACTGTGAAAGTGTCCACAGGAGGACTTGCTTCCATGTTCGGTGGAGGGGTAGTTCCTAACGACGAAGGCAGTGTTCCTGAAGGGTTCACCGGAAAGACAAAAAATGGTGACGAGTATGAGGATGGCTACAAAGTAGCTAAAGCTGAAGACATGGAATGGCTCGCAGGCATACTGTAACTCCTGTTCTGCTTCCTTTTAGGGAGGGAGCAGGAGTTTTACTTTATTAAGGCGGTGATAACATGCCGAATGAATTACCTAATCTTGGTGCCGATATTGTTCTGGAGTTTCAGCAATCCATTAACAATATCCGCCTGTTCAAAGAGGCACTGGATGGACTGGATGCAAGGTTCGGTAGCCTTGAGAACAGAATCAATAGTATGAGGTCTACCATGAACTCCCTGTCCGAGCACGTATCTGGGGGAGGCGGCAGGAACCTCCGGGCGGAACTTGAGCGTCAACTGAACGACTTCCTCATGAGTAAAGGAATCGTTGTCTCTAAGATAGGTAACTCTCCACTGAAGGTTGACGGCAATACGGTACGTTCCGTGTTTAATCGAGTAGAGGTTGAGATCAACAAAAAACTTGCGGAGGCATACAAAAACATTGTAATTCAGGTTGACCCTTCTCTACAAGTAGGTAAAGTTCCTATTGACCGTGATGATTTTGCAGAGGTTAATAAGGCAATCGCTAAACTGGTGCGCGTTCAGTTGAACAACCTTGTGGCGGCACTCCAGAAACACGGGGCAGGTCTCATTTCTGCACAAGACCTATCTACTATCCAATTGCAGATTGGTAAAAGCACCGTCCAACAGATCATCAATAAAGTCAAGTCACACCTGAATGAGATTCTACTGAACCCTGTGATCGGCTCCGATGCGCGGTTGGAGTTTTCTAATCGCGACTTGGATAGGGTCTTTAAGGCCATCCGTGACAGGGTGCGTGAATCCATTCAAAACACCGTGGAGCAAGTCAGCGTTCATCGTGACGCTTCCAACTTCGCGGATAATATCAGACGCATGCATAGTGCGATTGATGAGTCCGCAAGCGATTACATCCGAAGCGTTACTCAAGGCATTAACTCCATTAGCGCCACAGACATGGCTCGACCACTTAATCAACTGTCTACGCAGTTGCGGCGGTTCATGGCAAAAGAGTTAGGTACTGATCTGGATACCTTTAACCGGATGTTTGCTCAGCAACAGTTCACCAACGCTGATGTAATGTCCGCCGAGTTTCGCCGTCAGTTCGCTCGTCTGGAGCAGGCACTGAACAGGAAGATCGGAGGCGGGTTGACCGACGAGGTAAAGGAGATCATCAAGCAGATTGACAGTGTACAGATCAGCTATTCCCCTAAACTCCGTTACCACCTCGTCCAAGAGATCAATCGCATTAATAATCAGATTGTCAAAAAGATTCGTGAGCAGATTGACTTGCAATTCGCCAATATGCGGGCGGAGATCGACAGCGTAAGGGTTGCTCCAAAAGACATTAATCGTGCTCGTCGCATTCGTAGTTTAGGTCAAGTCGAGACTGAGGCTGCCTCTGTAGAGCGGCGTACCCGTCAGGAGCCGCTAACCTTAGCTAATGACCCTTATGCAAGACGTGATGCTTACTTTAACAGCTTCGGTCTTGAGGGTGCTATCGTCAACACCATCCGCCACATCTTGGCAGGTTCTCTCGTAGGTGCTCCCATGATGATGGCTTACCAAGCTATCGAGACCTTTAAGACCTCTCAACTTGAGCAGTTGAAGATGTACTCCAACTTGTATTCCAAGGCGCAGTCCGAGTCTCAGGAGATGGCGGCGCGTGGGGACATGAGGACTCCTGCCGAGTATGCATCTCAAACGGTTAAGGAGATCATACCATTCGTCAGAGATGCGTCCGTGCACCACGCTATTGATTATGGAACAATGTCTCAAGTGGCAAGCGTAGGTTCCCGTTTGCTCGATACCGCAACGGAGGTCAAAGCCTTTACGGACGTTGTAGGTAAAATCTACAACATCGACCGCGAGGGTGACCCTGCGGAAACTATCGCTCCGGGACTTGAGGCATTCATGGGTCAGTTCGACATGGTGGTCGGTGAAATGGAAAGAAGGGTAGCCCTTCCTCTTGACGTTGCCACGAACTTGACGAACGCTACCACCGAAGCCGTTCTTAACGCTATTGCTCGTTCCGGCTCCATGTTCAAGGCGGCGGGCGTAAGCCCAGAAGACGCTATCGCTCTGGTAGCCACTTCCATCAAGCATACCGGGTTGACGGGTGAGAATATCGGTAACTTCTATAAGTCCATTCTCCCTCGACTGCAATCCGAGAGTGTGCTGAAGCAACTTGAACGAATTGGAATCGACGTGTACTACACGGACGACCAAGGAGTGGAAAGAGCACGTAACGCCATGCAGATTTTCAAAGACATTGCGGACAAGTATGGAATGCTCTCTGACCGAGATAGACGCAACCTCGACATGGCGCTGTTCGGCACCTACCAAGGTGCCAAAGGTCAAGCTACATTGAATGCTCTGTTTGAGGCGGTTAAGATTTCCGATACTATTGCGGCGGCACAGGCAGACCCCAACCTCACAGCTTTCTACGAAAAACTGACAGCAAATGCCATGACTCCTATCATGGAGATTGAGAGGGCGGGCAGCTCTGTAACGATGGCCCTGACCTCTGTACTGGAAGAACTCTCCCCAGAGATTGTAGACATCGCTAAAGGAATCCAGAACCTTGCCTCAAGCATCCACGAGCATAGAGAAGCTCTTGCAGGGTTCATCTCGTTCTTAGGGAACTCTGTACTTGGTTTGGCTACCTATTATGGTATTAGAAGAATAGGTACTGCCGCAGGAGTGGGGGCGGCAATTGACAGAGTGAAAACAATGGACAACCTATTCGGCAATCCGGGAGTACTCGGTAAAGGCTCCACTCAGGGAGTTCTACAGAACTTCGCAGGACTAACGAATCCTTTGGCTATTGCTAACAACAACACTAACAGGGAGTTCATCAAGAGGGCACTCTCCAATGAAACCATTGCCCCTGCCATTAAGAGTCTTGCAGAAATGACTGACGCACAGGTGCGTACAATGCAGGCTTACATTAGAGATAATAATATCCGTGTCAAGGATATGAAGGACCTTATCCTTGTAGCACAAGAGGCGCAGGGATACACACCTAAACGTCAACTGACAGACGATGAGCGTTGGGGAGGCTCTCAACGCACGGCAAGTAAGCTGTACGACACTGGCATGCAGGGTATTGACGAGAACTTTACTCGTCAGCTTGCTGATATGCTCAGAGATCGCGAGAAGTTCGATGAGCTAGGTAAAACCAAACAAGGCCGTAAAGTTACAGACTTCTTGGCGGGGCTTGACGAGAATGAACTGAAACGATTCCAAGCCCATGTAGAAGAACTGCATAGGTCTACTGGTAAGGTAGTTAATGATATGGGAAGCCTGACCCATGCCATTAACACCTACACTGGAGCCTTAGCTAAGAATAGAGAGGAACTTCGCAGGACAAACCCACAGCTTGTCTCCCTGAGCAACAGCATGGATAAAGTCGTCTCGTCCATGAATAGTCCGGGATTCCTGACAGGATTAAAGAACTTCGATACATTTATTGGAGGCATTGGACAAAAGGCCAGAGGAGCTATATCTGCTTTAGGTGGACTTGCTAGAACAATCGGAGGAATGGGTGCACAAATGCTCCTGTTCGCGGGTATCGGTGAGTTTGCATCTAGCTTGTCTTCACATGGACTGTACACCAAAGAGCAGAAGGAAATTGCGCGTTTGCAGAAGCAAATTCAAGACATCAATGAATTTAAGAACTGGACCCAACAAGGAGGATTCAGTGCGGGATTGCAGGAGATTTGGAGGTCGGCGGTAGGCCTTTGGGACGGTATAACTTCCCCCACAAAAGACGAGTACACGGACCTCGATGAGTTATTTCAAGTAGGGCTAGACTTTACCAAGTTTTTAAACGAGAGGTATAAGGCTAATTTGCCGATGGACGCAACTCCATTGGCCATGAGAGATAACATCCAGAACTACCTGCGAAAGATAAACGCAGATGTGGATAAAATCTTTGATGAGTTTATGAACTGGGGAGACGAAAGTGTACAGAAAAACTTGAAAGAAGCACAAATGGCGGAGTACAGAAAAAGTTATGAAAAGCTCACTTTCGATGAGCAAGAGAGAAAGTCGTTGCAGGACCAACTTAACAGAAAGGTACAAGAGAGGATGCGTAAAGACTTAGAGGAAGGCTCCTTTAGGATTTACGACCTAGATACAGTCAAGCAGGACTTGGCGGATAGAATCAAAGACATCAACGCTTCTTACCACGTTGAGCAGTTGAAGCTACTGTCTGACGGATACGCCTCCGATTCCGAACGTTTCATTGAATCTCGTAGAAGACAGTCTGAGGAAATCATCAAACTTTACAACGATGAATTGAATCTGATCGACGCCTTTATCAGTAAGCTGAGACAGAACATCGAGAAGATGCGCAGGGAAGGTGCTTCTGCCGAGGACATCCAGAAAGAGGAAGACCTGCTCAAACAATGGGAAGGCTATAAAGAGGATGCAGAGAAGGAGTTTAGGGCGGCGGCACTGGAAGAACAACAGGCCATGCAACAACGTGAGTTTGAGGCCGCCATGTCTCGGATTAGCCGTGCCGCAAGTATCAACGAGAGCATGCGGGCGCGTCAGGATGCAATCAACAGTGCAACAATGGATAGAAACAGCCGTGAGTACATCAACGCTTCTATCGGTATTTCTAGGTCTAGGATTGCCGATCTGAATACCCAGATCGAACAACTAAGAAGTGCGGCGGTCACCGGAGATCAGATGCAAGAGGTGGAGCAACAGATTGCACAGCTACAAGCTCAGATTGCACAAGAAAGAGTACGCATCAGAGAACTGCAACTGTCCGGCATTGGACTCTACAGACAAGGGTTGAACGACAGACTGGCCGAGATGAGTAACGAGTACCTACAGGCAAGGGTAGATGCCGGAATGGTGGATGAGGATAGCCCGTTCCTGAGAAACTTGCGCATTCAGCAGTACGAGAAGCAGGTTGACATGTTCAACTCGATCATTGAAGACCTGCGGCGTCAGTTGTCGGGAACAAGCGACCCAGAAGCCATTACAAACATCCAACGCGAGATCAGGGACTTGCAACGTCAGTCCTTGCAGGCCCAGTTGGGTATCTTGCAGGAAATGAAGAACACGGGAGGCACGTTCAATCTCCCTGACAACGTAAGAGCCATGAGTTATTACGAGTATGTCACTCGAAATAACACCCACACGACTTATACTGTTCAAGGGGGCGACACGCACATCACGGTCACCTTCCCGAACATCACTGATGGAACCTCTCTTGAGCGTGTTCGTCAGATTGGTAAGGCGTTTGGGGAAGGCTTACACGAAGGGAAGAACTTGCGTCTACAGAAGCAGGCTAATCCGTTCGGGTACAGAGGCTAACGTTAACGCCCCATCTTTTCAAGGTGGGGCTTCCTTTTTAAGGAGGTATACAATGTCTCAGCAAAACACGTTTTACAGCGAAGATCACGTATATAAGCGTAGGCTGTTTTATGATAACGGGTTGCGGTTTGTTGAAGTGAAGGGGAGGATGGTCAATGATTACAAGCCACCGACCCCTGTTATGAAGTCACACGCAAACTCCGTCCTACAGTCCTCGGCGGGGCTTGTACAAGGCGGTACAAGCCACTACCTCGTTACGGTAACCTTACTGTTCTACTCCAAAAAAGAGTTTGCAGACTGGATGCAGTTTATCGGGGCGGAGCATAAGTACTATGACGAGAAGGGCAGTATCTATGTCGGTGTAGTCAACGGAGAGCCTGACATCAAGACGGTAGAACAACAAACAAAGTACCTCGTCAGCGTGAACTTCCTGATGATTCGCAAACAGGAGTTTGAGTTCCGGCACCAGTCTCCGTTTATCGACACAGCAGGACATTGGGCGGAGCAATACATCAATGATATGCAGGCACGAGGACTCATTACCGTTTATGACTACAACGGAGATGCTGTTCAATACTTCCGTCCAGAAGATCATCTCTTACGCTCCGAAGGGGCGGCGTTCCTTCTGAGGACATACCGTCTCATCGACAAACTTCTAAGGGGGCACTGATATGCTTCAATGGATTGACGTAAGCCCATACGACTGGTTTTACCGTGACGTACTGGATGCTTCTCGTCTCATTCTGGACCCCAATGACAATAAGACTCTATTTGAGAGTATCCCATACAACGCTTTCAAGCCGGGCAAGGAAAGGATTGTTAAGTCTTATATCAGCACGGAGAACCAGATTGAGTTCCCGTTGCCGGGATATACACCTTCAGACGACAATCCCGTTTACTGTTACGTTGATGGGGTTCCCGTGCAGGTGGAGACGGACAAAGATAAGGTGTTCCTGCCTAACCCCATCTCGGCGGGCTTGGAAGTGATCGTAATAGCTATGGGGGAGCCTGCTTACCGTCAGGAAGGATGTCAATACACGCCATACACGATTCACGATGGAGTGTATCCTTCTGTCGAGTTGAAAAACAAGGCGGAGTACGTATTCGACATCAACTTCCACCTGAATGAAGTAGCTACAGCATTGGGGCGGAAACTGAAACGTATTGACCTTGGCCTCTTTCCGGGACAGTCTGTGCAGGAGGCTATGAAGGAGAAGGTCGGATACAGGCGTAACATGTTTACCATTGTAAACGGTGTACTTTACACATCTTACGAGTTGTGGAATATTCCGATTACCGTGGAGTATAACTACCGTGGCCCGAATGGTCAGATTATGCACACTTCTGAAAAGGTTATCCCGACATCCCCTGCGGTGCGGTGGAACGATAGGTTCTTCCCCGACGTTACGTTACTGCGGGCTGAGTTCATGTCCCTTCTGCAACGCATTAGGAAGAACCTCTACAACAGGTTCACAGACCGTGTGCACAAGCCGGTAATCAACAACGAACGGAACATAAAAGACATTCCGATGGATAAATGGTACTCTGAGGACTTGCTTGACATCCTGAATGAGAAGTACCTAGACGGGTGTTATGTGTTTCCTCTCTACGAGGATGGCACGTTCAACCCAGAGGGATGTATCACGCGGGCGGAGGCCGTAACGTATCTCCACCGATTCATTGAGTGGGCACTGGAAAGGTTTAGGTGATGACGTATGACGCAGATGAACCATGTCGATAGACCCAGTAACGCATTCCTAACTGAGATCATGCGTAAGGTCAATGCGTTTGGTCATGCCCCTAGAGTAATCGTAGAACTGGACAAATTTTCCTACGTACGTGGACTCAAAAAGAAGTATCAGGTGGTTGAGTTTATCACGCAACAGACCACCAAGAACACAGTGTCTATCGTCCACAGCAGTGGGGTGGGAGGTACGTTCTTTGCCAATGCCCCCGTCATGCCGATTGAAGGCAAGAACAAACTGTCGGACATGGTAATCACATCTAGACACCGGACAGTCAACCCTTCCCGCCCAAAGCACAAAGGACTTGATCTTGACCTTGCCATTGGCGACCCTGTTGTATCCGTGTGGGACGGTGTGGTCACTGAGGTTAAGTATCAAGAGGGTGGGTACGGTTACTACGTGACCATCGACCACGGCAACAACATCAAGACGAGATACGCACACCTTAGCAAGCAGTTAGTGACTGTAGGTCAGCACGTCAAAGCAGGGCAACGGATTGGTTTAGGAGGCAACTCCGGCGACTCTCGACCGTCTGGGGGAGGAGACGGTTCCCACCTGCACTTTGAGATTTGGAAGGACGGTGTGGATATTAACCCTGAGCCGGTACTGAATGGCACTGTGTCCCTTAACGGTACGGTGACGGGCGGGACTGGAAAAACCACCACGACGAAAGGCACAGAACGTGTCTCCTACTATAAAGACCTGAATACAAGCCCGCCTGATAGCAAGTTTAATTACGTGAATGCCGACTACTTCACCGCTTCTACACCACAAGGTGCAAAGAGGATGGTTGGGTTTCAAGGTATACAGACTCCCGGACAACGGCGAGGGTTTACGTTCAACAATCAGTGGTTTAACGATGGGTACCTGTCGTTCCACATGTTCTATCAGAACGCCTCGCCGGACGACACCCTGCAAGTGCTGATGGACGGTAATCCAGTATGGACAATGAACGGTAACACGTATCCGGGAGGCTTGATCTATCCTGCTCCTATTACAGTCCCGAAGGGAAACCATACGTTTGAGTTTGCTATGTCCAATCCTCACCAGTCCAATTCCAAATTCGGGGTGTTTGCAATCAAGGCGGCGGAGTTCGCAGAGATTGAGGAACAGACAGAAACCTCATCCATCATCGGGGGCGGAACGGTATGGGACTTTGAGGACAACATGAGTACCTCAACCAATTGGACACCGTTTAACAACACCCCAATCGTAGATGCAGGAGACTACCTTCTGTTCAACGACTCGTTTTCTGGTGAGCATGACTCTAGTGGCTTTGAGCGTCTGGGTGTGGTTCAGTACCCGTTTACTCTACAGGTAAGGCTAAAGGTGTCACCGAGCACGACAGGCTCTAACATCTACCTATCTGACGGGACTACGGTGTTTACTCCTTCATTTAAGCCTGATCGGGTAGAGGCAAACACGGGTATTGACGGAACGGACATTCAGACTTACTCTGTCGATAACACTCAATGGCAGGAGTATTTGTTGGTAGCCAAGGATGCAGATACCATGATTATCTTCCATAAAAAGGACGGACAGTGGGAGGATACAGGACTTGTAGAAAAGTCTGAGCCGTACACTACCAACCGTCTCCTGTTCTATATCTCTGGCCATGACACAGGTACGATGTACGTGGATGATGTGAAGTACGCCAACAAGGACTTTTCCATCTCTACGCCGATCACCAAAGTAGTGACCAAGACAGAGGATAGATGGTACGACTTAGGCGGGTTTGTGTACGATACGACTTTTTACCTAGAGGACGACATCATCAGTTGGGAAGTTAGTACCCATCTGGACATGTCCTCCGCAACGGCGCGGGTGACGTTAAGTAACCACCACGGCCTATATTCTCCTGAGTATGTGCGAAGCGCGGTCTTCCCTGAAAACCTACGTGAGAACCCATACACGTATTATGAAGAAGGAGCTATTCGCCATGTTATCAGTGAGTACACGCCTGTACGTATCTATGCGGGATACGGTAACCAATTAGTTCGGGTGTTCACTGGCATGATTAAAGGGGAGATAGAAGAGGACTCTGAGGCCAGAACAGTCACATTCCACTGCGTGGATAGGTTCGACCTTTTGGAAGAGTGTATCCTACTGAAGGATATGAGTTTCCCACCAGAGGATACCTTTAACGGTGACGAGACACCTCGCCCGTGGATTAAGTCAAGTATCGTACAGGCGCTCGCTAACCATGCAGGAATGACCGGGTGGCGGTACATCCACGAAGACCTCCTGCATCCTGATCTGGTCATCGAGGAGACCTACTACACAGACATCAGCAGGAAGGACAACACCTTCATGAAGTTCGACTCTAAAGGCGTCCTGCGCAAAGTCACGCTAGGTGATGTAAAGACACCTACAGGGTACAGAAACCCGTTCGTCGAGGCTGTAGTATTCAAAGCAGGTGAGCGTGTGTCCGACTGTATTCGCCGGATTGTGGATGAGATCAACTTCCGTGTTGCCTGCAACCGATACGGAACGTTCATCATGCACAGACTAGACTTTGAGAACAACATGCGGTGGGAGTTTAGAAGTGGGGATAACCTCTACTCTCTCAACTCTTCTACAGACTACTCCCGCGTGCGTAATCACATTATCGTACTTGGCAACAAAGGCAACCAAGAGCACTTCTTCGATAAGGACTTGCTCGTTGCCTGCAAGGGCCATATCAGAACGACTCAGATTGAGTGCCCTTGGATTGACGAATCCGATGGGGCGACAGTATATGGAGCCAAGAAGGTGGTTGCAGACAAGCTGTTCTTTGATATGAAGCGTCAGGCACGTACAAAGAACGTTGTTGTCAAAGGTAACCCGTTCATCGAGGTTCTGGACGGATGCTACGTCTACGATGAGAATACCTCTACTGAGGGTTACTACATCATCAAGGGAAACACCCTCATGGGTGACCAGAACGGTATGGTTAACCATCTGGAACTCACGTGGGAAGAAAAGATTGCGTAAAACTGACGGGATGAGGTGCGATAATACACGGTCGCACCTTTTCCTTTTGCCAGTTAATAGTGTCGGCATCTTCTTATAATTAGTAGAGAAACGAAAGGGGTGGTGCCATGAGGAACTATCTCAATACGAATGACATCTTCCCCATCCTTGAGATCATCCGCAGGGAAATCAGGAAGAACGACTTCGATAAGGATAGAACCTTCATTGGCGACGAGAACCTGTACGGTAACCCCGACGATGTACTCTCTATAGAGGTGTTACGGGGCGGGAACTTATTCGACCCAGAATTGATTGATTCTGTTGTCGTGACATACGTGGACGGCACTACAGAGACGATTACCGTAATCCGTGGGGCGAATCCACCAGTTCCCGACACAGTACCTGACCACTGGTACATCAACAACGTTCTTATATCTGGATTTACGGTTCAGGTTGCCTCCCCTTACGGTAGCCGGACAATCACTGGACAGATAGAACGAGAGAACGGGTATGGTAAGGTCCTACGGATAAACCTTACGTATTCAAGTTAGGGGTGGTGAGATGGCAGGTTATGGAACGATGATCTTCGGGGGCGACTTGGACAGGGTAGGTAAGGTAGCCGCGTTACCTCACCCGCAGTTTCCAAGTAAGGTCGTTCCCAAGGTCAAGGGTATTTTTATTGATGTACCTCCCAATGTAGGAGTCTACTCAAAAATCATCACGGTCGATAAAGACGTGGAGTTTGTCAACGCTTCATTGGCCTGTTCTGGGTATTTGCATCCAGACTATTGGGAGTTCTCGGTGGGGACTTACAAGATGTTTGAAACCATCTATACAAAGGAACTTCCACAAACAATCTATTCCGGCACCATGATGTCTATGGTCTATCCAATAACCAAGGACACGCCGATGAGGATAGACTTTGTGAACAACTCAGGAACAAGCAAGCAGGTGTGGATTGACTTAAAGCTGTTAGTCTCCCCTACCGATGCTGACACGCTTGTCTTGACTGAAATAGACGCTTAGATCAAGGGAGGTTAAGTAATGGCTACTGTCAACCTTGAAGTGTTTCCTTCCGTGGCGTGGGGGACTGATAAAGCTATTAGAGTCCGACTGGCTGACGACACCCTCACCAGTGCAGACCATCCTACTATCACGGTAACAGAGAAAGACTCTAGCCCGGCCAATTCGACTACGCTGTCGCTAGACTTTAATCAGGCGGTCGGAAAATTTGAGGGTACTTTTTATCTGACCGACGATGCAGGTAGTCAAGTAACTCCGAAACTTGTATTGTCGGACGATGCCAAAGTCCTCGTTACCTACGAGTACGATGACGGCGGGACAACCAAAACGGCTGTAGTAACCATCGACTACACACTGGAACAACCTAAGTCCGAAGGCTACTACGTAGAAGTACGTTCTTCTGTACGTAACCTCCATTGGGACTTGGTGACCATCCTGTGTAAGGCGGGGTGGAAGTTCGTTGAAACCCTTCCGCCGAAAGTAGACAGCAATGGTTATGTTACGGAGTTTACTCACGTACTGAAGACTGTAACCACTCCTATCGAGGACGAGGATGGCCGGGCGGTCTTCAATGAAATGTTCCTAGTCATCCAACACCTCAACTATCCGGGTAACAATGCAGGTAACTTCAAACGAATTACCTTCAAGCTGACACCGAACTATTACTACTACGATAAGGCTGTCCAAGGGTCTGCACCGGATGCTCGCCAGAATGACGTTCTGTACGTTTTAAATGACCTGTACAAATTGGCTGAGTACCCGACTTACCCGGTACACGTTGATTTCGTATCTGATCAGGTCAGCAACAGCATTCCGAACGTACTTGACATTCCAGTAAACATTTGGGGCTACGCATCCCGTGACAACTTCTCCTTTGTATTCCAAGGAGAGCCGTCCTTGACGACAGACGGTTTCGGTATGGTGTCTCACGTTTACGTGGGCCGAGTTGACTCCTTCAAAGAAGGTAAGTTGGACGTAGGCGGCAACTTCGCACTGGCAGGCACCTCGGAAACTCCGGTAGGAGGTAACCGTTACGGTGACCAAACGTCTGACGGTGTAACATCTATCGCTATGTACCGTACTTACGGCGGGCTGATGTGGCAGAACCACTACGCTTCCGTATTCTACGATGACCCGCAAGGAGAGAACCGTAAGTCCGAATTGTATCAACCTTCTGCGTGGACTGGCAAGTTCCACCTGAGTCCGATCTACGTATTCCATCCAACTGACGGTAAGCGCGGGTTCCTGAAAGATACTCTCGCAGTCAACAAACAAGGTATCCTTCACCTTGATGAACTGGAGATTATTCGTCCAGTTAGCGACTGCAACCCGTGCCCGGTAGATACGAACGGTGACCCGATTGACCCGAACGACATCGACCACCCTGAGTACGAGACGGCGTGGAAGCGAGAGAAGTACAAGTACTATCGCTTGACTTCTAACTCCAACTTCTTGAAGTCGTTCAACGTTCGTGACAAGTACAATGGAATCGGTATCGCCATTAAGATGGAGACTGATGAATCCAAGATCATCAAGTTCAATACGTCTTACGACATCGTTACTGGTCGCGGCGTATCGTCTTGGACGGGAATCGGTGCTGTACCGGAGGGAGCAGAGATCGCAGGAGCGCGTACAGAGTCCATCTCCGCAGGTCTTGTATCTCTGTCTAACGGAGGGTACCTGCCGACCGACCCGAACTTCACTGGGAACATTACCAAGATGCAAGTCATCAACGATTCCAACAATAAACCTTATGCCGTTACTGTTGAGATGTTGGTCAACGAGGACCCGCAAGCCACAGCACAGGTCACGGCTTCGGCAGTGTCCAAAGACGGCTCTGGCCAAAGCCTTGGAACCATCTCGTTCACGATGTTCCGTGCAGGCGAGCTAGACCAAGTAGTCAACGGCAAGTATGGATTCCGAGGCACGTTCTACTTGACGGATACAGGGGATACGAACGACAACACCGACACATTGAAGTACGTGAACGGCGGCGAACTGAGCGTATCCTACAAGACAAACATTACCCATACAATCACTATTTAATAACAGACGGAGGGGTGTTAGTGACATGGATAAACTGAATGTAACTAACCCCCAACCTTCTAGCCCCCTTAACTTGCTGTATAAGGGGGTTTTTTCTACCCGAATCGGGAAGAACCACAAGAGCAAGTACGGCCAGTACCTCGATAAACTACACCACATCAAGTTCCTTGGCATCGGTACTTACAGTGGCTCTAAACTTCCCGACATCATAAGCGCCACGTTGGTTCAAGTGACGAGCATTGATGGGAGGGTAGAGCATTACAGAGCCACTCGCAAGGGTAAATCCCACGAGTCTGCTTCTTTAGAAGTGTTGGGCGGTAAGGTTGAGAGAAAATCCTCCATCATACTCAACAATAGCATATTTCAAAAGATCAGTCCAGTCAAACCGTTGGACATCCTGTCGTTCTCTCTTGGGCGGGACAGCGAGATCACAGCAGTTAAGATACTGGAGTTCGACAACCTTACCGAGTTGATCTTTAGAGAAGTAGCTCGTCAGGTAGAGGTTTCAGACGACATTGTAATGGAGCGTCTGAACAGGCTCAAGTACGGTAATCCACAGATTCCCGTAGAGGAGTTACTTGACAAGGTTACGTTCCAGACCATTTTACCTGATGTAAGTTGGTACGATGTACCCATTGACGGGATGACATTTAACCACATAGACCTGGGCCTTCCGATCTTTAAAAATGTGGACGGGACGATTGACTTTATCGGGTTCCAAGGATGGGTTCCTATTGACCGCGCTGTGGTTGAAGATCATGATGTACGGGTACCGACCATCACTCACGTGATTCGTTCCAATATTGCTACGTACATCCTAGATGAGATTGTAGCCAAGGGCAGGGACGAACTCAAAACGTTCTCCGGCATTATCAAGACGGACGCAGGTTCGTTCGATGCTCTGATGAAACAGGCAGATACCGTAGCCGATCTTGCATTTAAGACGGAGCGCTATGCCAAAGAGGGGTTAATGACCCTTATTAATGTGGGCGGTGCGGAGAAAGTAACCGAAAAGACGTTCTCACTCCTGCATTATCTGTTAATGAAATCCAATCCTGAGTACAGACAACATATAGAGGATGTAGTCAGAGATAGATTTTACTTATCCGGCTACATCAGCCCTAAGATGGCCCTGACGGTACTCAACAAGCTAGGTACGGATGTACTCAGAGCGTACTCAGCCAACGTTGATACTGACGTTGATTTCCGGGCGGCAAAGACCCTACTTGATGGGTTGCAGAAGGAGTACACCGTCTCAGAGCTAAGTGTACTGCTTGATGAGGTTGTGGACTATGTTTCAAAGGGGTTTGGCTTGCATAACATCAGATCGGTGACCGAAAAAGATACGAGCCTTATTATCGCTGATCGCATGAAGGGGCGGGACGGCAGAACATCGGAAGACACGGTTTACGGTGTCCGGGATGTCAGTGAATCTGGTAAAGAGGATGCACAGGATATTACTGCAATCGACGGTAAGCACAGACGTGCAGAGATTAGCTTTGAGCATGAGCTAAAGGCAGAGGATAGCAAGCAGTTAAAGGCGGTTCTGGACGCTATTTATAAGGAGTTCGTCAAGTTCACTCAAGGTCATGGGACTGTAGACGAAGATATGACTGGCGGAAGATATGCAACAGACAAAGGTTTACTGAAAGACCTACTGTCCAGTTTCCGTACCGGAGATGATAAATCTACAGTAAACGAGTATCTGGCGGGCGATAGAATCTTCAGTGACATGATAACATTGCCGGATGAAGTTATCGCTGTAGATCTAGGTAAACAAGGCTCTGTACTGGATAACGATGGCCATGGTGAACTATCTAGTGAACAACCAACCTACACCTACGACTTTGAATCTGAGGCGTTCGCTGATCTTGTCAGCATAGACCCTGCGACAGTTCCTCAGTTCGATGCAGATGCAGTTGGAGCAGACCTTACAGACAGCAACACCGTCTTGTCTCCAACCATTGACACAGAGGCATGGGGCGAGTTGACGGACACCGAGGTTACTCTATCTCCTGTCACAGATGACAACTATTGGGGAGAACTGACTGATGGCACCCCTTCCCTGTCCCCTCAGTACGAGGTGGAGACTTGGGGAGAACTGGCTAATGAGCCCACTTCACTGCATCCTGATGAGTCGTCCGAAGTGGCGGCGGAACTCATCAAGGAGATCAAAGGCGTAAACGATGGTAAGTATGATGTTGGCGTGTATACCTGCACCGACCCTGATCTGAAGTACCGTAGAAGGCCTCCACTGGAGCCTGACAAGCGACCTGAAGACCCGTTGTTTGAATGGTCTTGTACAGAAGGATATGTCTGTGATGACTGGTTGATCGTCCCTCTGAAGGATTTCAACTTTGAGAACCCTGATATGGATGGGTTCTATGACCCTGTTACACTTGAGCCGTACTATCCAACCGGACAGACAGACGAGAATGGTGACCCTTATGTCCTACCTCCATACTCTGTACTGAACGAACCGATCAGTAATGGTGCTGACGTGGGCGGCAAGGAACCCATGATGATCGACCCATGTAACCTCTACTCGTTCATCGAGTACATGGTGAAAATTTACGATGCGTACAAAACAAGATTCCAAGCATCCAGTCCAGTAGACACAATCTCCCGTGTGCTCAATATGGTATACGAGCAGGTTGTTCGTCTAATCAATGAATGGGACGATACCAAGGGATACACACCGGACGAACTGTGGAGGATTTATCGCTTCATTCGTTGGATGGCGTTGGGGATAACCTACAGATTTTACCGCGTGAAGCTAGTTTACACCTACGGAGACTTTGTAGAGCACTTTGAGGCATATCCGTTCACTAATATGATTACCGTGAATGGTGCGTCCAGAAAGCAAGTACCGAATTTCGGGTGGGTACTGGAAGGACACCCAATCATAGACACCGTACAGAATGGTGCTCAGTTCACGTTCAAGCTCCCGAAAAAGACGCGATCGTCCACTATCTCATTTGAGTTGGGTAATTACGTACCCGACAGACCGGATGAGATTGTGGCAGGCGGCGTAGTTATCCAAGAGGACTTTGAGGGAGTACAGGACCAATTCAAGATTAAAGGTGACGGGTGGGAGACTGTTCAGACGCAGGGCGGTACTTCTCTGGGGGTAGAACACCCTGCCCGTGCTAGAACGTACCGCACGACCTCCTTTAACGTTCCAACGAGCGCCTTAAATCCATCTATCAAGTTCAACTATGGGTTTGACACGAACATGGAGACGGCACTCACACTGAAGAGGTCTAACGGAACTGTTGTCTGGAGCACATCGAGTTCCACGAATTGGGGTCAGGCGCAACTAGACTCGGTAGAGACAGGGGACTATTACTTTGAGGTAAGGGTACCGCAGGCAGAGGATAGTCAGTTAAGAGAGATCGTCTTCGACGCGCAGAGGATTCAAAACGAATGGAAGAAGGCGGGGTACATTACAGAGTGGAAAGTAGTTGGCGACACCATCTACGAAGAGGAGAACACAGCCGGGTACGCTCTAGTTGTTAATGAGCAGTGGATTCAGGATGACGATTACGAGTTTGAATTTGAGTTCTATACGAAGGAAGACCCTAGTCTGCACTGGGCATACGACTGGTTGGGCGGCGTCTTCAACTACAGAGACCCGAACAACTACTACCGAATCGGTTCGTGGAGCGATCTCGACAAGTTCAACTCAGGTATCGAGAAGGTAGTAAACGGCACAGTCGTACAGGCTTGGAGATTCACAGACCTTTTCCTCTGGAAGTTCGATACTTGGCATAAAATGAAGATCAAAGTACAAGGAAATCGTTTCCAGATTTGGATTGACGGTAAGCAGTACTTCGATGTCACAGACAGTTCTGGATGGGGGCACGGTGCCTGCGGATTGGCGGCTTACTCCAACCCGTATTCCACATTCCGGCGGGCGAAGTACAGAGGCAAGCCGAGACTCAACGCCTTCATCGACAATGTAGTTGTAGAGGCACAGTCTTTCTCTGCTCCGGTAATGAAACCTAAGTACGCAATAGACTTTTACCTAGATGATGACACTAAACCACGTGTATCCAATTACTCGTCAGAAGGTAAGCGAGCCTTTTCGTTTCCTATACTGGAAGGTGAGCATAAAGGCCGGTGGGTATTCAAGAAAATCGGTAACGAGCGCTCTATCGCACAGGATGCTTCCTTTATCGACAACATTGTCGTTAAGGGCATGAGACCTGTTAAGGTAGAGGTAGTGGAAGAGATCATAGGTTGCGGCGGGCATCTGGCCGTCAAACTACTGATCGAAAACCTCCTTGAATACTACCGCAGACACCACCAAGGATGTAAGGGCGAGCGAAACATCTGGATTATCGAGTAGGAGGTGCTGTCATGTGATTAGTGTGAAGCGCGTCGAGTCAGGTAAGATTGTGTACGAGGACTTTACCAATAACGTTGATCTGGTGGCGGACGGGTGGCAATTACATCCGTCCACCGACCGTTTCTATATAGATTTAACGGATGGTACGCTTAATCTACTGCACGGACCTACTCCGACATACCTGCTTAGAGAGTTGCCGACAAATGCAGTACTTGAAATGCGTAACACGTATAACCCGATAGACGTTTACGATTGGGGAGGGTTCGTTGCATACTCCTCTGACCAATTGAAGATCGAGCTGTCCGAGTATTACAACGATCAGGTAGGTACTACGCTGACATTCCCGTACATCCGCATGGTTAAAAAGGATACAGAGTATGAGGGGTACGGCTCACAGGATGGCAGGAACTGGGACATCCGTGGCTCCATCGACTTTCCCGAAGCTACGCTGTGGGGTGTAGAGCTTGAAGGCCCGGCGGGAGAGATTCTCAAAATCCATACCCTAGCGATCTACAAAGACACCAAGATCAAGTTCCGAGCGCTCCCTCTAGGCTCTACGGTAGAGGTATATGACATCAGTTCAGGTAACCCTGTCCTACTCGACACGTTGTCCAATACGGACTATGAAGCCGAGATGAGCGTGTTCGATTACGTCATGCCTTTAAATCTCAACATCAAGGTGTACGATGCGAACGGAGACTTAGTTGCCGACGACAACATTAAGGAAGTGTTCGGCGGGGACGTGTTCCACTGCGGCAACTTCATTGAAGTGTATTACAACGGCCAACCGTTGGATGTAATGAACAACGACTTTGGGTATCTTGATGACTTCTCTAAAGACTACAGACTTGAGTTAAGGAACATGATTGACGTTCCTCACACAAACATAAACGTCGAAATCAAGCAGTACAATCAAGAGTTCGGGTGGGAATGGGTAGACATCTGCAAGGACTTGAATGGGGCACCAGATGGAAACTACAGCAAGTCTTTACAGTTCGATATGATTCCTGCAAACGACAGTGTGTTCTTCTGGGTACGTATCATGCGTAACTCTGTTCCGGTTATGGTAGACGATTATCTGTTCGATTTCGTGATTAACGTATGGTAGGGGTGGTAGTGAGTGCTAGATTTTAGGATTAGAAGGCCAGTCAGTGCACTGAACTGGCGGTACCAAGAGATCATCGTCACACAGGCGTATCTTGACAACCACACGGTGGACCCCAACCTAATAGAACTCGATTACCCTTACACCATGGGCAAGAAGGTCTTAGATGTCTACTACAATGGCCACAGGTTGACTGAAGGGATAGGGTATGAGGAAGTAGACGAGACCCATATCCGCCTGAAACTGTATACCTATGACGACCAAGGCAACGCCACCCCTACCACGATTCAACTTGGCGACGAGATCGTAATTAAGGAGTGGTTCAACTCTGATTCTATCCTCTACGGTCAACATGGAATCATTACTCGTCTCACCAATCTGGAGATTGAAGTTCACGAAGCCCGGATGGGATTCCCTAGACTGAAGGATAAGATCACAGACATTGACAGGAACTTAACCGAGCTACTAGGGGAGGGCGACTATGAGATAGACTATGAGTACGACGCTAACGACGAGGATGTAGTAAGAGAAGTCGTTTCAGGAGACTACAACTTCACGCGTGAGTTCACGTATAACGCGGAAGGAAAGCCACTGACTGAAGTATTTATCCGTGGTAATAGGAAGACTACAAGGACATACATCTACCATCCGGTGACGGGGCGCATCGTCAAAGTAACCGCACAGACCGTCATAATTTAATACCGAAACTATCTGGCCCACCTTATGGTGGGTTTTCCTTTTTCTGTTGTTGTTTCATATCACCTACTTATACTGACTGTCGAGAGTACAGAAAGGGGGCGAACATGTGAGCAGCATCAGAGCATTTGATAGGGCGCAGGAGGCCTTCAACTTGGCCAAAAAGCAGGCCGTTCAAGAAAAAGTTATTACGTTTGTCATGCTCAAGCCAAAGGCAGGCCCGTACCCACTGGAGATTAGATTTGATTACCCCGGACGTATCTCTCGTGTTTATGCGTCCTGCACAAGCGCGGGGTCAGATCAGACGGTTATGCAGTTGGAAAAGTGTAGCCAGTCTGACTATGACACTACCCCTGTGTGGACGAACGTATTCGCAAGCGATCTAGTACTTGACGCGAACGAACGGTCTACAGCAACTTCCTCATCCCCCTATGTATTGGCTGATGACCAAGTGAATGAAGGAGACCATTTCAGGATTAGCTTCGCTGAGGTCGGTGGGGGAATTGGGACGGTGACCGTAAACGTAGCAGTTGAAATCTAATGTAAGGGAGTGACTACGGTGGCAGTACAGCCTATTGTTTCGTGGTATTGGGAAACAAACCAAGACACTGACCAAGTAACCAGATGGGACATCGGTTATGTAAACGCTTCCGAAGTGTCCCCTGACTTTACCTTCCTTATCTGGAACAACCGAAAAGGTGTTGTTGATGTACCGGATATGCAGAACGCTGTGATTACCGTTAAAGATGAACTGGGCGGTAATACAGGTGAGTTGGTAGAGGGTCAGTGGATTGAGGTTAAGGTAGATCAGATTGACTTAGACTTCTTCCCAATCGGGTGGGACGCTATTACAAATACGGAAGTCTCCCGTCCGATCAAAACGTTGGGGAGTACGACGAACTCCAACGGCACCTTTACACCTAACGTTCCGCCGCATGATACACCGAACGGTGAAGTGAGCATTCTAGGTGTAGCTAATGACGGTACTCTACAGAACTCGGCGGGCAACGTAGTTAAAGCTACCATGCGTTGTCGGGTACCGGGTAACGCGGCATCAGGGGTGATCAACTTCCGCACTCGTGTGAGATTCCAATATGTATAAGAGAACGTCCAATGCAATGGAGGTTTGAGAACATGATAACGAGGATTAGCCCCTACTCCTTCGTAGACCAAGATTTTATATGGATTGGCGAGTATGTGGATGGTACTCACCTTTCTGAATATAACGAAGTGACCAAAGAGCGAGCCGATTTCTATTCTCTAAAGAAAGATAGACTTATTAGGTTCGGTTTGATCGGTCATGGAAAACGCCTCTACTACGAAGTGGGTGGGGGCTATTTTAAACTAAACGGCCAGATTTACGAGTTCATTTATAAGGTAGGAAACAAAGAGTACTACCTAACCGGACAGTTCCACCCGTACAACGATGTAATCACGTACAAGGACGCGGAGGCATGGAATGTCTTAGATCGCAAGGAAGGAAAGTTCCTGACTAGAGTCTTGGCCTACAACTTCGGATATAAGACGAAGATGACCATTGATGGAATCTATTTTAGATTCAAGGCCATTTGTTCAATTCCGTATAACGAACCAATGCACTTCAATCTAACATTGGTGGCGGATAAATCTCTGGACGGAAAACTAGTAATTAAGAAGAACGGGAACGTGATTGCTGAGTACCCTGCTCCGTTGGAGGCGGGCAAGGGCGGGATGCTGAAATGGACGGTGAAGTAGTATGGCATTAAGAGTAAAAATTATCGCGTATGAGGCCATTGGCTCACCTACTCCAGACTTCAAGAGTATAGCCAAGATTTGGATTTACGACCAAGACGGGAACAAGGTTCCACTTACCTACTCTAATGTAATTTACCACAACTACGCGAGCAGGACAGCCGCCAGTTACATTAACGATTGGTTTAACGACAACAATAACCCTAGCCCTCCCTACAATTCCAATGACCTAGTAGGTGTGGTGGAAATTCAATTACCTGACAGTGTGACTGCTGTAAGTTTTATAACATTAATGGCATGGCCAAATGTTGGAGGGGCGGGAAAGGCTTTGGCTTACTTGTCAGATGACGAGGGGTACGACTACCAGTTACAGGCAAGATTCATTTTCAACATCCCCTCTGAGCAGGTTACAAAGCAGGTAGGCGACTCGTCTCTTGAAACGATTAAAATTGGCGGTAGTACACAAAGTTTTGTAAAGGTTCTGTATGTAGACCCTGAAAACGGTAATGACATGCATACAGGAAGTGCAGGAAGTCCTTTGAAGACAATAAGCGCGGCGGTAGATAAGTGCGAACACGCCGGGTATGCTATTTATGCTCTTCAAGGTACCCATGACGTGACACATGTTAGCTCCGGTAACGGTACAGGCGGTCTGTATGATGCAGGTAAGTCCATCTCTTTCATCGGTGTTCCCGGATACACTACATTCCTGTGTGATGGGGTAGTTAATACTAGAAGGGACCACCATGCTGTATCCACATTCGGACCTGACACTAAACTATATCAACTAACGTTCGATGTCAAGTTGGGCGGTAGGACGTACAACTACCAAACTGCCGTATTCGGACGAGATAGTAACTTTACCAAGTGTAAGGTATACAACTGTGTTTTCCTGTTCGACGGCCGTTCCTCTATTGTGCACGACAACGCAGGGACCAACGTGATTGAGGTCTACAACAGCACGTTTATTACTACAGATAACTTTTTACAGAGTAGTAGCGGAGGAGCAAGGCCGAAATTGGTCAACTGCGTGTCCAATTTCGCGTTCTACAATGAGGGGACAAGACTTACATGTGCAGGTAACTTGGTGTTTTCCCCTACGTACATGATTACGTCTGATGAGTCTCTCTGGAAGGATGTCGGTACCGGACTTGATTTAGATGGCTCCCCGGCTGACTTGGGTATCTACGGCGGTATGTTCAGGTGGCAGTCCGATGCCGAGATCATCATTGACCCTGACGATATTGACGCCCACATTCCCAAGAATACCGATCACATATTTGATTTCCAGATCAAGTCACCTACGCCGTTTCATATGACAGAAGAGACCGAGATGTTACAGGCTACATTAGGAATCGGGCAAGTGTTCGTAGGGACGGTAAATCTAAAAGAGTGGGTGGATATTGCACTAATGGAGGTTAAATAACATGGCAGTACCTGCTACAACTGGACAACTAAGGACTCGTGTCCCAGACCTTATGACCGGAGATTATATAGTCTGTGATTATACGTCCATTGCCAATATGGTGGGTACGTTCAGCAACATAGGCGGTCAGGTGTTGGTAGAGATACCTACACTAGGTACAGAAAGTCCATATGGGTCTTTCTACTTTATAAAGGTCGATAAGGGATTACTGGTTGCGGACAGGGTGGTTCAAGTATTTGTTAGTTGGGACGTGCTAAATGCAGGGAGAGTCATCCAAGGAAAACCGCAGACGTTTGGTACCGTGTCGGGTATCATTCGCTCGTTAACGGGCGGGGTAGCGTATGCTGATAGTGATGGAAACAAAGCCACCACAGAACAGGGGTATGGAGGATGGCCGACAAATAACGAGTGGGACACTTACATTGTCAACTTCCCTTCCTACCTTATCCAGTCAGGTAAGACATTGGATGATGTATTCCATGTAGACTACAACGCTACGTTTTGCCAAGACCCCGCAATGGTCGGTCTAAAGCATGTAAACACACCAACTCTATCCGCTACTTACGCACACCGTATTTTCCGTGGGGTGGAGACTACATCTAATACACATAAGACGGTCGGGTTTGCTTCAAGCAACATTGCGTATGGGTGGGTTGGATTTCGTCCTGTATTTGAGTACAAGGAGGTGTAGATCAGATGGCTACAATAGGCGAGCCGTTAACCTCTCCAGAAGCAGGGTGGAAGCGTTACGACGATAGGAACCTGCCTATGTCGTTTGTCGGCGGAAGTCCTGCTTTAACCAGTACTACGGGGGCTTACAGCAATACTGAGACCTACTACTCCGATGCAACTGGTAAGAAGATGCAGTTCGACTTTATAGGGACGAAAGTAAGGATAATAGCAACCTTATCTAACCAGAAGTCCAGTAATATGAAGATTGTACTGGACGGCGTAGAGTATCCTTACACGCAGTACAACGCCACAACCGTACTTCAGGGTCTTTCGTTTGAGAAGACCGGGCTTCCTTTCGGCAGACATACAGTCTCTATTGAAGGTTATTCTACAGGACATATGGGTGTTGATGCTGTTGACATCGACGAGGATGGACGAGTTCTCCATCCCCGTGAGGTAATGGATATTAAAGACCTTAACATAGGTAAACGTATTCGTTTCAACTATTCCGCCCCGTCAGGTGCGTTTGGATTTCTTGGTGGACTGGGGGAAGAAACGTCTCCACTTATCCCATACAATACCATCCCTGCCGCGCCCAATGGAGACGCCTACTTTGTCATGGTTGGTACGGACAGGAAGGGAAACATGATTCTTGTTCCCGATAGGAACATCCAAAGTACTGTATCTTGGGATTACCTTCTTAGTGTAGGTATAGCTAGTACGAGCGGGTTACCTATACGGATTGGCAGAAGAATCAACCCGATAATGACAGGGACATCACAGCCTTATGGGACCGCTTACGCTAGTTCCTACTATAGTTCTAACCTTCCTTGGCGGGCTTTCGACGGAGTGACCACTACTGACGTAGGCAGATGGGCCTCCAATACGACAGACGGGACAGGTTGGTTGGCTTATCAGTTCCCAGAACCTAAAGTAGTAACTGCTTACAGGATAACTGGTCACTATAATTCATCTTGGACGTCTCAGAACCCAAGGGATTTTACGTTTGAGGGGTCAAATGATGGGGTTCAGTGGGATATTCTCGATCAACAGACTGGTGTTACATGGAGCACGGGCGCGGAGCAGAAGCTCTTCTTTATCGACAATAAAACACCTTATCTGCACTACAGGGTCAATATCACGTCCATCGGTAACAATACTTACAGGGCCACAATCGGGGAACTTGACCTACTTGAGCCACTAACAACTGGCCCCTACAGGACTACGCTTCGCCTGCTTACAGGTGGGGTTGATGCATCAGACCAAGACAATGAGTGGGACAAGTATATTGTCAATTCCACCCTAGACGGTACTATCACGGCGGGCGACGATAGCGTGTGGCACTGGAGTACTGCGTGGACTCTCACAAGCACCGTCAATAGTACAAGCTCTAACAGAAGAACAATCAGAGGACGGTCGTCTGCTAACGCGCTCAGCTACACAAGCAGTAATGATACGACAGGTGGCAATACTGGTTTCCGTCCGGTACTGATTATAGAAGAGTTAGGTCTAGGGTTCGTTGGTGGGCTGTCTCCGACATACATTAAACTAGATGATGTGACTATCTCAGGAAATGTAGTCAATCCTTTAGGTTCTCTTGTTAGATACAGAGTCTTATTGAATGGCGTAGAGGTATTGCCGTTTACCTCATTTGTAGTCCCTCCGTTGCCAGTGTCCTATGTGATGCAAAACTCCATGTTCTCCTTCGGCAATAACCAAGTATCCATTGAAATGGAGACTGCGGACGGTAAGTTGTCAAGTGTTACGTACACTATCTACAAGGACTACATCAGTAAGTATCTGGTAAAGGTAGGCTCGGAGTACAAGGTGTATGATAACATCACAGGAACATGGAAGACGGTCGGATCCAGTGTGACCGAGCCGCTATTCCTCCAACAGGGGATGGATGATCTGTCCTTATTGGTAGAACGAACCACCGATGTTCTTTTAGTATCGGATGCAGGTAGTCAATTGGGCGCAGGCAAGGTGTTCAAGGTTACTGTAGATAAATCAGGAAAGTCTATTACGGGTATGGTTGTGAAGTAATATACTTCCACCATACCCTGAAAGGGGTGAGTTACGTGGCCCTTAGAGATGGGTTGGTTGCGTATTGGCCTATGGACGAAGATTCCGGTAGTGTTGTTTCGGACGTAGTAGGAGGGCGGAACGGAACAGCGACTGGTACCTCTATTGTTGACGGTAAGAAAGGAAAAGGACGCCTACTCAATGACAGTACTACAGGTCAATACATTACCGTTACCGGAATGCCTACTTTGAATACTTGGACTGTATCAGTTTGGATTTACCACACGCTTTCTTTCTCGACTTATGAAGACGTTGTAAGCTCCTACATCAGCGGTGGTGAGTACTACCCTCTGATGCTTTATAACGGCAGGCCGGGCAGTTATAACATAAATAACTTCTCACCAGAAGTGTTGACTAATAATCAGTGGCATCATATTGTAACGTCCTTTGACGGCACCGCCCACAAAGTTTATGTAAACGGCGACCTGAAAGCGACAAAGGCAGTCGCTAACAGGCCGATTCTCATTAACATTATGGGCAGGAACAGATCAAGTGCGTCCGAGTGGTACAAGGGCGTTCTGGACGATGTTATGGTATGGGACAGGGCACTTAGCGATGCCGAGGTTTATCAGCTATACACTATCGGCGGTGGACTGTTGATTGAGAGGTTCCTAGTCCAATCAGGAACTATAATCAAGACCTATGATAGCGTTATAGGGGACTGGGTGGACGTTGGCACCTCTCCTGTAGATCAGAACATGTTCGACTTGTACGGAATGGAAACAATCAACGTTGTACCTGCTCATAAATGGAATGAGTTGCCGGATACTTTTGACCTGCTGTCTTGGACAGATGATGTGGACAGGATAATACCGTACAGGTACCAGATGGACGTAAAACCGTTTAGACCAATCATGCTACTGTCCCCGAACACGGTAAACGTGTTGAAATGGACGAACGAGCCGGGCCTGTCAGATCAACGTCAGGTAATCAAAGGCGAGCGATATGCCGCGTACCGATATAAAGTGGAGATGGAAGACCCTCTGACCACTCTAAAAGGATGGTCGGATTGGATTTATGGTGACATCTCTGATTCGGTTGTCGTAGAGAGTCGTTATCTAACCTCCGCTAATCCTTATACTATTAAGGTAACGGTGGAGCAGTTAAATGGGACGATTGTTCAGGCATCTGGTAAGGTGACGTTGATCGACACCGAACCTACGCTTGTTGCTACGATGACAGGTAATAAGCTAGATGTGACGATTGGCGACCCGGAGGGCGACGATGTAAGATTCAAAGTCCTACTAAACGGCGTTAAAGTTCATCCTGCCGACCCGTCTAAGGAGTTCACTGACCTAGAGACGCCGACCGTAACGTATTCAAGGGTATTCCGCAGTAACGAGGTTATCCTTGGAGGCACCAACACGGTTACGATAGTTGCACAAGACCAGTTCGGCAAAGAGAGTACGGTCACCCTGAATTTCATCGGTGAGTATGCCGGACTTCTGTTCTCTGATGAGCAAGGAAACCTGTATTCCACTGATTTAGGGGAAGTTCTGATGTATCTCGACATCGGAGTCCTCGCGGCGGGGCAGATTTCGGATACGTACCCTGTAAGACTTGTGAACCGCACAGGAAACAGGGTGGGTAACATACAACTATGGAGGGATAACAAAACTCTCCCGACTGGTGCGGTCGTGGAAATAAGCGAAACGGCCTCTCCATTTGTACCAGTTGATCTGCTGTCGTTTAATCAAATACTTGACTACAATGAAGAAGTCACATTCTATGTCAGGGTTGTGACCACATTCGGTAGTCCGCCGGGTCAAGGAGAGTTTGACGTTTACGCTCAAGGGGACCCTGTATGATAAGCCAATTCCAATACAATGGATGTGGTTGTCGTGTCGTTCACGAATAAGTTCACAGGTAAAGTCATAATCATCGGTACAGGGTCAAATGATCTGCCGGGTAGTATAGGCATTAACCACTCGGCAGACCTCCCCTCATCCGTATCAATTATATCTGAAAAACCGCATGACCTTCCTTCTTCTGTTAACGTAGGATATTCAGGGGAAGCTGAGTTACCTTCTAGCATCCACGTAAACGTACCTGTTGATCTTCCTTCTTCAGTCAAGGTGCGGGCGCGGAACAAGATGACAGGTATCGTTGAGGTTGTTGAACCTCCTGTCGTCAAGGTAAGGCTAAGCCCCATTGAAGATACACATGCCCGTGACGGCATGCCTAAGTTGAACTATGGTAGAGACCACGACATGTTCGTGGGTGTGGACTGGAACGGACAGAAGTACCGTAGCTTTTTACGCTTTGATATTAGTTCACTTCCGTCCAATAAGATAATAAAAAAGGCTACCTTAGTTCTTACCCTTCTGAACTCAAGACCTCCCATACCCATCGGGATTTACGATATACCGTCAGGGGAGACTTGGACTGAGTACGGACTTACTTGGGACAATCAGCCAAGTCAAGGAACCTTAATCAAGTCCTACGATAGTGGGACGTATGCAGGTAAGACAGAGATAGACCTAACCTCCTACATCGAAGAATGGTATACGGGGGCTAGGCAACATAACGGATTCATGCTCAAGGTTCTGGATGAGACAGAACTTGGGCGGTATAAGCAGTACGGGACCAGAGAGTCTACCTCTACTCCGTACATCGAAATCGAATACTACGACCCTTACGTCTTTAGCAATAAGAAGGAAGACCTGCCGGGTAGCTTGTTTGTCTTTGCTACAGGTACCGAAGACCTACCGGGTACAGTCGTTGTTAACGGGTACACTGGTGAAGAGGACCTACCGGGTAGCGTAATTGTAAGGAATCCGAAGGACTACGTAGACGATGATCTTCCTTCTTCGGTAACAGTAAGTAGGGATTACTTACCGTCCACGGTGCACGTTACCTACGGCGGTCAAGAAGACATTGAAGGCTCTGTCATCGTTCGTGTAGAATCCACAGACTACATTGAAGGTACGGTTACAGTAGGTAGGCCGGAACTGCCCGGTAGTGTTTACATTACACCGTACCAAGACCTGCCATCGTCCGTACACGTTAAAGGATTTGGGTGGGGAGACCTACCGTCCACGGTACACATCAGCAAGCCTGAGATTCCGGGTTCAGTTATCGTAGTACGTGACGGGTATGCTGATCTTGATGGTAGCGTATCTGTACGTCAGGCAGAAGAGGCAGACCTTCCGTCTGAGGTAACCATCAGCAGACCGGAACTACCCGGTAGTGTAACGGTTCGCAGTGCATCTGAGAGCGACATTGAAGGTACCCTGACGGTTCGTGTACACGGTGACAGTGACCTACCCGGTAGTGTACGACCGAGGGTGTGGGGCGAGCACGACCTAGACTCTACTGTAAAAGTACGAGTCGTCGGTGAGTATGACTTACCATCGTCCGTTATCCCACGCGTTATTGGCGTAGCTGATCTACCATCATCCGTCATTATTCAACACGGGATTGGTAATTACGACTTGCCGTCCAGTGTGGAAGTCGGAGATGGCTTTATCGGTTATGTGTTCATAATGTAAGCCCACCTTTTCATAAGGTGGGTATCTTTTTGTTTATCGTACTTATAATACAGGAGAAGAAGCGAGTGGATGGAATTTTGCGTATGTCGCTTTTTTGTTTGTCTTGGTGATTCGGGCGTAAATGCGGGTTGTTGAAATGTCCTCATGGCCAAGCAACTCCTGAACATGAGCCATATCACACCCATGTTCAAGCATGTGGGTGGCGAACGAGTGACGAAATACGTGAGGACTTATCTTCTTAGGGTCAACTCCCGCCTTAATTGCAAGACGCTTCACCAGACGAAAGATTGCTTCCCTCGTGATATGACGATTAGGGTCATTTTTATGAGGGAACAGATACCCCGACTCAATGTCGTAAGCCTTCATGTACAGTTTAATCAATTCAACACAGGATTCATGAATCGGGTTATTCCTTTCCTTGCTTCCTTTACCGAACAGAGAGACAAAGGAATCTTCAAAATCAATGTCCTCTACTTTGAGGCTTGCTATCTCGCTTACACGTCCGCCGGAGCCGTACAACAGTTCAGTGATTAGCCTGTCCTTGATGGACGATTGGGCGGCGGCGTTTAATATAGATTTCATGTCAGACTCCGAAACGAACTTAGGCAGTGTCTTATCTTGCTTAGTAGTTCTGATGGAGTCGGCGGGAGACTCAGTAAACAGCTTTTCTTCATCAGTGAGGTAGTTGAAGAACGCTTTAAGGGAGCATACCGCACGATTAATCGAACTTCTTTTACGTCCCTGCTTAGACAGGTGGACAATAAACTCCCGGAGATGGGAGGGAGTAACCTTCGACAAGTCATCAGGAGTGCCTTCATAATCCAAGAATTGCTTTATGTCAGTAAGGTAGCCGGACACAGTAGACGTAGAAGCGTTTTTATCGGTATGTAGAAACATTTCAAAGTTCTTCAAATAACTCATGGTCAATCCTCCTTACTGTTCAACATAATCCCATTATAACGGCCATTATGTGAACTGTCAAGGGTTCAGATAAAGTAGTTGGGGTAGGTGGGTAGCTTATGGAACCGACAGTAGTAACAGCAATCATCAGTGGCGTAGTTGGGGTAGTAACTGCAATCATCGGTTACATGACCGCCAGAAACGCCGCCAAAAAGGACATCTTTGTAACGGATAGGCAACAACTGTCCCAAGAGCAACAACAGCTACGGGCGGAGATGAGGGAGGAGATCAAGTCCCTCAAGGAAGAAGTCGCCCGGTGGACGAACCGTTACTTAGAGCTTGAAGCTAACATGGAGCAATTGAAGATCACTAACCTGACGCTCCAGATGGAAGTAGACAAGTGGCGTGAGAAGTATGACGCTCTACTTGTGGAGAATAAAGAACTTACAGCACGTGTGAATGAGTTGGAGGGAGAACTAAGGAAACGCCGCAAAGAAGATAGAAAATAATGAAAGGAGTGTCGAACAATGAGAAAGTTCTTTACCTTCCTAACCGACGAAGACGGGTTCTCCGCAAAGGACTTTCTAATGGTACTGTTCGGCACTCTTTTTGCTTTAATGGTACTGATTGCCTTTGGGGTGGCCGTCTGGGGTACATTGAACCCTGTAGCGATTCAGGTAATACAACTACTTGATAATGTTGTGATCACGATTGTCACAGGTGTCTTCGGACTACAGGGAATTAAGGAGTTTAGGAGGGACCGTACACAACGTCCGTTAGAACCTGACGCCAGTCCTTATAATGAGGGCGGGCAAGAGAAGCAGGACAGTCCACCTAAACTACCGTAAAGGAGGGTGAGCAACATGGCATTTAAGATGAAATACACCATTGAGAAAGACTACCTTCCGGTAAACACGAAACGGCGATCTGGTATTGCCATGCCTTATGTAGGATTTATTACGTCTCACGATACCGGAAATGACGGCTCTACGGCAGAGGGTAACATTACCTATTACAAGCGTTCTGCCAACGATATGAGCGCGTCTGCGCACACCTTCATTGATGACCGCAGGATTATTGAGTGTATTCCGGCAACGACCGGGCGTCCAGAGAAAGCATGGCACGTTCTCTACGACAGACCAGAAGACAACAGACTGTTTGGAGACGATGCCAACGACATCGCTATTGGAGTAGAACTCTGCTATTCCAATAAGAAAGGCAATATCAACAATAAAGAAGCATACAAGCGTTATGTGTGGTATATTGCATACTTGTGCTACAAGTTTGGGCTTGACCCACGCAGGCACATTGTAGGACACGAGGAACTGGACCCTGGTCGGAAACTTGACCCGTTTAAGAACGCTCTGAAACTTCTGGGTATTAACAAGGCTCAGTTCATTCAAGATGTTGTGAACGAGTTGGCCGACTGCACGCGGGCGGATACCGTGGCACCAAAAACCACAGAAAGCGAGGGAGATGAACCAGTGAAACTTGCACAATGGGAAAAAGACCTGCTGATCGAAGGTGTCAAGAAGTACAACAAGATCACTGGAGTTGACGGTAACCCTGTAATCAACAGCCCGGATTACTGGCTCACTAAGATCAACAACGACACTATTACAGCAGGCGAGATTGCTATTCTCAACTTTGCAATTCTATCTAGGACGGTGAAGTAATAATGGATGTACTGACACTTTGGCTTATTGTAGGTTTTTTGACGGAGAGTGTTACTGAGATTTTAAAGGCCTTGTTCTCCGACAAACTGAAGGACAAGGCAACGTTCTTCACTTCGATGGTTGTAGGTATTCTGTTGGCGTTTGCGTTTGGTCTGAATCCATTTGGCTTGACTGGATATGGAGCTTATGCATCCACCGTAGTGGCAGGTATCCTCGCTTCTCGCGGGGCGAACTACCTGAACGGAGTCCTAAAGGAAATTGGAGTAATTAAATCCATGAAATAAAAAAGAAGGCTACCCTTTCGGGTAGCTTTTTCTTATTTATTAATGACTTTTGCGTAATCAGGGATGAAGTTTAATGGTCTTTCTTGGTCGTTAATTACCACATTACGGTATTCGATCCCCTTCTCCTTAGCCAGAGGGAGATAATGCTTTAAGACGGCTTTGGTAGCCATGACATCATTAAAGGCTCTGTGATGACCAGTCAGATCGTACCCAATCCTCTTTGTTACATCGGCAAGAGAAGCACTCTGTCCCGGCTCAACCAACTTCACTAGTACACGGGTACAAATGAAAGATGATGGTGTACTCATTTTACTGGTCTCTTTGAGGAACGAGGCATCAAACGGGAAGTGGTGGGCAACGGCAGTTGTACCTAATACGAATTTATATAGGAGGTGGACTGCCCTTGCGTCTGAAATGCCATATTTAGTATCTTCTTCTGTAATGCCTGTGAGGTTCTTTATCACTTCTGGGATTTCCTTACCTTGGTTCAGTTTGACAAATGTATGGAACATTCCGTAATCCCTCTCAAGGTCTGTTTTGAGGGCGGCAATCTCAATGATCTGATCTCCATTGAAAGGGTCAAGTCCCGTAGTCTCAAGATCAAAGATAGTGAAGATTTCCTTTTTGATTTGAGTGTGATCGACGTATTGGTTATTCATTTCGGCCCTCCAACGCATCAAGTTCTTTGAGCAGTTCTCTCATGGATTCGTCCTCTTGCGCCAGAAGTCGGTAGATTTGAATTTCCTCAAGCTGTTTGCGGCGTTGCGCCATTTTCTTCTTCAGTTCGTCGATTTTCTGTTGCTTCTCGACACGTTCTAGATGACGGGTAAGGTCTACTTTCTGTACTACCCACTTTACAACGTTTTTAACGGGTAGTGTATCTGAGATTGATTTGATCGTTGCCACTTGGTATCCGTGTTGTGTATCGACAACTACCAGATCGCCTACTTGAAGACCTTCAATATCGTTCATGAAGTAGTATACCTTACCGTAAACCTCATCGAATTTAACTCCTACATAGTTAAGTACCATAGTAATCACTCCCCTTAGTGTTTTCATGGGAGGGCGGAACCCTCCGAATTATTACCTGTTTAATTACTTGCTAGACATTCCTGTGCTTCCGAATCCACCAGTCCCACGTTCCGTCTCGTCTAGTTCATCAACTACTTCAAATTGCGCTTGATAGACCGGAGCAATTACCCCCTGTGCGATGCGGTCACCTTTTCGGATGAGATATGTTCCTTCCGGAGCTTTTGTGCCGTAGATGTACTCACCGTCGATTGCCCTTGTTTGCGTCCATTCGTCCGTTACGGACGGAACCGTGGAGATATTATTAACCAACACGCAAACCTCTCCCCTGTACCCTGCATCCACCGTACCAGGTGCATTGCTGATGCGCAGTTTTGTCTTGGCGCTGATGCCGGAACGAGGACGAATCTGCAACTCATATCCCGGCGGAATTGCAAATGCCAATCCAGTCGGTACTTTCGTTGTCCCTCCCGGCCAAATAATCACGTCCTCCACTGCCACGAGGTCGAATCCGGCATCTCCGGGGCGTGCATATTGCGGAATCACTGCATCAGGATGTACTTTCTTGACTTTTACTTCCAGTTTGTTAGACATGTAACTACCTCCTGTGTTACTCTTCTTGTGCTGTTTCTTCGAGAGGAATATCTACTCGGTTAATGGCCTTCTGCCTGATGTAGTATAGGATACGGGGGCTGTATTCAGAAACGTCAAACCCACATACCTCAAGCAAGTCCTGCATGTCATCAATTTGAATTACCTTGCCAAGTTCTTTCATTTCCTCGGCAATTAGTTCAATCTCATCCTCGTACTTGGAGATGCGCCGATCATCCAATCCAGAGTTAAGTATTCTGTTTTTAATGCGCTTGATGGCGCGGTTAATGGTCATCGGGTATACATTTAGTTGCTCTGCGATCTGAGAGTTATTCAGACCTTCCATGATTAACTCGACGACCTTTTGGTCAAACTCACTCAAGGATGCTCGTTCAAGTAGTTGCTCAATATAGATGCGGTTTACAATGTTGTCTTCCTCGTAGTCCCGTGTTCGGTCACGCAGTTCAAAATTCTCCAAACCGTCGATGTGTTCAAGCTCTTTAGTGAATCGGATAATTTCGTTAATACGCTCGACCGGAACCTTGAGGATTTTAGATAACTCCTCTTCCGTGGGAAGGTAACCAAGTGTATCCTCAACTTCCTTCATGCGTTTGATGAGGTCAACCGCCCCGCGACTTACCCGCACAAGGCGGGAGTCGTTGTAAAGGAGTTGATTCACTTCCCACAAAATGGGGCGGACAACGTAAGTAGTGAACTTCAAACCACGGTCGAAATCAAAGTCCCTAAGCGCTGTAATCACACCAATGTAAGCGTGTTGTAGGATTTCTTCTTCATCGACCTTAAACTTCGTTTTTAGTTCTTCGACGTTTCCTTTGTACTTAATGATGATGGAGAAGATAAAGTCCTTGTTCTCAATCAGAAACTCTTCGAGAAGAAGACTATCCTCCTTGCAAGCCTTGAGCAGTTCTACGTTGTGCATATCTTTGATTCCGGGCTGTCTCAGTTGCAAGTAACGCTCACTTGGCATTATTTCACCTCAAATTTTCGTTCTTGTTGAATGGCTTTGATGAACGGCACTTCCTCTCCGTTTTGATCGAATACGCGGCCATCGTCATTGATTTGGAGATGTTTCTTGATCTCCGCCCACTTCGGCTTTTCGATCACATCTACTTGGCCGTTTGCCTTCGCATAGCTAAGGAGGGCGGAATCATCAGTGACCTCCAGTTTTACAGGTTGTTCACGAGAGGCTAACGTGACCCCGTAAGGGAGCTTAATGGACTTGAGTTTGGCTCGTGCCTTCTCGTTTTCTGTACTGTAGTACTCTTTCATGTGGTATTGAGTCAGCAGGGCCGTGAAGTACTCGACCTTATCAAGCAAGGGTTTTAGTACCTCGTCGCGCCAAGCCTCTACCTCTTTGATCTTCTCTTGCCAAATGGCAACCTCTGAAGCCGCAGTATCTTCGATCTTTTTGATCTCTTTGCGCGTTTCAGACAGCGCATAGGCATACCGGGCGGCTTCTTCAATGGACTCAATCGAACGTGGCTTTGTATCCTCGTTAGTAGTAGACATATCTGTGACACTGCCACCTTCGATAATGTCTTTAGACAGATCGTCCATTTGAACATCTCCTTTCCTTTCGATTTACTTTTCACTTATACTGTCAACATTTTGCTCTGGTGAGTTGCAGAGAAATAGAAAAGAGACCCTTGCGGGTCTCCTTTATTAATATCCGTGAGTCCGGCGATGGCCTTCTGCCAGTTTTGCTTTCAGCGGGTCAGACGGCTTGGACAGCACTCCTCGGTATGCCGGAATAATCGTGTCTTCACCAGTCTGCGGGTGCTTAGATTTCTTAGGAGCATAATCTTTCGGTTCAAAGTTCATGAACCCAATCAGGTACAGCTTGTCCCCGTCAGCCAGTACATCACCCATCTTGTCCAAACCCTTACGGAGGACGGTTTCAATCTCTGCTTTCGTTAGCTTTACGTCCGGGTCTGCGTGAACCATATTGATAATATCCCGGAGGAATTTGTTTGCCATAGTAAGATCAGCCCTTTCTTCGTAATTCAGTATTATCATAAGAAGACAGCCGGAAATCCTTAACAACTCAGTGTAATCAGTTCACTGGGTTAGATTTTGAGTTGTAATCGTTGCCTTCGATTGACATAAACACCGTATGTACTTTGTCGAAGTACCATGTACGGTATGTTCCTCGTGCCACATTACCCTCGCCTTGATTGTAGGCTACAATGCCAAGGTCATGTCCAAACCTATCTTGCAGGTACTTGAGATACTTTGTACCAAGCATGATGTTTGTGCGGGGGTCGTAGAGGTCAGAGGCCTCCACGCCCATCCACCCCGCGTTTCTCTCCAGAATCTGCATGAGGCCGATAGCCCCATGACTGTTCGGTCGGTTCTTGTAGCGAAACGTACCACCAGTTTCAACGTGAATGATTGACAAGATAAGGAAAGGGTTAACCATATACTCGTCTGATGCTTGCATGATGTAGCCCGCGTACCTTTTTGCAGTCTTTTCAGGTAAGTCGTGTTTTACCATATGAGCGACCAAGAAAGGGGAAACGGAAGATTCCTTGTCTTCCTCGACTGACGCTTCCTTAACAGTCGGTGTCTCCTTTTCCCTGCCATTAGGTGCATCGGCAGTAAGTACAAACTCTGTTGGTTCAGGCTTAGTTTCAGCCTGACTTACCGTTGTTTTTACTTGTGGGGCGGCACAAGCTGTCAAGATTAGTAAGGCAATCGCGGAAGATAACAGAACCTTCCTCACTGATTACCAACCCCTTTCTCTAAGTACTGGAATCAGCTTATTGTAAATTTCATCTGCGAAGTCTACAGTGTAGTCATTGAAGAGGGTGATTCCTGTTTCAAACGTGTCTACGTAAGATTCTGTTTCGTCGTTTAGCAGTTTCGGGTCGGTAGCCCTCTCACCGTCCACTTCTTTGATTTTCTTTATACGCAGTTCTTCGTCAGCCTCCATCTTAACAATCAATGCCCCTAAAGAGGCGAAGAAGGAGAACTCATTAGGTTGCCTTACATCTGCGCACACGATCTTTCTCAATGAACCTAGTTTAATTAAATCAATAGCCTGACGTAGCCATGCTTTTATCCATACATTAGGGTCTCCCTTACGTAGGTTCTGGCCGATCATGACAAGCGCAGGACGGTCTTTGTCGTCAGTGGGTCCGTAAATAACATCCCTAACCTGTCTAATCGCATCTCCTAAAGATAGTTTAAAGACATCGTGGAATGCGGCCTGTACGCAGTTTGCAACTGTGTCTTTACCTGACCGCGCTTTTCCAGTTATAGCAAGCACCTTATCTTTCATGGAGCGCAATACAGGCAGTAACTCGACCAGATTCTGGAGTTCCTCTACAGTCAACTCGTTAATGTCAACCGAAGGGCAGTAGTTAGCCTTAACTTCATCTACACGTCCAGTACTTAGGTTTACCCCGATATGGTAGTGGTTGTAGATCATCTCACTTTCAGGGTACAGAGAGAAAGTTGATACAGGTATGCGTGCCGTACCAAAGGACAGCAACTTCTTGCCGTCCACCTGAATGACTTTTCCAGAAGAGTCCATGCAAAAACCTCCTTTTGTGTTTCTCACTTATACTGTCATCATTTTTCTTTGTTGAGTTGCAAAGTAGTACATAACTCTCACCTATGTACCACAACTGTAATACCTCTATCTCACCAATGTACGACAAAAGTAGTCATGGAAAAGCCTTACAGCATGTTGTATGATATTAGTACAACAACTGAAGGGGAGGTAAGTGTATGAGTATCTGCATCTGGTGTCTGGACGATGGGTACGGAGATAACAAGCTATATAACGGTAAGACAACGTACTTAATACCGTCCCATGCAACACACTGGAGGCCGAAGATGCGCTCAGATATAAAGGAAGTGACACCAGACCCGTTGAGTTACATTGGAGTAGAGATCGACGGAGTGAAGTACTTGGTGGGGCAGGGAGCGTTGGAGCAGGACTCTTCACTTTATTGGTCGGGTGGGGAGAATAAGCATGTAGATCAGATATTCCCCATCCTATTGAAGACGTGCTTAGCTGTTCTCTCAGAGGGTATAGCACAGCCTGTAGTGGAGCCTCTTGTTATGGGCTTGCCTGTAAAGGCTGATGAGCAAGAAGACAGACATGAACTTCTTCAACGTCTTGTAGTAGGTAAACATGAACTGACAATCAGCCTTGCTGACAGGACGGGAGTTAAAAAGGAGATACAGGTTAAGGAGCTAGTGACAAAGAAACAGCCGTTCCTTTCCTTCTGTGACGTGATATTGGATAAGCGCGGGCAGATTAAAGAAGATGAGATCGCAGGTCAGTTTATCGTCATTGTAGACATAGGGTCACGTACCCTGAACATCTATACTCTTGATGCACTCGACCCTATTACAGACCTCAGTGATACAACAAGCCAAGGAATCTACACTGCGTATGACATGGTAAGTGACTTTATTGAAGAACAGTTCGGATTCCGTGTACCAACAGGGAAGATCACGAGCATCATTAGAAAAAGAACAATCAAAGGCATGGACTTATCGCCCGTAATTGATCGAGCATACAGCGTACTAGCTAATGAGATCGCCCGTGTTATACACACCATGTTCGTTGACTCGTGGGCGTACGTGGACAAGATTTACATTACCGGCGGCGGTTCTGAGTTACTCAGGAAGTACCTAGAGTCAGCTTTCCCGGTAACGCCGGAGTTCCTAGATCGGTTTGCTACAGCTAGGGGCGGGTGGAAGTATGGTGTAAGGCATGCGCTAAAGAATCAGAAAAGCGTCTCAATAAAGATTCCCGGTGGCGGTGTACAGAAGGTGATTAAGTGAGAAAGACAATCTACATTAGTGAAAGAAGACACAAGAAGGTAGCAGACTTTGTTAGGTCTTTACCTAAGCACGATGTGAGTTACGAATTAGTCAGGCTGATGGAAGATGGTATGAAATGGAGGGAGAGTGGGAAAGATGAAGGTAGTGCGGTTGTACATCACATACGCAAGAGTTTGTTGGCTACAGGCACGGATGAGGATCGCGTTCTGGAGGATAAGAAGGAGAAGCAGAAAGTGGACTTCTCAGGTATCCGACTAGAACGGAGGAAGCTCGATAGGGGAGACCTTGAAGAACGATTTAACAGCATCTAGGGTCTCCCCTACCGCCCCTCTTAGTGTGCAGTGTGTAGTGTGCTGAGTGTTGTTTTGAGAGGGCTTAAAAATTCAGAAATTTTGGGCGGAAACCGGAAAGAGGAGAGGCTAATGTATAGACCAGATATAGGTGAAACATATAATGAGTTACCGCGTGTGACTTCGACCTACAATCGTCAAGTTTACGCCAACTTGGTTGAGGTGGCCAACAACATCGACTTCAATAGTCCGATCTTTTACGGAATGGCCAAGCGCAACCGATCATTGGGAAGTGCTCAAGCGTTTATTGTGGAACTGGCTTTAGGTAGTGAGGATTTTCGTAACTTTCTGAAGAAATTCATGGTAAGGGGCGGGGAAGGGTACCTGCACGTGCGATCGCAGTACGATAGGATTTACATAGACAGACTTGCCGCTTATAGGAATAGAAGAAGGTAGGACACTCATCCTACCTTTTCCTTTTGCTCAGTTCATCCAAGATAATACCCATGCAAGCATCAATCCTGTACTCAACCGAGCCGTCTATGATATGGTAAGGAACACCTTCCACGTCAAGGAACCCCTTGATTGCGTTGTAGATGGCGACTTTATCGTCCATTGTCTCCGTCCTTGTGCCGTCATTGACAACAGGGTCGGTGGGAGGGAACACGAAGATGATGTCAAACCAGTTTAACTTCTTGAGAGCCATCCCATGCAGTTCTTCGAGTATCTTGTACTCCTCTTTAGTCAAGGACGTTCTGCCTTCCCTTTTCATTCGCTCGTTGAGGGAACGCTTACCGAAGACGTAGCAGTTCATGGCCGGGGTGTCGGTCAAAAGGACTTCGCTTACCGCCGCTACGCCTTCGTCACGAGCCTTCTGATTGTTGTAGATGATGAACTGGGAAGCAATATCCTTCGGAACTCCGTACTGCTGAATGAATTGACGAGCGTACTCCTTGGATGTGTCGGCATTGATTTTCTGCTGTTTCAGTAGCGACTCCAATGCGGCGCATACTGTACTCTTGCGACTGGATGGTGCGGCGCAGAAGTTAACCTTCAAACAATCCATCTTTATTCCCCCTTAAGATGCTGTTCCTTTTGTCGTTTCCAGAACCACTTGGATATTTGCGAAGAAGTCTCCACGGCGAAGTAGAAGAAGTCTTCGTCGTCCATTCTTTCATCAATGACAATGGTCATGCGGAACATCTCGTAAAGTTTCATTTTTATCACTCCAGTACCTTGTTGTTCCATTCTACAGGATTGTCTGTGAGCTTGACTCCGACTACAGGGCGGGCGGATAATTCGGCACGTAGGGCTTCTTCCCGTTTAATACGCTCTGGCAAGATATTTGTACTTACGGTCAACCAGTTCCTTTGCCCACTCCCAATCCTGCATGTCAATTGCAAGGTTAATGAGTCCATCGTATCCTACCTCATCGAGGTGGGTGCACTTCTGAGACTTAATCTGCTCAGTAAGATGATCGTGTTTATTAGTGCCGCGTCGAGCACTAAGTATAAGGTCTTTCTTGTCGATCTCCACGCTATCGCCGTAGATGTCTACAATTACTGTATCATCGTTTATCCGCTTAATACGTCCGATCATTCCGAAGTGTTGGTTATCTTTATTATTTACTAGTACGAAATCTCCTTTACGTGCGTTAATGCTCAGCACGTAAGCCACCACCTTTCTTTATTTGCATTATAAGAAGGTAACTACCCTTTATAAACATCCTTGCCGAACTTCTCGGCTTTCTGGAAGATGCGTTGGATGATTCTGTGGACATGCGGTTGACTAATCCCTACAGCTTTTCCGATTTGTTCTTGTTTATCACCGTTGCGGTACGCCTCCCATACTTTACGTTCCCTGTCTGTAAGTGTAGACAGGAACTGCTGAAGGAGTACCCTTGCTTCTGCAATATCTGCGGCGGTCACATCATCAGCAATAACGTCCTCCAACGTAATTTCCTCTGTCTTGGATTTTACTGGTCGATGAATAGACTGAATTTCAATATCGGACACCTTGACCAGTCGAGCCTGCTTCTTTGTTATGCTCAACTTCTCTGCAATCACATCCTCATGTTCGTTCAAGATACCTTCTTTCAGTGCCTTATAAAAATACTTCTTCGTGTCTCTTCCTACATGTACTTGCCCGTTACGTCTGATTTCTTTCATTATCTCATTCCTGATGGATGTCAAGACATATGCAATACGTTCAATGCCCTTATTAGGGGTATACATCTTGATCGCTTTTACCAACGCCACGAGACCTATTTGATAAAGGTCTTCGTATTCAAATCCTGTATTATATTCCAACCTCTTAGAATGTAGCTTACCTACGATGCTTCTGATGTATCTGTCACACGATTCCAGTTCATTTCTGTCAATGTTCAGTGCATCACTCAATACGACAATGTTCATCCTGCAACCTCTCCCTTATTGACCTTTTCACTTATACTGTCAACATTTTGTTTGGGCGGGTTGCAGAAAAATAAAAAGTAGGGAAAATAATTCCCTACTTAGGCAAGAAACTGAAATTCAACTTTTATCTCTGGAGGCGAATTATCGACGGAGGTGTAAGTTGACGGGTCACCATCGACAGCATTCTCTAATCCAAATCCTGCATTCCACCTGACTCCTGAAGTCATTAAGTAAGCCTTGCATGCCATTACTTCAGTCTTTCCGTAGGTGGTCACGTACCCGTCCGCGATTTCAGCTACAATTTTGACAATGTTGAACCCATAGCGCGGTACGCCTTCAGATTCAGGGGCGGTGGCATGGTCACAAACGACCACCAAAGTATCACGCGCACTATTCCAACTTACACGATACTTCTCTTGGCTCTTCTGCGGTACAGAAGGCTCAAAACTGTAAGGCAGGCGATCTTTTGGTATGACATACACCTGAATCGGACTAGGTACAGAAGGAAAGTTCTGTGTGTACTCGTAAATTCTAAACCGCTTAATATGCTCCAGAGGAACGACGGTACCTCCATTACATCTGTTAACTACGGTATCAGGCTCAGGCGGGGTAGGAAGTAAGTCTTCGATGTTGTCAGTAATGCACCCAAAGCACTCCTTCATCTTATCCATGAGCGTGGAGAAATCAAGTTCGCAAAAGTCAACGTCAATGTTGGCCAACTCCATATAGCTGTCGAGAAGTTTCTCTTGCGCTTCCGTAAGTACGCAGGTGGGCGTGCCACAAAGAATACTGTCAATATCCACACCCATACGTATATAGGCCAACTCAGTCTCCTTGATTGCATTGTACAGGTCTTTAAACTTTACGTTCATGACTTACCTCCTTCCTACGGCCTGAGTGTATTGTCAGCCCACGGCTTCATGTTGTATGGCGGTTTAGTAAAGTCACGCACGTCTTTAAATATGCTCCTAATATCAGGCTCCTTGAAAGGAATGATGGCATAGGCGTTGATCTTCTTGTCTGCGAACATTTGCTTAACCTGAGCAGGCGTTGCCCCTGCTTCATTCTCCTTGGAGGGCGCGTCCGTAATATAGATCAACGTGTTAGCCACACCGTCTTTATACACTTGGTTGAGTGTTTCCTTCATACAGAGGATACCAGACTCAGGAATGGACTTACCGCCCAAGTACCATCTAGGATACGACAGTTTGGAAGGGAAGTTGGTCACGTCCCCTTTATTCATGGAAACGGTGTAGTAGGTGTTACGTCCATCTCCGTTAGGGTCTGTAGCATCTCCGTACCAAATAAGTGATACGGTACACGGGATGTTGGCGCGTGTGCTTTCGGATTTCAGGTAGTTGGCGAATTGCAGTAGATCATTACGTAGTTTACCATTCGCACCTAGATCATCCCGCATACTTCCAGAAGCGTCGATGTACAGGATAAGATTGACGCCCGGAACGGTAGCGACCGGAGGTTCTTCTGGTTCTGGGTCCGGCGGGGTATCCCATTGTGGTTTCGGTAAAACAACTGGCTTTCCGGTGTAAGAAGGGCGGAAGCAGTCTCGGATACATTCGTTATGTGCTGACAGGATATACTCAAGGTCGAAGTTAGAGATGACGCAAGACTCCATGAGTTCCTCAAACATGCCTTCAAGTTCTTCTTTCTGCTTACGCAGTGCTTCGACAGAAGCAGGGTGGGCATGTCGCATAGACTGCTCTAGTTCCTTGATTAGCCTCTCCACCGTTCCAACCTGTTTTACCAACGACTCAAGAAGCATGTAATCACCCCTTATCGTTGGGAGTTAATCATGGCGATAATACGCTCCTTTGGTTGGAACCCTGACATGCGTTGAACAGGCTGACCGTCCTTCAGCAGGATAAGTGTCGGTACTCCCATGACTCCGTATTGGGCGGCCACTTCCGGCTCGAGGTCAACGTCAACCTCACGTACGACCACATCTGTTACTTCTTGTTTTACTTGTTCAACCACAGGAGCAAGTTGTTTGCACGGATTGCACCATGTTGCGTAAAATTTAATCAGTTCCATGATAAGAACTCTCCTTTCATTATAGGAATGTTGGTTTATTACTGTTATTTGGGGATGAAAAAGTTGAGGGCGGAACCCTCAACCGTAGGTCTCTTCATTATAAGGTTGTTCCCTTACAGATTATCCTTGAGGTTGTTAATAAGAAGGCGGCTCTCCTGTGAAGACGAACTTCCATACCTTCTCGTGTATTCTCTTCACGTAGGCTCCGTAGTACCCTCCAAGAATGTTATTATCCTTTAATCCGTCCGCATACACTCTAATGTCTATGGGGTGCGGGCCATTGATATAAAGATCACCGTTGATTATCGCCCACGCAGGCACGCGTTCTTTTACCAGAGGCCTCGTAGCCTTCTTCAGCAACTTACCTGTGTCTTTGTCTTTGACATAACAGATTGCGCGGTCATCTACAAACTTCAGCTCGTATTTCTCCATTGTCATCCCCTCCAGATTCGACCTAAGAACCAATCTACTGCTTTATCTACCAAGAATGACATCCAGTAACCAAGCAGTGTCCCGAGTATGAAAGTAAGTGCCCCTGCACTTAGCATTGATACATTCTCCATGCTTACTGTCTCCTCTTTCTCCTCTCGCCGCTTTTTATAATTAGGTAGGACATCAGCCCTGATAGCAGAGTTATCACTAACATGATCGCGCAGATTAGTGCGTACCCTGCCGCGCAGATTAACGCAAGCAAGGCTACGCAGACAAGCCAATCAGCCCCCATGATATTAGTCGCTAGTACTACCCCGATTATACCCAATGCTAAAATGACGCAAAGTACTAGGTCTTTGATGCTCAACTATTCAGCCACCGCCCTCTCAAACACTATGTGCTCCGTTAGCCAGTCGTACTTACACTCGCAGTGTATTTTGTCTCCGTCTTCTGTTTCAAGGTACTCTTCCCCTACGTAGATTTCCCCGCCGCACTGATCACATTCAAACGCCACTTTGTACTCGGGCGGGGATAGCCAATCGTCGATCATAGCTTCCACAGGTCTGTGATCGGAGTTTCCCATTTTAAGTCTCTCCTTTCCACTTCCTCTTTAACAGTGGCATACGCGACAAGGAAAGGGACGTTATGAAGACTTCCTGACCAACATCTATGAACATGATCTGGGTGCTTCTTCTGGTGTTCGGCCACTTCCCACATCACCTGTAGGTTGTAGTCATTTGATCTGCGAACGTATTCCTTAAATTCGTCGATTTCTTTCTGTCTTGCTCTGTCGTACACTCTGGTCGGGGCGGGAACTGGTGCAGGCTTCCTCTTCTTCTTAGAAGGCACTGTAGTCTTCCTCCTCATTCAGTTCAATATCGTTCCCGTACTTCATCCAGTCCTTTAGTCTGGAGTACATAGTAATCAGTAACGGGTCACCAGACCACAGCAATTGCCTTTCACTTAACCACTCGGTCTCTGTCCCTGCAAGATCGTGCTCTTCCTCTGTAAGATCGTGATCTTCCTCTGTAAGATCGTGATCTTCCTCTGTAAGATCATGTTGAGGTAGACTAGTAACGTCAATCGCGTACAGAAATGTTTCTGTATCACCTGACTGGACAATTCCCAAGTAGATGAAATCGGTAATTTCCGAATGGTAGCCCGTTTTCTCATAAAGTCCCCACACGGCGGCGTCTACTGGGTCCATCCCAAACTTGTCCATTTCTCTGTCGATAGCGTAGTACTTAGTGTGGTCCATGCGTTCATTGCATGACCCAACACGTCCAAGGTAGTACCGATAAGTTGATGTTAGTTTACTACCGATGATGCTCAAGCTTACCTCTTTGAAGGGAAGTACTGCGACACCTTTGGTACGTGACTTATGAAGGTTGTCCATATTGTTCCATCATCTCCCTATAAGCAGGAACCTTTGACAATTTTTTACGGATGTCGTGATAACGGTCATGTAGTCCGTAGCCCGCCTTCTGCCTCCAACCTAACATGTCCCCACGTACTAATAGTTCCCGTACTTCTACATCACTAACCTTCACTTCTGAACTCGGTACGATTAACTGGACGATTCCTTTTGTATCTTCTGGGTCAAACCAATCAACATACTCTGTATCGCTTCCGTGTATTATCACGTCAGGCGAGTCGTAGACTCCATGAATGTACCCCCACTTTTTGACCTGATCGAGTACGTATCTTCCCCACTCAGTTCCATTGTTACTCAGATCATCCATATCGTCGATGAATCCTAGTTTAGTGTGAGGGTACAATTCGCGGATGAGTTCAATCCTGAAGGTAACATCGAAAGGGTTGTGAAAGGTACCGCTCTCTTGAGCAGAACTAACCAAAACCAAAAGGTTTTTACACACTCTTATTCCGTGGTTAATTAGATTCATGTGGCCGAGGTGGATGTGCTGAAACCGACCGATAATGACTCCGAAGTTATATGGTCTTGTATCCATGTCCTTACCTCCTTATACTTATAACGTCCCCGCCCGGAGTGGTCGGGCGGTAGAACCGTTTAATCAATCACACGCCGGTGAGGATAGAAGTCAATGTCCCCTTCTTTATCAACGAAGATAATAGCATAGTACTCTATGTTACATGGGGGCGAGTCAAAAGCGTTCACGTGGATGTAGCCGCACCGTATTCCGAACTTATCCACAACAAGACGGCAAACGTCAGCTATATCGCCCGAGTCCCCATTTTCCGGTAAGTTCTCCTCAATGAATTTGAGAATGACCTCATTCATTACAGTTGACCTCCTTAATACACACCTTCCCGGCGGGTATCTTTCTATACAAGCATATAACCTACAATTCGCACATCTGGATTGGACTTCGATTTGAACTCTTCATCATAAGCGTTAAGATAGTATTCAATCTTACTACGCAATTGTTGCGTATTAGTGATGACTTCAATTGCCCCATTAGGTAATTGGACAGCGACTGTTAGTACGCTAAGAGCTTCATAATTGTAGTCCGGAAGCTCAAGCTCACGCAGGAAATGTGCTCTCTTTGTATTAGGATTCATTACTTTCCAACTCCTTTACCTTAGCCTCCGCAGTCAGCATGCGCTCAACAAGGCTGTAGAAGTCAAGGTCGCGGAGAATCATAAAGTCATCTCCATCCCCAAAGCCTACAACGTACACCGGGATTTTCCCGCCCTCGTTGAGAGCCTCAATCCTCAACTTATCAAAGACACTGCGGTAGATGGTTCGTTGTTTTGACGGCTTCTCTTTATCCTTGGCTTCAAATAGGAACATGCTTGAGTACACGTCACCTTTAGCCCGCCAATCTGAGCCTGAACCGCCGACCCGCCGGGCATACATCCCGGCAAGGTCACTCATGTTGTTGGCGATTCGTGTGGTTTGAATCTTATCAATCTTCCGTAGGTTCGGTCGCTTCTGCGGACGGCTCATACGTACCCACCTCTTCCTGAACGGTCTGCATGATCTCTTCCGGCGAGACTCCACGGGCGGCGAGGGAAGTCATGAGGTACAACATAGCCCACAGCTTCTCATCGTTATGGAGAGCGTCTTTCCACTTATTCATGCCTTGGAACTTGGCAATCACTTCACTAGTCACAGGATTGACAAGTGACTTCCAAGAGGTTCCGTGCATAAGTCCTACAAACTCAGCCAGTTTAATGGTGTCTCCGTAGATGTCCAGACCCTCGTCGTAGTAGTAATCAACAGAGGCTGTAGCTCCCTCTTTACCGCCCACCTTGTTTTTGGTGACTTTGTACTTGATACGTTGACCAACGTACATACTCTCCAGAGGATTACCTTCTTTGTAACTTGGGTTCCTGAACTCTTGGCCCATTGTACGAGACAGTTCAACCATCTGGGCTACGGCATGCTCCAACATCTTACCGCCGGGGACTCTCAACGGTTGCCACATATCACCGATATTGTCCCGTACTTGGTTAAGAAATAGGATATGTGCATCGTAGTCGTAAAGCAGACCACTCCCGTGGACGGCGCGGAGAAACTTGTTAATGGACGGTACAAGGCCACCTACACGGTTTGCTTTATCCCATTTCTTATCATCCTCGGCCTCCGTCCGAGACACCAGTGCCCCAATGGAGTCGATGACGATAAGGCCAAGACGACCACGGAGTTTTGGATTGCGGAACAGCATCTCAAGCCGTTCAAACATATCCTCAGCGTACAAGGGTTTACCTTCCGGCTTTTTGATAATGATAAGGTTAGATGCATCTACGTCTACACCGAGTTTGAGCATGTGTGCCTCAGCATCGAGGGCGGAGTTCTCAGGGTCAGCGATGACATGAATCTTATCAGGGAACATTTGCTGACATGCGGCGATCGCAGAGTATGCAGTTGTGCTCTTACCGGAACTTTTTAGTGCGTACATCATGGAGCACTGCCCGCCTGCCAGACCTCCACCAAGGGCAACGTCGAGGGACAGGATTCCTGTCGGATACCACGTCTTTACTTCGTCACCCTTAGCCTCTTGCCAAGAGGTTACAGAGTCATCTTTGAATGACTTCTTGAAGTCGGCCAGAATTTCAGTAGCCAGATCAGATACTGGAATGTTAACGTCAGGATTAGCCTTACGAGGTTTCGCCAATGTGTACCACTCCTAGTTAGTATTCCCTCTTGCTTATAAGCCCCTCGCGGGGCGGCCAATCACAGCAGGTGAGAACCATCCACTTCATCATCCTCATGGTAGACGTACTCTGCATATCCTCTTGCTACGATGATTTTGTTTTCATCACCGAAGCGGAGTTTAAGGATGACCGTATCACCCGTTCCTGTCTCGTAAAATTCACTACTCCCCAACGGAGTGTTGAATGCTTCAGTTACGAACTCTTGAATCTCCTTATCAGTGAGCGTGTAAGACAGAGGGCCGTCGCCATAGAAATGGAATCCATCAGGATACACTGGAGTACGATGCATCTCTTCATTGTATCCGGGGAGGGCGTTCAATAGCGACTCTTTCTCTTTTTTCAGTACCTCGACTTCATGCTTCAGGGTTGCGACTTCTTTCTCTAAGGTCGCGTTTTCATTGAGGGACTCATACAAGTATTTAATCAGCGTGGAAATTTCGTGAGCCAACTCTCGGTTTACGTTTTCAGTCATGGCGGATTTCAGGAAGTTGATGGTGTTAGGGTATTTGCTCATAGTTGTGTCCTCCTATCGACTCGGTTTATCTTGACGGTTGGTGATGGTGCGGGAGATAGCAAATTTAGTCTCTTCCCACTTTTTAATAAGTCCATTAAGTTCTGTCAGCTTACGTTCTGCCTCGTTTAGCTTTCCAAGTATTTCTGCCGTAAGCCAATGGGAACCCGCGACTGCTGATTTCTGCTCCCTCCCACCACTTGCGTAAGTGAAGATGTAGTCCTTTACAAAATCCAGACAGCGTGTAAGTGCGTTGCATCGGTCTTGCCACAGACCCTGTACCCAATAGGCATACCCTAAGAGTCGTAACCACTTCTCAAGGTAATCCTCAAGGTGGGTGTCAGACAGGGTGTAAATACCTCCCTGCTCCATGAGCGCCTCCCATTCATCCGGCAGAGTCTCCCAGATGTCAGGAGGCTTAATCGGATAGTTGAACCCTGCTTCCACAAGTTTCCGTGGGGCGACCTCGTTCATGACCTCAAACCACTGCCGTACCAAGCCAATGAGATAGTCCTCCTGTTCTTGCGTAAGGCAGTTGTGCGGTCCGAGTGTAGAAGACATAGAAGACCTCCCTAGTTGTCTGCGTTCACTTTACGAATGGATACATTGTCCCGGTACTCGGTGTAGCAGTACTGTTTGAACTTATCCAGTGTCAACTTACCGTCTTCTACTGCTTTCAGCAGGAACTCAAGGTTAATGACGGATTCCGGCACACCCAAATCATTAGCAAGTTCTTGTCTATCGACTATTTTGGCTTTGCGTGGCCCCGCCGTGACCTTCACATCGAACAGTTCATCCAGTCGAAACCGATACTGGTCTGCGTTCGCCAGTTGCATCATTTGTCCAATATCTGCTTTAAGGTTCAGTTTGCGTTCTTCCATCTTTGCGATTTCACTAGAGAGACGCAGGTATTCAAGTGCTTTCGCTTCCAGTGAAGATGTGTCTTGGATTGGCATGTTATTTATCCTCCTTTGGTTTAATGTGCTTGAGCCACCCAACAACAGCGACTGCTGTCGCATCAGATTCGTCCTCTTTGAGGTTCCCTTTCTCGTCGAGGAACTCTGCGTAGTCAATTTCCAAGAAATCAGCCACACTCTCAGCTACACTCTTTTTATGAGCGAGTCCGTAATCTGAGATGATCTTCTTAACGGAGTTCGGCGGAATCTCGATGATGTCGAACCCTACTAACTCACTCTCCAAAGCTCCACGAGCCTTGAATATAGCCTGTGTGCTGTTTACGTGCTTGTTAGAGAACCCGCGTTCAAGGAACACTTGGTTGTATGCGGGGCGGTACTTTGCAACCAACTCTCTCACCTTAGCTGAAATGAGAGACAAACGTACTTGGTGAGTATCCTCCTCGCCCCACGTCTTGTTTCTCCCTTTCACGGTACCCTTCTCCACGATCTTGGGCTTTTTACGACTAACGTCCAGTACGCAATAGCCTGTACCGTTTAGACTAGGGTCAAAACCAAAGACAAACTTCAAACTCCTCTCCCCTTTGGTGTCTATTTCTTGTTGTCAATAAATAAAAGGGTGTAGATCGCGCCAAGCAGAAAGGCAAAGTACCCAAATCCGGGCATTACGAAGGATTCAGCCAGTCCTAGCGCTACAATCCCTCCTAGTAGACTTGTAATGAATCTTGCCATTTGCGCTCCTCCTTTTCTACATCGGTTTGTTCTTTCACTTATACTGTCAGCATTTTTCTTCGGTGGGTTGCAGAAGGACAAAAAAAATAACTGCCGCATTAAGCGACAGTCACATCAATTACCGCAATGCCCGGCCCGTTGGTTACAGTTACTTGGGCGGTACCCACACCGACAGGGATGATTCCACCATTACCGTCAACTGTAACAACGGTCTCATCGGACGATGTGTACACGGTTCCGCTGAGTACTACATTAACATCAATGAGCCAGTTATCTCCTTTAACTTCATTACCATCTGTGGTGAATACTAGCCCGATAGGATTTCCGTCGATGTCAACGATCTCGTACTCATTTGCATAGCCTGTACCCACCACGCTAAGTCCTTCTGTATGCAATCTATCATATACGGACCATCCTGTAGATGTTTTTACTACTCGGTATTTGTTACTTTCATTAGGCACAAACCCAGACACGTCCACGCCAGTAATGAATCCTGTATTGTTGAACACTGGGTCATAATCTTTAAACGTTACGTAAGCATATTTGGACGAGGTTACGTCCTTCATCGTACCGTCACTCATGCGGGCGGTGATGGAGACGTAAACAGTAGCACCGAGAGTAGTGCTGACAGAAGTTGTAGACGCAGAGATACTAACAAGAGATGGTACAGGCATCAACTCAAGGTTCAGAAGATCGTCGATCTCTGCTTGTAACCGACTGGCGGCGCTCTCTAAAACAGTTTTAGCGTATCCAAAAGCATACTGGTCTTTGACTTGCACGACCTCTGCCTTCTTCAATTCAAGGTCGGAAAGCATGGCCCGATATTGCCCTACGTTCATATCATTACCTCCTTTAATGATTTTCCTTTCCATTATAAGTAAGGGCTTTAGTTAGTCTATCCAGTTTGGCGTTCTTCTCACGAAGACTACGGATTTTGTCGTTCCTGCTCTCCATTTCGGCAATGAACTTAGCAAGTTCTCGTCTCACCTTGCTGTCGAAATCAACTCCCCTAATGCGGTCAAGGAGCGTATACCCTATGATTCTAGTCTCTGTTTCCCCGTTTAAGACTTTGTGTTCACAGGAGAACTGTACCAAGTTGTCATCTATGTAACGCACCTTGATGTTCTCTACATCCCACAGTCCCCCGTTCTTAGGGGACAAGTTGTTTAAATCCACTTAATTTCCCTCGCTTTCCATTTCTCGTTTGAGCTTGTTCCACAGATTGATAAACTCAAGTTTTGCCTTTTCGGGCGGCCACGGAACGATGACCATATCTTTCAAGTGAACTTCCGTAGTAAAGGTACTGTACTTGGGCAGGAGAGAACGAGCTTCAGCAAAGTACAGTAGACCGTCAATGAACTTAACAACTTCATATTCTTCCTTGGACACTTTACCTAGGCCGCACCACTCGTACAACATGTCCTGTAGTTTCTTTTCCAGTTTAGCGTAGTCCGGTAACAACTGTTTCACAGGACTTGGGATGTCAGCCATGTACGCTTCTGGATTATCGTGGTTAAGTCCAATAAACCTAGTACGTGCGCTATATCCAAGTTGTTCTAGTACAGTTGCAACGTTTACTGCATGTTGTGCAACAGAATAAGGCGCAATAGTATGGCCGTTATATCGGTTGACGTGGGATAGTGCGTGGGCAATATCTTCCAAGTTAAAGTCTTCGATGCGCGGGTCAGCAGGGTAGAATTTTACTCCTGTATAAGTCAAGATGTAATCTCCAATTCGGGACATGTGCACTCCTCCTAATGTGTGATGTTTCTCATACGATTTTGTAGTGTAAGAACTTCCAACTCAAGAGAATGTATGATATACTGTCTTTAGAAACGTAAAGGAGGTCACTAACATGCGCGATTCTTTCCGATGGACTGACTACGAGGAAGGCATCTTGATTGAAGCGGTAAAAGAAGCGCGTGCCGTCACAAAAGGCCTAGCAAACGCCGCAGAGATTCTCGGTACCACTGTTCACGTCTGCCGTAACCGTTGGTACAATCACACCTACCCTGCTTTGAAGAGAAGTCAGGAGACAGAGATGTTTCTCCCTGCGGCAGTGGAAGAGGAGGAAGTACATAACCATGAAGAGACAGTAGATGATGTAAAGCTGTCCCTTGAAGGCTTCCTGTCTGACCTCACAAGACTGGTAGATGAGAATAGGCGTCTTATCTCAGAGAATGCCAGACTTAGGAAAGAACTCAAAGAACTAGAACAGGAGCACAAGGAAGTAAAGGAGTCATACGAGTATATCCTAAGAGTAATTAACCGGGCAAGGGAGTTGTGCATCCAAGACGAGGAACGCCCCGCCCGAATCAGGTACAGCGTGTCGTCTGACGGAACTGTGCACGCTATTCCAGTACAAGGGGAGGTGTAATATCTCCCCTATTCTACTGGCTCCCAAACCTCTACCATCCTCGGTACTTTGTGCACTTCTACGCACTCCACGTAGTCCTGATACTCCCACGGGTCCTCGTGCTGTAATTCAGTAGCACCTTCACTGTACTCTGCCCGATAGTATTTGCCATCTTTCCACTTGAAGATCAATTCGTAATGAAGAGACCATCTGGTGTTGTAGAGAAGATTACGCTCGATCACCTCTACATCATCTTCAAAGCTTTCGTAAGGAAATCCAATTCCCCGGAGTTCTTGTGCACTAAGTTTAATTGTACTCATTCTAATTGCCTCCTAATTGCGGATTGAATGTGTAGAAAGTGGGGCAAAGTCTACTGAACCCGCAGAAATTTTTGCAGTAGAAGTCACTGTATTGGGCGGGGAACTTACCCTGATTGAGAAAAGAAACAATCTTCATGTACTGGAACTTGATTATGTTCTTCACTCTTGTCAGCTTCTCAGTAGGGATATTTACCTCAACAACTTTATCGAACCGGATAAAGTGATAGCGATACGTGTGAGGGATTTCCCCAAACAAGAAGTAGCAAGCCATTCCGTAGATCGGAAGTTGCATCTTCTGCATGATCGCATTTTCACTGTACGGCTTGGATGTCTTGTAGTCGGTGACGATAAGTCCGTTCTCGTCCCTCTCCACCTTGTCGATGATACCAGTGACAGGTTGAATGCTATCATCTAATTGGAACTTGAAGTACTTCTCAAGACCGATGACCTTTGACCAGTCCATCTTGGGGAGCTTCTCAATAAAAGCCACCCCTTGGTCGTAGTACTCGCTCCTCTTATCTTCACTCGGGAACTTAATCATCGGGAACAGGTAGTCGTAAATCTTCATCATTTTAGGAATGTCGAGCACGACCTTCTGTCCCATGATTAAGTTGCTGTACGATTTGAGGTAGCTTCCGACTGTCTCCTCGGTATCCTCTTTGTTCTCCTTCCACTCCATATCCGGGTAGTAGTTCGTGCGCGGGTACATCTCCGCGAAAAAGTGCATCAACGAACCATAGTCGGCATAGAAGTCGTTGACTCCTTCCTTCAGCGGGTGCTCCGGGTTAAGGTAAGCATGATAGTAAGACAAAGGGCACTGAATAAACCTGTCCAGAGCGCTGTTTGATAAGTTGATCTTTACTGTATCCATGTCGCACCTTCCTGTTATGACTGATCTTTGCTGTACTTCTCAACCTTCAAGGTGACGTAGTTTACCTTCGACAAATTGACGAAAAAGAGTTCCCCGTTGTCAGACGGCACGGTAAATACGTGCCCCTTCTTCATCCCATCTATGAACATCTTACGGAATGCTTCTTCTACTTCTTCATTGGAGGCAGGAATCTCTGCTTCCTCCTTATCGACGACTGCCTTCTTTTTCAGGTCTTCAGTCCATTCAAGTTCTAATTTCTGATCGGTTTCAAAGGTGAGGTTAACCGTTATCTTATGCGTCATTAGATTCCACCTCCGCAAGTACTTTACGTACACGTTCGATTGACTTCTGGGCCTCATCTTGGAGGACGGCACCAAGCACTTCGTCTTGGTCTGTAGTAATAGAGATCGCATCCAATTCTTTTCCCAACTCTTGAATCATACTTTGTACAGATTGATTCAGACGTTTGCCATAAACCAACATAACGCCAGACAGGAAGCACAACTCTTTAGCAATTTCTTCCATCTGCTCTTTTGTGAGTGTCGTAGACTGGTTGTTGTCACTCATTATTACCTCTCCTTAATCAGAGAACTTGTAATCGGTAAAGTCTTTGAAGTGGATTTCCACCTTATCCAAGTAACAGTTAGGGTCAGACCGGAGAAGCTCTTCGATTTCCTCTAGCTTCTCAATGATCTCTTTGCTGACTGGAGGTTTTAGCTCATCCTCCCCTAGCTCGTACCGCCGCCACCATTTCCTGAACGTTTCCAGTGTGTATGTTAGGCTGATGTAATCAGAGCAGTGGTAGCACCAAGCGACCAAAGCCTTGTCGCACTCCATCTCCTCAATGACAAAGTGTGAATCCTTTCCGCACTTGGGGCATTTGTTAAGGAATCCAATCATATGTGCACCTTCTCTCACTAGCGACTTTTGCAAAAGAAAAGAGGGAACTATCCCTCAATTAACGCAAGCGCTCAATCAGTTCGTTATATTCTTCGACCCACTCAAGAGGGATTGCGTGGCGTGAGTCAATATAGCGAAGGATAGCCGATTTAATCTCCTCTAGTCTCTTATCTTCCCAGATTTTACGTGGGACGGTTCCGAGAGGAGGCTTGGACGTTTCCCTTGTTTTGTCACAGTTACATCCGTGCGTAACATCTTCTCCGTGCCCTTCGTTACTAATCCTGACTGTACATAGATAAACACGGCAATTAGGAAAACTGCGTTGATGGGATACAAAAGCACCATCCAGTCCAACTCAGTCACTCCCGTCACTTCTTCAAATAATTCAGTATTATGAACGGTACTCCGAAGAGCATGCTCCATAGAAGGACGAAAGGAATCATGAGCTTTTCAATTAACTCCTTATCTTCTTCTGTATACTCCTCGTCCCGGTCTAGTTCCCGCATCCTGAGAACGAAATCCATACCAAGGAAGTTTATTCTCTCTACTATTCTGGCTCCTACCAACAGCCCAGATGCGAAATACGTAGCCAAAAGCATCCACCCTACGGACATGAGATCACCCCTTATTTGCTTTTGCGAGGAGATGATTTAATCTCGTCCTCCTCTAGCACGCATTCACTTGGGTTCTTGTCTGGACGCATGCGGATGAACTGCGGGTGGCGGTAGAAGCCGTCTTTCGTTCTCTCCATAGCCCCGATCTCAATGGCCTGTCCAATGTACTTGTCAGGGTTTTCGGACATGTCTTTACGTAGTTCGTCAGTCAATCCAGAACATTCACCCAATTCTACAAGATTGCCGTCCTTGTCATATTTACCGAACTTGACCGCCCCAATCCAGTCGTTGAAGTAGAACTTAGTAATGGGAGTATAGAAGGTCTCTAGGTGCGACTGGAAGAACTCAGGATCGTACTGTTCGCCATTGTGTATGGAATTGTAGATGAAGTCAATTAGTTGGGAGCGTGTATACTTGTCGCCGGTCTCGTCAAACTCCCAATACTCCCACGTATCCAATTCTTTTCCTTCATACTCACGAACGGGCGGCTTGAAGCCCATAATCACAACATCATCGGTAATGTGCTTTTTGACCTTCACCCAGTTCCATGCAGGTTTCTTTTCAGGGACATACTTACCATTGATGTTTTTGAGGATTACACCTTCTCCGCCGCGCTCAACAATCAGGTTGTAGAACTCACGCTTGTTGTCATACTGTACAGTAGACAGTTCAATGTACGCTCCATTAGCATTACGGTCATGGGCGGAGTCAAGGTGGATTTGTTCAATAGTCTTAATGAGTGCGGCTCTACGTTTTGTCCAAGGCAGGTCAATGAGCCAATTACCATCGAAGTCTCGCAGTATATCGAACGCCACGTACTTTAATTTCCCACGTTCCTCTTGCAGAGCCACGGCACGTTCCGGCAAACTTCCCATGATGGACGTTACTTCATTGGATGTCATACCCTCGTAGTACACTTCGCCGTCGAGGATGAGGTTAGGGTACTTTTCCAGTACACTCGCCAAGTGAGGAACTTGGGCTGTCTTCTCCACAGGGATTCCTGTTACATCACTGATGCGGCGACTAAAGAATCGACCACCGATAGACAGATACCGTGCCCCGTCTAGTTTCTCTTCTGCGATATATTCAGTACTGTTCCACAAATTTTCCATCTTGGCTTCATCTTTGACTTCCTTAGCCCCCATCGGGAGTAGAATTTCGTTCAAAGGATAGTTAGACATAAGTACCTCCTATGATTGACACAAGTCCATGAAATTATCGAAGTCCATGTCCTCCAGTTCTCTTTCTACGGTCTGCTTGAACTTGATCTCGGTGATGAAGTGGTCGATGAGTTTTGCGACATGACCTCGGTTTACATCCATGATAATAAGTGCCCTGCGCCAGTCTTCTCCGAGGACTTTACGTACCCAGTTTAACTGCTTCTCTGTCGGGCGGAGCGTCTCCCATGAATCTCCGCCAATGGCGTCCAATCCTCTAACTACCGACATCTGATTCACCTCTCAGGTAGTAGGTGCATATATTAGTCGTGACTTTAATTAAGTCTCCTTCTTACTTAACAGAACGGATAGGAGTGGTAATTATAGATGAGTAATGGTCGTGCGGGTCAACTAGAACCATGCCTTTGTTGATTTTGAGGTCATCGAGGGCGGCCGCCACGGTCCCGGCGTTGCCTTCTTGCTCTTGCCCTTAAAGGTCACATCAAAGGTTACATCGAGAGTCTTCTTCATGCGGAACACGCTCCAGATTTGACAGAAGGCAAGAACTGACAGCACTAATTTACCCATAAGGGAGGTGTTCAGTGCCAGAGAAATGATCATAGAGAGTACAACGGCTGTGCTCGTGACGTACTCCATGAATACATCAAATGCTTGTACTTCGGTCAGGGTTACATATTTCATAATTTACTCCCCTAGATTGATTTTGATTGATTATTTACTGCCGCGCCGTTTAAACAGTCTGGCAGAGAGTACTTTCTTCGTAGCAAGGTTGTCAAGCACCAAGAGGACAATACAGACTACAGAAGCTACCTTAGCCCATACACTAGTGTCTGTAAAAGCAATTGCCACGAAAAAGAGGGAGGCAATTGCTGTGCAGAAGGAGTAGCTAAGGTAGACGGCGCGTACCTTGTCTTCTGAGATAAGTACGTATTTTTCCATGACTTAACCTCCTTGTTTCTGTCCGCCTAATTAGTATGCGAGTGGTTCGTACCGCAGTTTCTTAATCAGTTCTTGTTTGCGTTGCCCCTCCGTATTGAACAGGACGAAACGATGTTTACGCGGGCGGGGCGCAAGGTAAGTATTCAGCTTATCATAACAGTTATGACGGTTGTGTTTGGATTCACCGTTAAAGTTTACTCGGTCAGTGCGTTCCTTCGTCAGACCAGTGTAAATGAATCCGATATGTTTGTAGATTCTGGAGATTCGATCATGTTCCGGTTGCACATAGCTTACAATGATCTCTTTCGGTACCCGCCGCAGAGATTCTTTAATGAAGTAGGTAATTGCATCGTTGGACACGGAGCTATCGGCCCACAGTCGATTTAATTCAATGACGTTCAGTCGTTCATCTTCACCGCACAGTCCGCGTCCAATGTTGGGGCTTGCAGGGCTACCGAAAGTAACTACAGCTACCAACTTATTGCCTCTAGTGCGATCAAACAACCCGAAAGCGTAGGATACTTGAGGATTACGTCGAAGGTGATGGTTCTTCAATTTCTCCAGTGCATCTTGACGTGATACTTGGACTACGTTGTAGCGCACGCTCAGATTTGACTTTTTGTTTTTCATGATTACATCTCCCCTTTTCCTTGCCGAAGTTTTCTTTCACTTATACTGTCAACATTTTGTTTTGGCGGGTTGCAGGGAGATGTAATCTTTTTTTTTAATTTTTTTTTTTTTAGGTAGAGTCTCCTTCGCCGTCTACTGGCAATCGTGTCACTTTGGATTTTTGTTGGTCAATCGCACGTTGGCGTGTGCGAAAGCATGGGCCCTCCGCGCAGGACAAGCCTGCGTTATTCCAATCCGAGCCGTATGCGCCTGTAGTATTCAAGGTCTTGAATGCGTAAGTCTAGGGCTGTTGCAGCATGGTTGAGTTGCTCTCTTAAACGCTCAACCTCAGCCTTAGCATCCTCTAGCTCTTGGTAGAGGGCTAGTACTAAACTGTCCCCTGTGAGGTCACGCCACTCCGTACCGTACACAAGCGCTCGCAAACCTCCGCCATTATCAATGTCATTAATGACAGTATACTTCCCATCACACAGGCTAATTTGTCCCATTGTGTATCCTCCTTCTACCTATTCTTTATCGTCGCTTTCGTACCCCAATTCTCTCAGCACGTCCCTTGCCCGTTGGCCGTGATTCCTGTCTACCCAACTAGAGTACACTTCGCCCGGTTCTTCATGCCCTCCAGTAAGGGCGGGTCCTTCATAATTGTGCAGGTCGGCATAGTACCGCAAAGTCTCGATCAGCTTTTCTTCCGACTGCTTTAAGCGTTTAATTTCTGCTTCCAATTCTGCTACATATTCCATCGTATGTGCTTTCTCTGCGCGGAGAGATGTCACAAGGTCAAATGCCGCAACGGGGCATTCTTCCGCTACGATTTTACGTAAATTGTCAACCTCTTTCTCCAAACGCCTACATTGAGATTCCGCAACCACGTACATGTTAAATGCGTGGTCACGCTCAGCCTCGGCCGCCAATGCACGTTCAATCGCGTGAGGCCATCCGGTGCGGGCTTCGGCTATGAAACGGGCGTCAGCGTCAGTTATTCCGGGCTCGCTGATAAATACAACAGGCACCCCTCGGGAGTTTTTCAGTAACGACTCCCCGTTGTCCACGCCCCATTCCCAATGCCCCGCCGTTGCCGCGTTGCATATTGCGAGGTCTGCGTGTAGATCGCGTTTCATTCCGCGTCCTCCTTTCCATATCCCAACTCTTCTAACGCCTCATCAGCGCACTCTCTAGCGCCCAAATCCGGGCTTTCCTCGCTGATCGCCCGCAACGCCGCGACCATCTTGGCTTCGCGATCATATGCCGCCTCCAACGCGTCAAGCAACCGCGGAATGTCCTCGCGGGCGTGGGCGATGAACTCGGCGTCGTGTTCGCCGTTTTCGTAGGTATCCCCGAACATTATTAACGTGTCCGCGAGATATGAGCCCTGCGGAACGAAATCGTACTTACCGTTTAATACCTTCGCGTTACTCCACCGCCACGGTCCCGGCGTTGCCTTCTCGGCGCGCTCGCGGATCGCGGCGAGTTCCTCTCGCGTGATGACGTTAGGTTTCGCTGTCATTTCACAACCCCTCCAATAGCTTCCATAATCTCTTGAATTGCGTAGTACTCAGGATTGAGTACGTGCATGAGTCCGTATAATACACATGCAAATGCCGAAATTGACGCCATTCCACCTGCAACCAAGAAGGCCCAGAACGCAACATCCCAATCGCAATTGTAGCCATGCCTCGTTTCTACGTATTTCCTGTATAGCAACCGAATCGTAAGGGTAAAGAATACAAGGTATAGTAACCCTCCTACCATGAGTACTGTCCCTTCCGTCCACTGCTGACGAACTAATACATCGTACACATGCTCCGCCGCCACCCCAAGTTTGACGGCCAATTGCTCCATATATTGAGTAACTTTATCCATGTTCATTAGCGATCTTCCTCCTTATCAGGTAATTCTGGAAGAGGTATCCGGGCAATCCAATCGTAATCATATTGAAACAATTCGCACGGTTCTAAATCATGCAGTTCAAAGTCACCGTAGTCACACCAACGTCTGGTAATCCCGCCCGGGACCACCGTTTTATCCGGCAACAGCTTGGGCGCCTTAGAATACTCAATGTAATAACGACACTGCTTACAAGTTTTTCTTTTCTTGAGTAAACTCACATCAGGTTCCTCCTTTACCTTATCTGCGCATTGGACAAACGCTATGGACACAGCACATGGTAATGTAACGGCTTCATCGGAACGAGCCTCTGCACCCGATCTATGCCGTACTTCTGCAAAGAAACCGAAGCAGTTATCGTTATATACAACGGTATAACCTTGAGGCACAGCCTCCTCGATTAGCTCCTCCATGCCATCCCGGTGGGCGGAATAGTAGGGAAGGGGATTTAATACAATTCCATCAACAGCTATCATTAACCCGCCATTTTGTTTTACTACTTCATACCCGAGAGCCTGTGCAACTTTCTTATCAAGTTCCCTCCACCCGGCATATTGGATTTGCATGATTAGTGTACCTCCCCGTGACCGTAATCCTCGTACTCGATGATATTACCAACGACATGGGCCTTATTCAGGTCAAATAGCCGAGGTTCATATTTATTTCCTGCCCCGTCCACAAAGATGAATCCTAAAGATTCACTATCATAGACAACTCTAAGGAAGTGCATACAATCTCTGTCACAGTCATAGGCTAGAAGAATATCCCCTTCGTAAATCTTCTTACCTCCCCCATCACGGCGTCCTGTAAACTGTAGAAGAATATACTGACCTTCTTCAGCCATGTCTAGGAAGCAAACAATACCGTCCGTGTCTAGTTTGTTTATGTCTTCCCATGACAGCATTTGTTTAGTTTCTCTATCCCACGCTTTGTACTCAATAGCACGCATCTTATCCCCTCCTTACTCATCTACACTCACAAGAATTCCGCACTCTTCGCAGTAATGACCTTGTAGGCACTCTGGTAGGTCTTCCATATCCATTTCAGACACGTAATTGTTTTTGGGATAGAAATAAACTGGTTTAGTCAATTCTGTTTTAAACTCGATGTAGTGGACTCGATACCCTCCGCACTCCATGCACCTTACCATGTTCATGCCCTCCTAATGCGTAATAATTACTGTCGTTGTCGGTAACCACTCATAGTACATGTAGTCTGTTAGATTGTCCTTACCGCCCGGCGGGGCAGTGGAGGGAGGAGGGATAGACTGAGCAGGTTCAGTATTTACATAGTCGTTAACCCTCTCTCCCATTTCGATTAAGGTAGAGATTAGAAGCAGTAACGTGATAAACACCCCTACCGTCAAAATGATTTTTAAGAAAGCCGTCCATGCATTCGCTACCACTTCCCAACCTCCTCTTGAGTAATCACTATTAACACTCCCTTTAGTGGATTGCTAACCTCAGTCCTTTAACATCCGCCCACTCTTGCACGAACGCCATCTCGTGCCGATCAGGATTTCTGTTACCAAACCCACGTACTTGTCGGATGTTACCATCCCGAACCTCAATGGTAATCAGGGGCTTGTCCAGTTCGTCGATGCTACGCATAAACAGGATTTTGCACTTGCCTGTAATTACATCATTGACGTAAGAGGCGACACAGTGACTCAGCGAGCTTCCTTCTTTGATCAGGTCAGATGCATCTTTTGGTGTAATGATGGCATATGGTTTCTTTTTATAGGTAAGTCCCTGATACGACTCATCACTGACTGCCTTTCGCATCTGCTCGTTCTTGGCTTCGTCCTGCTTGGCTTGGTAGTTCATCTGTGCAACATCGTGAGCCTTAATAAGGGACTTGGGATACTTCTCTTTCGGTTCAACGCCCATTTCCCGGCACATACGAACGTAGTCACGCAAGTAAGTGGAGGCATAGTATGGTCTTGTGATGCCTTGTTCCAATTTGACCTCGCGGGCTAAGTAGAGGGACAGCCGCCTTACATCCTTGTACCCGTACTGCTCGTATAGTTGTATAATCTCGCCACTTGCGTGTAGCATACTACCCATGTCGGACTCTTCTTTGAATATCTCTGCCATGAGTTTGACATTATTACCGCCAAGCGCCCCATCAAGTTTACGTATCCTATCCACATCGTATCTACTAAACGAGTTGAAACCGCGCAGGATTTGAAGTGCGTATTTCGGCACACCAAGGATTTTGTGCGGCTTAGTCTCTTTTGATTGCATCCACACGCTATTGCGTGCGATACTTCTAAGACTCGTACCAAAGCCCGCGTTCGCAAACAGTTCAATTTTAGGAGATTCATTAAGAAGCCTTACAAGTGCCCTACCTAGCTTTTTCGTTCGCTCCCAACCGTTTTTCCCATTGGCTTCAAGAGCATACTCAAATAGGTGCTTACTTTTTTCTGTAGCGAAGATAGGGATGATTTGATATTCGGACCGACCCCAAGAAAAGAAGCTGTTCATATTAAACTCGCTTGCGTCTACCTCCTTGCCGTTCTTGATCAAGGTGATTGACCTGTCTTTCAGGCTGTATTTCAATTCCCAATTGTTACTAAGTTTGACTGTCATCCTGTCATGCCGCACCGTGAGGATAAATTCTGCTTTTTTAAGATGGAAGTAGTTGTCTTGTTTCTCTACGCAATCGAAGATTGCATGTTTAAATCGTCTGTAGGTGTTTTGTCCGGGCGGATACTCTCCTCCATAGATTACTTCCCTGTTATCACAGGCGGGGCAGACCGTTGACGCGAATCTTTCAATCTCTGAAATAGTTCCGCAAGAACAATACAGCTTTCTATTAGTACTTTGTCTTCCAAAGCTCACCGCAATTTTTAAAGTTTTCACTTCCCCCATAATTTCTACTCCTCCCGAGGTTTGCTTTCACTTATACTGTCAGCATTTTGTCCTGATGGGTTGCAGGGAAAACAAAAAAAGACGGAAATTATTCCGTCTTTACAAAGCCTATTTAACATCGAATGCTTCATCTAAATGCATACAATACTCTGTTGTCCTCCGGTATCGGTTCACGCAGGCGGCGCAGAGAAAGATGAACGTTGTCCTCATAATCAGCTTTACAAGTATCTTGGTAAATGCAGTCGTAGGCCTCTACCCCATCCAGTATACCCTTATCAATAAGTCTCTGGAAAGTAGTACTGCCGCAGTCAATCAGAAACAACGTTGTCCCTGCTTTAACGTATGCTGAATTGTTACCTAATTTTGTGTTAAACGCACTTCCTGTGCAGATGAACGAGAGCATTACGCCGCGTCCTCATTACCTTCGTCGTCTTCGTCATCGTCGTCTGACAACAGGCCAACTGTGTACTCGATGCCTTCCTTAGCGAAGGTCTGCACGACAGATGCTTCTTCCTCGCCAATTTCTTCAAACATACCGACAGTATACTCGATTCCAAATTTGGCAAGTTTCTTTTTAACCTCTTCTTCAAAGATTTCGCGCCAGTTCAGTTCCCCTGCAACAAGTTGTTGGAGTTGTTCTGGGGTGAACTTGCCACTCCAGTACGGCGCGGCCTCAATGTCTGACTTAAACTCTACACCTACATCGTTAGGGATAGTGTTACACATGATACTAGCGAGTTTTTCATATACTTCCCAAGGCGTATCCTCTGGAGCGTCGAAGAGAAGCTCATCGTGCACCTGCAAAACGATGTAGATGTCATGTTCTTCTAAAATTGATTTGTACCCTTCACGTAACCACTCTTCGCGGTCGAAGCACTTGGTACCGTCCGGGCGGGTGGGGTAGAACAGGTCAATCATTGCTTTCTTTGACTGGTCTGCTGAAGACCCTTGTACAGGGACGTTCGTACTTTGCCGTTTGCACTTCTCCAGTTTCCAGTGCCAACCACGTCTCTTGTAGACGTCATCTTGCAGGACTTCCGCAATTGTCTCACCGAAACGGCGCTTACGGCCAAGTACAGTTTCAACATAGCCTTGGGTCATTAGGGTCTTGTGGGTCTCCGCCTCCCACTTCAGGTAGCTCGGCAACCCCGCTTTAAAGCCGTCAATCAATTGTTGTGCTTCTTCCTTAGTAGATTCAATTTGTTCTGAAAGCCCCACAGAAGTTATACCGTATACTACCATTAACCCCTATATTTCTATAGGGCGTGGACTATACCTTGACAATCATCTCCATGATTGCCCCTCCCGTTACATGGGTTCGATTGATTTACCGCCGGGGCGGTAGGCGACCCATGGTCAGTCTCTACACCATCGTCCTCATTAAGAGGGTTTTGGCTCGGTATTACCATACCTAGTGGTTTACTAGGCTACAGGCTTCACCGATATGAGGGAGGTTTTACTTCGGCATAGCATCGGCATACCGAAGACAACGCTTTTCATTTTCTTCCGCAGTAACTCAAAGAAAGAAGCAAGCGTTTCAATGGTTTCCTTGTCACATACATTAGGGTCTAATTTGGATACTTCTTTAGTTGCATGATATTGGATAGCGTATTTTAGTTCGTCTGTTCCCGCCCAGTTCTCGATTGCCTTTTTGATCTTATCTTTTGTTTCTTGTTCACTCTCACCCTTATAGTTACGGATTTGCTCAAACATGTCGTAGTTCAGTCCGTGTACTTGGCAAGTTACACGGCTGTGCATGTCGAGACCTTTTTGGAATACCTCGATGAGGGCAGGTTCTTTGGTAAGGATTGCCAACCAACGAAGTTCTTGTTGCGTTAACCTCCGTACTTTCGTAGGAGCCTGACTATACCTTCAGGGGCGACTTTGTAGCAACTAAGCCCCTGCCCGCCGTGTACATAGGTTCGATAGATTTACCGCCGGGGGCGGTAGGCGACCCATGGTCAGTCGATACACTCCCTGCTACTGGAAGCACGGTATTGGCATATGCTTATCAGCACTTCAGCGTCCACCGTTTTGAGCGGGTTTTACTTCAGCCAACAATACGTAAACTGAAGTCCGCGCTGACGAGCAAACGACCCTTGCGGGCTTGAAACGCCATGCGGATGAGATCGAAGCGTGACGGGATTTGTTGCCATTACTGTTAGTACAAGGCTTTTTATCCTTGTTCCCTCATTACTGAGGGTGCCGGGTCATATCATCACCCACCGCCAAGTAGGTGTTACTAGAACGGTTCGTTCATTATAAGATGATGGTCAATCGGAGTAAGTTCTGCATAAGCCGCCCACAGGTCCATAATGTACCACTTGCCTGCCAGTTCCTTATAACGCTTAATGAACTCCTCCCTATCCTGATAGCTGTACACTTCTTCGCGCTCCTCTGTCTTATTGACTAGGATGATCGAGTACCTTATTACATACAGCCGACTACCCATTAGCGCACCTCCTTGTAAATATTTATACTTGGCGGTTTGGGTGCGGCGCTTTCGTGGGGTTATTATTGCCTTGCCCGACTCAAACCCTGACCTCCACACACTTCCTAAAGGTTTCAATAGGCATCCCTTTAGGCTTGGCTCGGTATTGACCTTACAGGAGAATCCCGAACTCTGTAAGGCTTCCACCGAATTAACGCCGTTCAGACACGTAAGGTTTCCCTTACGCCGCCCACAACTTTAGGTTTGGATTTCGGCAACTCATGCGTCCTGTACGGACGAGTTGGTTGTAGCTTGGGTGGATTACACCATCCACTGCGTGCTCAGGTAGTTTCTCGGTAAACGCTTCGATCAGTTTTGACAGCCCTCGGTATTCCAACAGAAGTCCAATTACAGGGTGCTTCTTCTTATTTCTGGTAAGTACTTTCTTTGATGTAGACGTTTTGAGTACGGTCTTTTTGAGAGCCTTGTCATACTGCTCCATTGGCTCCAGAATCTTGTGTTCCTCATACAGCTTGAAGGCAACCTGCTTCGATGAGCCTATGTTAAACTCCTCGACTTGTTCTTCTGTTACTTTGAACTTAATGCCGTTCTTCTGTCTGGTCTTTGTCCTGGTCACCACAATTTTGCCGCCTAAATAATCGTAGATGCCCTTTTCGATTTTCTCGCCCGTCCGTGGGTCAACTTTACCGTGTACAATCTCGTGTAGTTTTTCCTTCAAGACCTTACCGATAACGTTTTGCAGGAACTCCGTGTCAATCGCCACGCCCCGCCGTTCGGCAAGGGTAAGGATAGGGATAAGGGGCATTTCCACTTCTCTGAACAGCTTGTAAACCTTGTCAAGCTGATAGGCGGGGTTTTCAAACACTTGCTTCTGGTACATGAACACCCAATGCGTCATGTAAACGTCATGCGCACCGTAGTACAGGGCAACGCGGTGGGGAATCTCGTCGTAAGGAATCTTATCGAACAGAGCCCCGAACTTAAACGTAGGACGATTCATTTCGTCAGCACTTACTTTACCTGTCTGAATGAGCCACGGTAGAGCGTAGTTAATGTACCACTCTTTAAGGCCTTTCGGTTTATTCTCATTCAGCAGGCCACCCGCAACCGTAGTGTCCCAATGGATGTTCCATGTAATGTCAATGTTAGCCCAGTTGTAAAGCTCATGTATATCGTACTTAGCGTTCGCTAATACTAGCAATTTGTCAGCTTCCAACAACGGGCGGAGAGCGTTAGCGACAACATCAAAATCCAATGTAGGGATGTCTTGTGACATTGGATGCTTAAACGGCCTCATTGGGATATAGAAATACTGTTCTGACATGAACCCCAACTGAATAGAGATCAGAGAGTCTTTCCAGTTGTTAAGACCGTAGGTCTCTGTATCAAGAAACACATAGGCGTCTCCCTGATACATGTTTTTGTAAGCCTTGTAGTAGTTTACCAGTCGCTCTAACAACTCTGGTGTGTTAATGAGAATGTAGTTGTCTGGAATAACGAGAGTTTTCTCAATATCAAGAATTTGCTGTTCTTTTTTGGTTAGTTTCTTGGCCTTCTTTACTTCTGTGTTCGCCCGCGTTCTTGGTTTTCTCTTTGCTTCTTTTTCTTCTCGTGCATTCAAAATGTCAATGATGTCATTCACACTCTCGTTGGACACATTATCACCGCCTAATATGGAGATGGGGCGTTATGAAAACGCCCCGGTTTTTCAGAGTGGCCGCCTAATCAGAACAGCGGCAGGTTGCGTGGAGGTACAGGCTGTGCAGGTTGGGCGGACTGTGCAGGTTGTGCAGTAGACTGCATACCAAAGTTAGGTGCCATCTGTCCTGCCGTACCCGGATTCGTCATGCCTTGTCCTGCTACGCCTTGTCCCATCATGCCTTGATTCATAGCGCCCTGATTAGCCGCGCCCATGTTGGGAACACTATTAGCGGGTGCGCTTGCTTGTGTGTTTACAATCAGGGCGTTCATGAAGCCTTGAATCTCTTCAGGTGTATGAGGCGTTACCTGCGCGATCAAGTCAGGCATATCCAGTTCTGCAATATTAGGAATTGCGTATTCAGGTGCACCATTGGCGGGGTCTGGACGATAAGCACGGGCACTGTATTTCGTGTTGTTCTTATCCTTACCAGTACGCAAAATCTTCACATACTGTCTGCGCGGGTCAACCTCATCCAGATTAAAGTCTGCTCGCAACGACTGGATATGAGACTTAGCAAAGGAAATCATCTTCACTTTACCATCCGTAGGGTCATATACACGGAACTTAACACGCAACGCAGGAATCTTACTCGGATTAGCTTCGCACAGCGGGCATACGTCCTTGCCGGGGCAACGGATGTAACGTGGGTTCAGATGTTGTTCGTAGTGCTCCCGTACCCCGATCAGGTCTTCGTCCCAGTCAATGAACAGAAGAACCTTCGGAACACCCTCCTCAAACGTAATGAACTCAGTACCACTGCCCAGAATGTTGTTCAGACCTCGTACTACTGTTGTCATGATGTGTCTTCCTCCTAGATGTGTAATGGTTTATTTATATAAAAGGGGCGGGCACCGTAACCAATCCTGCAAGCATTTGGATATTGCAAGAGGATGATTATAAGTCTATACTTATGGATAGAATAGTGGTGTGCCCCTTTTATAACGTCGCGGGAAACATCACTGTAGTTGCAGAAATGTTTACCAGATTTGTTGCAAATGTGTCTCACTGGTGCTATAATCGTAAGTGAGCAAGCATGTCGTGCCGCGATATGCCACTTTGTACGGACATCAAGGCTTGTTTATCGACGATCATTCAGCGGTGCATACTTCTTTAAGTTTTTGCAACGCTCGTGTAACAGTGGATTTGTGCAGGCCGAGAATATTTGCAATGTCCGGCCCGTACATTTGGAATCGGAATCCGCTACCATCATCTTCCAGAATCCATTCAACTACGCGCTGTTCTTGTTTAGAGAACTTGTGCCTGTTGTGTTGGAAGTCAAGTCGAAGCTCTGTGATACTGAATCCCGGTTCACGTCTAATTACCATTTGGGTTGCGTTTCCACCCATCGTGTTTCTACTAGATAGATTAGCGCCGTTGGTATAGGAAAACGCTTCATCATATGCTTCACGGTTAATTACCTTACGGAAATAGGAATTTAATCTCCGAGAAGCTACGGTATGTGCAAATTTCGGCAAGCTCTCTACTTCAATGTTTCGCTCTTTGTATCTATCCAAAGCCTGAAACACTTGGATGATAAGCTCTTGCTCAACATCTTCTCTTTCAGACACAACCGGAACTCTGGAAGCTACCCTTCTAACTACAGGCTTAATAGTCTTATAGATGTCAGCGTAGTTAAATTCAATCGCGAGTGCAGTTTGCATAGTGGATTCCTCCTAAATGTATAATGGTTAATGGATAATGGATAATGACTCATGTTTTTGGGCACACTGTTAGTACAGGTAATTGACTAAGTTGGCGTTGATCGCCTCGCACTTGTCTAGCCACCCCGTACGCAAGAGGTCGTTTGAATCCTTGCATAACGGGTTCGCGTACTGTACTACATTGACTACAAAACCTGCTCGGTCTAGCCAGTACAGTGCCTCCTTTTGCCCTTGACGCCCGGCCTCGTCATTGTCGAGCATTAAATCGACAATCTCGATTCCGGCATACTGTAGGGCTTGTACTTGGTTGCGGAATAGGATTCTACCGTTTAATCCTACCGCCGGAATGCCGACTTGATAGTTGCTCATTACGTCAATGGGAGACTCGACCAAGCGAACACGTTTGATACGGTTCCGGGTGGCCTTCAACCTGTCGATGAAGTGAAGCCCAAACAGGATGTCTTTTTTGATAGGGACGCCATCGTTGATGAACTTCGCACCGACAAAGTTGTTGCCAACTCTGCGCTTTTGCAGGAACCTTAGCTCTCCGGTTCGCGTGCGTTGGGGAAAGACTATACAATCATTTTCCACATCAACCCCTATCTCGTATTTGTTTATAGTCTCAAGGGAAAGACCGCGTTCGCGTATCAGGTAGCTGATTGCTACATCGTATCGCCAAGGGTTTCTTTCCCTAGAGTGGCGGAAGTTGTGGAGTATATCTTCACTTAGAGTGGGGATTTTCAAAGGCTCTCTACCACTCTCTATGATGCCTTCCACGTCAACTGGTACTCGCTTCTCATCCACCAAGTACGTTGACAGGAGCATCTTCAACCCTTCGCCCTCATCGAGATTGAGAGCAATTTCTATTACTTTATCAACTGTCCCTAAGTAACCGCAGTAGAAGCAGTTACAGTGATAGGGCGGGTCTTTTGATATGCCGAACGATGGTCTTGTTTCAGCGTGGTTGGGGCAACAGGACATTAGCCAGTCCCCCGTGTCATTAACCCTGCTGAAAGCGTTAGGGTTGTCGGTGTAGTTAGGTGAGTGTTGGTACTCGTACCGCAACTCGTCCGTTAGCTCTTCTACATCAAGGTATACTGTCTCCAGTATCTCCCTCGCTTTATCATTCCCGGTCGGCGGGGCATTTCGGTAAATCAACGGCACCACCTACTTAAACTTTGTCGAATCTTGCAACCTTTTAGCGGTTACCACCGTCTGATTAGAAGAACTGTTCCCCAAGTCCTTCATTGAGGACGTGAACCAAACCAGTATCAAAGTTATAGCGAATCAGGAAGGATTGCCCTGTGCCGTTGTTACGTGTCTTGATGACCGTGATACGGAAGGTGTTATCGTTCACCTTAACTACTGACACGCCCTTTGAAGCGTCTTGCAAGATTGCATATGCTTCACCGATGTCCTCGCCTGTCACTTCTCCGGTGGGGTCTTTACGCACGCGCTTAGCACTTTCCCTGTTTGCCTGTGCGATAATGTATCCGGGGATTCCGGTTTCCAGTATCATTGTGCGTATCTCGCGTGATACTACGAACAGTTGTTGTCGCAAGTCCCCCATATGGTGAGTGAGGACAACCTTTGACAATTGGTCAAGGGCGAATCTCGTATGCCCTTCTGATTCAAGGATGTGCCTGATTTCATTTACCGTGGGGAGGCGGCCACCGAATGTATCAATGTCGTAAATCATGATGTCTTTGGTCTTGTTCCTTAGTCGATCAAGAAATTCGATGTACCTGTCTTTTTCTTCCTCGGTCATCGTCCCCCGCGTCAGGGCAAAACGTGATACATTACCAAGTACGTTGTCCCAGTTGTGGGCGATTTCCACTGCCTTCTGCTCAAGGGCAAAGTACGCAGGGAAGTCGTGCTTCGGTGTACTATTCCATCCTGCTTGGAGCATAAAGGATGAGATTAACGTCTTACCCATGTTCGTGGGGGCGAAGACTAGGAAGTAGTCGGTGGCTGTTGGGTCGTCCCCGCCTCCCTCAAGTCCGTTCGTCGCAATATCCAGAGGCTCAAACCCTGTGGATACCCCTAAGATTTGTGTTTCATCTCGTCCGTGAATTTTGAGGTACTGTTGCTTCCGTTCCTCTGCCTGTCCGATGTAAGAGTAGCCCTTGGTCGAAATGTCTGCCAATTTCAAGAAGTTGTTAACTTCTCGTTTCAGGTTCAGCAGGGCTTCCGTTGTTCGCTTCTCAGCGATAGTCTTCGATGCGTCAACCAGTACAGGCTTGAACTTCCGGTGAAGCCAGTCCTCCCTGAGCACTTTCCTTACGGCATGAACGTCTTCCGGCTCTACCAGTTCAAACGTATTGAACTTGTTCAGTACCGTCTCTACCGTAGGTACTTTTCCGTGCTCCTTCTTGAACCTGACGATGAACTTGTACACGTCTCCGTATACCGGAAAGAACTCGTCAGTCAAGTCCTCTATGGGGTCAGTAGTCTTCTCATTGAGGACGTAGTTCAATAGTTGCAGTTCTTCGATGCTTGACATCTCGGCCCTCCCTCTCCGAATTGTCTTTCACTTATACTGTCGCAATTTTTCTGGGTGGGTTGCAAGATGTTTATAATTTTTTTTTTAACGCGAACAGATGTTCTGATAGAACCGGATACAAAAGCGACCTACCTACGAAATGCACTGCTGTTCTATCATGTTGCTAATATGTAGG